ACGCTAGAGGTCGTGGGTTCGAGCCCCATCACTCCCGCCATTTTTGCAGGTATAGTTCAATGGTAGAATGGAAGCCTTCCAAGCTAACGACGCGAGTTCGATTCTCGTTACCTGCTCCAATTTTTAATTGAAAGGAATTATTAATGCCATCTATGGAAGAAGCAAGGCAGTATTATGAAAAGCATAATAAGAACCCGAGATTATCCCTTAAAACATTTTATGGAAGGGTTCACGCTTTTGGTTGGTCATATGAAAAGGCATTAAATTATCCAGTTAGATTTCTGAAATTGAGAAAAGGACCTAATTATTCGGAAAATGACGTGGATGAATACTACGAAATGAAGTATCTCTGTAAATAATGGAGCAGGCCCGGCACGGACGAGGACACCGACTTGAAATCGGCTGGCGGCTGATAACCGTTCAAGAGTTCGATTCTCTTCTGCTCCGCCATTTTATATAATGGAGTTATGGGTGAGTGGCTTAAACCAGGGCTTTGCTAAAGCTCCACAGCCGTGAGGCTGTCGAAGGTTCGAATCCTTCTAACTCCGCCATTTATAGCCTTGACTTTTATAATAATTTAGTATATTATAATAACAGGTTATTTATATACCCACTTAGCTCAGTGGATTAGAGCGTCTGTCTACGGAACAGAAGGTCAAAGGTTCGAATCCTTTAGTGGGTGCCATTTAATAGAAATTGGAGGTTGTAATGCTGAATAGTACAAATGACATCAAGTAAGGAATTAACTTACTTGGAGGTCAAATTATGTTTGGCAAAGATAAATATATTTGGAAGAAAGTTCCTCGTCGTTATAGTAGTTGGGGTATTTATAGCTACTTAATGAGAACAGCTTTTGAAAAAGTTGACTTGGACGAGGAAGATTATTTTAACTTCAACTCATACTTCAGAGGAAAACGTAATTGGAAGAGTTACTTAACCAATTACAGCAAATCAAAAGATGCTGAAAAAGAATATGGCGTTAACCTCAAATTAAGACGCCAGAAATTTATTGAAACTAATTCTTGGGACTATGAAGAAAGTGCAAAGGCATACCACGAAAGAAAGTCCTGGAAGAGAAATTCCAAAAAGAAGTTTCAATGGGAGAAATAAACTGCGCATAGCTCAACAGGATAGAGCAATAGCCTTCTAAGCTGTAGGTTGTAGGTTCGAATCCTACTGCGCAGGCCATTTTAGAAAGTTTATAGCCTTGAGGAAGCACTAAATCGGTCGACTAAAAGCTGTGTGCTGAAGAGGCTATAATAAGCCAGTGCTAAATTGGCTTGTACTTAGTACAAAATCTGATAAAATAGCCGTATATAGGAACTGCGGTGAAGCTTTATTGAGGAAGGGTACTTTTAAGGCAAGATATTGTAACTAGGAAGGAAATAGTACTAGGGCAAGGAGCGGCGGCTCCCCTACAATATCTTGTCAATTTAGCAAAAGCCAAGGAATCTGACTTTGAAAGGAAATAGGTTTGACCTATGTACTTGATTCCACTAACCAGAAATTTTAACTTAGGTGCTAACTTAGCACATCATATAAGGAAAAGAAATATGCTTAACAATCAGAAATCCACGACTTATGTATCTTCTTACGAAAGCCTTTCACAAGGTCAGAAATTAGAATTGGACTCCTTTATAAGAGGAGCAATTCAAGGCGCCTTGTCTTATAAAGAGACCTTTTGCGTCTCTGATATAGTGGGAGGAAAATTTACGGAATGGGGAGGGACCCCGCTTCAATGGATTTATGAGTACCATAAAAATAGAGGAAATTGCCTAAGTCCGGAAGCTGAAGCTGGTAAAGATATGGGAAGAATCTTTAAGAACGTAATGAGTACTGATTTTAGAAAGTACGAAATTAAAGGTTCGATTCAGAGAAAATTCAAAGCTAATCTCTATGGTTTAGCTTAGAATTTACCTAATCGTTTAAGCAACTGGAAGTGGTTGTAAAGGAAGGACGCCCCTTGCAGGGTAATGTAGGTTCGAATCCTACTTAGGTAATATTTTGGATTATCACATAAGTAATTAAAGCTATTTTGTAAATTACTTATGTGATAACCCAATGGAGGTTAAAAGGACGACAACCTTTCCCTTTCCTATAAAGGGTATAACATAGCATCCTTTGCCGTAATGCCTTGTCAGCAGCTTGGAAATCCATATCTAGGATTTCGGCAACACAAAGGAGGGTCATTACCGTCTTTTGACAGACCGGGACGGACATTGAAGACCCTTAAACCTCGTAATATAGGCTTGGGTTATCACAATTTTATTGGGGTGTAGCCAAGTGGTAAGGCAGCGGTTTTTGGTATCGCCATTTCGGAGGTTCGAATCCTTCCACCCCAGCCATTTTGAAAGGCTATAAAATGAGAATCAACCTAGTTAATCCAGTGGAATTATCTGACCAGCACTTAATTGCAGAATATATGGAAATTGGTATTCTCCTGGATAATATAAATAAAGGTAAATATAAACTAAGAGACATCCCAGAATTCTTTGTTTTAGGAAAAGGACACGTAAAGTTCTTTATAAATAAGCCTTACTTTCTAAGAGGAAGAAATTTTATTTTATGGCTGGAAATGAAATCCAGGGGGTTCAAACCAAGCAAAGGGCTTGATTTAGAATTCAAGGATTGGAATTGTAATGAATACATTCCAAGTGAAAGGGATATTGAAATTTCTAGAGCAAGAATAATTGAATCCTATAATAAGAAGCCGGAATATTATAGATGGACGCTAAGGGAAAAACCATCTTATTTAAGTTCTTAATCTTATAGGACTGTTGGTAGAGCGGTTATACACTGGTCTGCAAAACCAGGTAGACGGGTTCGACTCCCGTGCAGTCCTCCAAACCTTTTTCAATATTTTTATACTATAACTTAAATGTTATTTTTGTAAATAAGATTAGTAATTATGGCAGCGGCCGCTGAGGAGGCGTCGGGTTCATATCCCGAAAATTGGAATTAGAATGTCCTTGCCGTAATGAACACAGGTGCCGGTAGGGCGCCAGCAAGTCCACTATTCCATAAGGTTTAATGTATGGGCGCGATAAAGTAAAGGTATGAATACCATACACGTTTCGATGGGAAAGGTTATAAATCCTAGGCTATAACCGACGTTATATTGGTCCCTATGGCTAGTAATACCACCTATCTTTATTTTATGCGAGCAGCTTATATAGCCATCACTATATGAAATTTCTGGGTAGCTACCAGAAGCTCGCAACCAAGCCGGCTTGCCAGAACTGGTTGAATGGAACGGATTTGTAATCCGTTGAGGTAACTCCGCTGCAGGTTCGAATCCTGTGGCCGGCACCATTTATAATAAAATGAAAGGAAAACTAATGGCAATGGAAAAAAAGGTACTGTCACCTGAAGAAAAAGAGCAGAAGAAAAGAATAAATCGCTGGCTTAAATTACGTACTAGTACTTCTGAATTAAAAAATGGCTTTGGTAAAGCTCCTAAGTGTGGAGTCAAAGTTAAGACAGTATCTACTCCAGTTGTTGATAACAAGAAAAAGAAATAGGCTTTAATAAACTCGGGCGCTTAGCCTTTCAAGTGGTTAGACCACGGCTTAATTGCGGAAAGTGATGCGAATATCTTAACTTGAATTGACAAGTTCCTATAATTAATAGCACGTGTAAACTTATAGAGCGAGTATGGATTATTTATTGCGGGGTAGAGCATTGGTAGCTCGTTTGGCTCATAACCAAAAGGTAGTTGGTTCGATTCCTTCCCCCGCTACCATTTCCCAGTTGCAAATGGGAACATAGTCGGAACCTCAACGCGACCATAAGCTCGAGCCTTAGAATTGGTACACCGAAGTGAACTTCGACAGAAGTGGAAGACAGAAGACTATGTATTTTATATCGGGATATAGTTCAGCCTGGTAGAACGCTTGCTTTGGGAGCAAGATGTCGTAGGTTCAAATCCTGCTATCCCGACCAACTTTTTTTGAGGTAACGAAAATGCTTAAAGTACTTAAAAGAATTACAGCTTCCAAAGTCCCTTCCGACACCTTCTGGCTCATACACGATGAGGATACCAGAAATAAAAAATTGACGAAATCCTACGAACAGGAATTCTTATCCTTAAACAGTGATGATATACTAGAAATGGAAAGAGTTCTAAAGAAATGGGACCCGTCTATCTACAGTGAATCTGGAGATGTTAGAGAGGGAGAAAGAGAAAAGAGGGAAGCATTAAAAGAGATTGATAAATGGATTAAGTTAAAACAGGAACAAGAAAGCTTAATTACGAAGATTAACAGTGCTAGTAACTTAAAAGATTTCAATCATCAGGATTTCGTTAAATTAATAAAACAATACCTAAAAGATTGGGATAAATAAATATATGAAGGGGTAAATATTAATTAAATTATAATTACCCCTTATTATGGAACGGTGTCTGAGTGGTTGAAAGTACCTCCTTGGAAGGGAGGCGCCCTCGCAAGAGAGCCGGAGGTTCGAATCCTTCCCGTTCCGCCAATTAAGAAGCCTAGGAAAACTGATTCCTAGGCTTTTATTTTTGTTCGTACCTAATCGACCCAAGCTCTTGCTCTTACTTTAGCATTAAAATTTTTATTAAGGTAATCCGCAACAGCTTCTGCTTGGGCTCTATTTACGGTGTATTCTTGGCGATGTAATCCTCCATCGTGGTAAAAGTTATTAATATCACCTATATCTGGCTGTACTGACTTTATATAAGCGCTATATGCTTTATAAAATTTTGTTCTCTTATCTTTGAATACAACACCAGCAATACCGCAGACATCATATATCTTATCCACTGCAGTATTGTTGGAATATACTGCAAAACGATGCCCAAATTCCTCCAGCTTGGAAAGAGCTTTACTTCCGGCTTCCGTTGCAATTTCCCCAGCCTTATTAATGATTTCTTCCATATTCCAAGTCATTTTTCTTCTCCTAAAAATATACAACACAGGGAATTCTTCCTTTAGTATAGAAAGAGCCAATTTCGTGGCGGTCATCTGTAACAAAGAAATCTGAACCATTTATTACTGCATCTGCATAATGTGCAGCAGCTGCAAATTGGTTAGGAAAATTTTTATTTTTAAGACAAATGCAAGCCGCGTGAAAAATCCGAGCCCTTGCCCTCTTAGCTAATTCATAAGCTAGGGCAGCTTCTAGTTCGTAGAATTGTCCTGTACGTTCTTGTACCCGGTAGCATTTTATCAACTTTGCTCTTAACTGCTCTGAGGTATATTTCTTAAAACCCATTTTCTTCATTTCAACTGCTCCTTAACGTATCGATTTATTTACCTTATGTAATTATATTATATTAACTAAAAGTAAATGTCAAGGATTATTTTTAATTTCAGGTCAATATTTTTATTATATAATAGAACAATCTGAAATGAAAGGAAAATAAATGGAAATAGCAGCAATGTCTAACTCAGTTCAAAGCTGTGGAGGAGTTAGCCAATCTTCTTTTGTTATGATTAGTAAAGAAGATGATGAGGACAAGAAAACTGTAATTATTGCAATGTCCCAAAATATGGACGGAATTGCTAGCCAGCATTATAGGGATTCTTTGGGACGACCCGCTATTGGAACCTATAATGAATGTGGAGCTATGAATGGCCGTATGCAGACACTTGGCTCTTCTGTAAATATTTCTGCCTAGAGAGGATTGATAAATGCCTAAACAGGTTTCAATTACTAAGAAATTTCTTGAGTCAACACCTTATAATGATAGTTGCACTTATTTGGTGGATACAAAAACTACACGTAAACCAGCACAAGCAACTCCCCCTTCTTTTATGAATGTAATTGAAGATTGTACCAGTTACGAATTTTGTCCCAAAATGAAATTAAAGAAAATGGGGTTAGGAAAGAAGTTCGATTTAAGAAAATATGCAGGTGTTGCAGAAGTAATAGATTTAAGACTTAGAAAGACTTTTCTGGAAAAGAATTACGAAAATATAATTTGGGATAATTCGGACTTGAATACTGGGGACAATGCTGTTCTACTAAGCAAGGATTGCTACGATGGGGTTAAATATTTTGCGAAAGCGGACACCTTATCCATTCCGGTTTCCATTAAATCTTATCTCGGTAATCACGATTACATTGACGTTAAATGCATCGTATATAATTACCCAGAAAAGAAAGTAGATAGAGAAGAATTCAGTAGCTGCCAAAATAAAATTGAAATGCCCCCTCTTTCCTTTAAGGGGTTACCAGAAGAAATTAATTATAATGTATTTGAAAGCAGTTATTACCATTTTGGTTCAAATGACTCATTACTGTATATAAACCTACCATTAGAATACTATAGCAAAATTAAGGTTGACAATGAATTTCTAGCCTATAATGTCAATGAAGGTTATTATGTAGGACATTCGAACTGTTGTGAAGCAAAAATGAACCACTTATGTTACGATATAGCTAAAAATGGGGTACAGAAGCCAATTCAGTTCTTCTTATCTGATAAGGGTTGTTTAGTTCCAGCTTGGTCTAATAAGAGGATACTTTCCGCCTTGTATTTACAACTACCTGAAATACCTGCTATTATAATTTCTAACTCTATTAGGGTAGACCCCAGAACTATATATAAAGAGTCAGAAGACTGCACAGAACTTCTAAATAAGTACCTTAGCCCATACTTTATAACGGCTTAAATTCTTAGCTTTTTGTAAAAATCCTTCATTGAGAAATATGGAGGATTTTATTTTGTTCATAAATAGAGAAAATAAAGAGCAGTTCAATACCTGGAAAAAGCAAGTTGAGGATATAGAAGTAAAAGAGCCAATAGACTGCTTGAGAATTATTGAACTTAATCTTTCTAATATCTGCAATCTGAGATGCCCATTTTGTCCACAATCTAAAGGGTGGAAAAATGGCAAGGTTGATTTTATGGACGTAGAAACGGCGCAGTTAATTGCAAAACAACTGGAAAGTTTTAACTTTCAAGGTTACATATGTACTGCTGGGTTTGGTGAGCCTTCCTTAAATCCTAATTGGAAAGAAATTCTGCACCTCTTCTCCGGTTTTAATATAGTTGTAGTTAGTAATGGACAAGCTCCACAAGAAGATTGGGAGGATATTACAAATATTGCCCAAATTAAGATTTCAGTACACGATTGGAATAATATAGAGAAATATAAAGAAAAATTTAAGAATACCAATGCGTGGTTTAGAAATCACGATGTCATTAAACCAAAAATGAATATATATAATAGAGGCGGATTTTTGTGGGAACCAAAAGAAGTAACCTCAAGAGTCTGCAACCTTCCTTTTTATAAAATATTTATTGACTGTGATGGTAGTTATCTAAGTTGCGAAGCAGATTGGAATCGTAAATCTGGTGATGAAAAATTCAATATTAGAGATATACCAATTGAAAAATTCTTTACTGAAACCCTTATGGGAAGAAGAGTTTTAATGCTAGGGAAAGCAGGAAGGCAAAACCTTCCAGCCTGTCAGTATTGCGATATCCAAGGGGACTTGACAGGAAAGAAATTTAAGAAATATTGGGAAGAAAGAATAAATAATGGTGAATATTAAAAGATATGACTATAAACCGAAAAAATACGGGCTATCCGACCAAAATGAGCCACCATTAGACAGGCTTCTAACTGTCAATATTCGTAATTATCCTGATATGGCTATGGTATACGAAAAATTTAGTAAAGTTATTGAAAAACCATTGAATCGTTTTATCCTAGGAAATGGAGCAGAGAACGTTATTAAGAACGTTCTACTGGCAGTAAAGCCTAAAAACCTATGCTGGCACGAACCAACCTGGAATATGCTAGAAGTTTACTGTGAGGCGCTTGGAATTAAACCAATTAGAAGACAATTCCACGTTGATACCTTTGGTAATATAAAGAATGATGATGTACAACACATAAAAGGGGTTGATGTATATTACTGTAACTGTGGTACAACTTCCTTGTTCCAATATCAAAATTGTGGTTACCCTGAATGCAGATATATCATTTATGACGTTACTTATCTATGCCTAGACGAAATGAAGGTATGGCTTAAAATTCTAAGTAGGTATAAGAATGCTATTATCGTTGGAAGTTTAGGTAAAATTTACGGTTGCGGGATAAGACTTGGATTTGCGGTATTCCCTGAAGAACTAAATGATGCTATGCAGTTACAGAGAGAACAGTACTTGAATTCTGTTGCTGCTGATTTTATCTTAAATGAAAACTTAAATGAAATACCAGCTTCAGAATTCAAGGATAAGCTATGGGGCATAAAACCTCAGGGTTCTAGCCTTACCTATAATTATTTTACGGTGCCTGGAAAATATAAGGCAGAATTTCCTCATAAGCATTTCCAGATTGAAAACCACTGGTATACTAAATTTGGCATACCCATTAATTATACGGAATTTGAAGCACTACGAAATGTACTAAATAATGGAAATGAAGAAGATGGAAACAATAACAGATAGGGTTAGTTCTATTGCATCTGTTAACCTGGATAACATATCCTTACCACGTTCTATAAAGTTAGAGCTATCCGAAATTTGCAACCACAATTGCAAATATTGCGTAGTGCCCAAACACCAATATCGTAAAATATTTATGAGCTCTGATATCTTTATGACTAGCATAGAAGAAATGAATCGGCTGGGTATTAAGGAATTAGGATTGTTTCATATGGGTGAGGGAACACTTCACCCCGAACTACTAAAAATGGTGGATTATGCCCGCGGAAGGTCTAAAGACTTTCAAATGTTCATAACCACTAATGGAACTTCTATGTTACAATTAAAAGGATTAGTAGATAGGAATATTAAGTCCATTAAATTTAGCCTTAATGGTTATGACCGTAATAGCCATCTAGAAGCCACTGGGGTAGATGATTTCGAACTGGTAATGAATAACTTAGAAGCTTTAGTTGCTTATAGAAATTGTATAGGCTCCAAGACACAGATTTCCGCTTCCTCCATATATTATAATAATAAGAAACAGAATATATTTGCAGATAAGGTATCTAGAATTGCGGATAAGTTCTATTATACCCAGCTCTATAATCACGCAGGCAAGGTTGATGGTAAGCCAGTGCAATTAACCGATGATATAAAGATATTGCCAAATTTATGTTCAAAACCTTGTTTTGGATTATTCAATCTTGGGCATATAAAAGTTGATGGCGCTATAAATATGTGCAGGTTTGGTGTTGATGAAGAATTCAATATAGGATACATTGAAAATGGGTTCGATAAGGCCTGGTTTTCAGAAAAAGCGCAAGAAATACGTAAAAGGCATTTAGAAGATAGAATTCAAACTTGCAACCAGTGCTTAAATTTCTTAAATAAGGCTTGACTTTTCAAAATTGTTAATATAATATATAAACGTAAGTTCATATTACACGGTAAATAGCTTTTGGAAGGAAAAGTAATGAATAGGATTTCTAAATTTCTCATTTTACTGGGTTCTATTGCAGTTATATTATATGCGATGAACGAGTGGGTATATCCAACTGAGTCACCTTATACCTGCGATTCAGACAGAATTAAAGAACTAGCTAAAGAGTCAATTGGTAGGGAAAAACTTCTTGGTCATCTGATTCTAGGGGAGGCTAGTATTGAACGTATATATGACATACAGGAAATTTCCAACAAAGATGGAAAGAGGTTATGCCGAGCCCTAATTGATACAGGTTCCATATTTCCAGGATTGGAAATGGAAGAATATAAATTAAAAGGCATTGAATTCCATTACGCTATTAAAGAAGATGAAACCACGGTGCACCTTGGTTCTGTGTTTACTGACGAAGGATATAACGAAGTAATTTCGCAAGTGGTTAAAATTTATAATAACTACTGAACAATTAAATTCTTGTAAATTCCTCTTAATTTTTAACCAGATTGAGAGGAATTTTTTATGGTCAAAATAGTAGAACCAGGATTCAAATTTCTTGAACCAATTAATGGGGAAAAGATAGTAAAAAATATAGAATACTATGCTAGAGTATGCTATAAGTCAGAAGATAAAATTACAGAAAATAGCGCAGAAAATTTTCTGAAATCCATTATAAAATCAGGGCACGAATCTGTATTAGAACACGAAAAAATAACTGTCATATTTACTTGCGATATAGGATTCTATAAGGATATTACTCGTCACAGAGCTGGCACTTCCTATTCTATTGAAAGCACTAGATGGTGCAATTATAGTAAAGGGAAGTTTAATGAAGAAATTTCTGTTATTAAGCCTGTAAATATAAAAGAAGGCACAGAAGAATATGATTTATGGTTCAAAGCAATGCAAGAGATGGAAAAGTATTATATGGAAATGGCAGCAAAAGGGTGCAAACCAGACCAATTAAGAATGATTCTTCCCCACTCCACCAAAGCAACAGCGGTTGTCACCTGCAACCTTCGCTCTTGGCGCCATATGTTCAAATTAAGAGCTGCTAAATCTGCTCACCCTTCAATCCAGCAATTAATGAAACCTTTACTGAAAACCTTTATGGTAGAAATTCCTTATATTTTCGATGATTTGGAATACTTGTTGGAAGATGAAAATTAAAACTTGACTTATTAAATTTATTATTATATTATAATAACTGTAACAACATATTTGAAAGGAAAGGTTATATGACCGCTCAACTTCAAACTCAAACCTTCTATAAACATATTAAATTAGGAGGTAAGCCCTTTACCTTAGGGCTAAATAAGGTTCAATATTCTGAAAAGACGGAAAAATTTGACAGAATACACCACATTCATATTTTAGACCGTTCTGGCTCAATGAGCTCTGTAATTGGACAACTTATGGACAACGTAAAGCTAGTAGTAGACACTATGGGCAAAGATGACTTACTGTCTATTATTTGGTTTAGCGGAGAAGGTCAAGCTAGCGTTCTATTAAAGGGAGCGTCTAAGCGCGACAAAGAAGGAATCGACAACTTGCTGGATTCAATTAAATCCACAATTGGCTGTACTTGCTTTTCCCAACCGTTAAAACTTGCCAATGAAGTTATTTCAGACTTGAAAGCACTATGTCCTAACTTCTCCGTAAACTTATTTACTGATGGCGAACCTTGCGTTTCTTACTCAGTAAACCAGGAGGTAGAATATATCTTTAAGCAACTCGAAGAAATGACTCCAAATATTCTTGCTTTCAACACCATTGGTTATACCAAATGGGCTGATGAAAAATTGCTTACAGATATGTCAGCAACCTCAGCTTTCGGTCGTTATATATTTAGTAACGACATTAAGGATTACAATGAAATCTTTGGAAATAACTACAAAAGAATTCAAGGTTTAGGTGCTATTTTATATGAATGTGAATCTGATGGGGCAGATTTCTATTACCGTGATGATAACACTTTTGCTTTCAAATCCAATAAAATTAAGTTATATACCTCAGATAAATTCCAAGTACTTGAAGTACTGAAAGGGACGAAGAATTTAATTGAAGGTTATAAAGAGATTCCTGACAAAGACTTGGAAGACTTCCTCTACCAAATGGCTTATGAGGCATACTACAGAGGAAATCAGGAATTTGCTTATGACTGTCTTGCAAGCCTTGGGGATAAATATGCTGCTGAATTGCTGCTGAAATCCTTTACTTCAGAAGAAAGAGCTAACGCAGTAAAAACCCTATTGGCAATGGCCTATGGAGAGAAACGTTACGAGCAAGGTAAGCACGAAAACCTTGAAATTCCAGATACAATGTTCTGCGTATTTGACTTATTGAATATGTTGAAAGATGAAATTTTCATTCCTTCCAAGGATTACAACCGTATTGGAGTCAAGAGAGTAGATACAAATAATATCTTCCAATTAAATGACGAACAAGAATACACCGGTAAATTTGCGGATAACCTTGTATTTGCTTCAGACAGGGCTAATGTTTCTATTCGTTATGTGATGAAAGGACAAGTAAGATTACTTGCTACCGCAGCTAGAAGAGTTGGATTACCTGAAAAGGTAGACTCCAGTATCTTTAGAACTCAAACCATTATTAAAGATGGGGAGCTCAATAGTAAAACACTCAATGCTTGGGTTTCTAATAAAACACTGCAGAATATTAAGAAACGTTGTACCTATTACGGAATTGACTACGATAAATTAGTTAATAAGATAGAGGGAAAAACTTATCAGGATAAGGTATATGTGGAATTCAATTTAACGGAACTTCCTATTATTAATAGACGTGGTAGGAATGCCAAGATTGAAGACATCTCTTCCTTGGTAAAACGACAAAATGAATTAAAAGCCAGACAGAAAATACTGCGTTCATTTATTAAAAATGAGGTATTTAATGCTGAAGGTGAATCCTATAACGATGAGCAGCTTGCGGTACTTAAAGACCACGGAATCGTAAAAGGCATCTACAGCGGTATTAAGTTGGAATCCGAAGACCCTATATTTCTAGATTACAATATTGTTCGTTCTATGGATTTCCAGCAAAAAGGTTGGGCTTCCTTACCGAAGATTGAAGATGCTATTAATAAAGCAAATGTAAAGCCAGGGACGCCTGCAAGCTATATTAAAGAGGTATACCTTAATGAATACGAAGCAATTAAGGATAATACGGATAAAGTTAAAGATGAGCTTTCTAAAGTTAAAGATGAGCTTTTCGACGTTACTGATGCTTTATCTGTAGCTCGTCTTTATAAGATTGTTAGCGGTGGATTCTTTGAAGGTCTCGAAATGGTAGCGGATAATAAATATGAATACAAATCTATAGAGAACCCTGATATGGTATTGGTTGTAAAAACCGACTATATTAAGATTCCTGTTAGTTCCGGTACTATTTCAGACTTAGATTAAAACCTCTATTAAATAACTGTAAAATGGTGCCTATTTCATATTATAGGCACCATTTTGGATAAGTAAAATGAAAGAAAATCAATTAAATAAAATATGGATTACCTCGGATACTCATTTCTTCCACGTTAATATATTAAAGTATAACCGTCCCCAATTTAAGGACATAGATGAAATGAATGAATTTATTATAAAGCAGTGGAACGAATGTATAGGACCTGAGGACATAGTATACCACCTTGGGGATTTTGCTTTTGGTTCTGATTTAGATAAAATTGAAAAGCTCTTTAATAGATTGAATGGGGACAAACGTTTAATACTCGGTAATCACGACACCTGGTCTAGAATTCAATTATATACGAAATTATTTTCCAGGGTATTATCTGCCGAAACCTTTAAGGATGAAGGGATAATCTTAAGCCATTACCCATTACATCCAAGTCAGATTGAATATGGCGTTAAGTGTAATCTACACGGTCACCTACATAATAGATTTATTCCGGACAAACGATATATAAATGTATGCTGGGATATTGAGCATAAAATTCACAAATTAACTGACTTACTAAAGAGAATTCCATAACCTTGTTAATAACAGGTAACTATAGAATGAAAGGTACTTAAAATGGAAAGAAAAGGGAATTACTTAGTATCCGGCAATATTGTACGGGTATTTGCGGAAGGGGATATAAACATTATTAACGGATTACCCCTCGGTACTTATATTGTTAAGAAGAAACCGGATACAGGAGAAATGTTTCTTAAGAAGACTGTGGATTTGGAAGTAAGTAAAAAAGTTTATGGAAATATGCCCCAGAAAGTTGACAGAATTCTAAATACGTTTAGGGAAAGGGAATATAATACCGGGATTATGCTTTCAGGTGTTAAAGGGTCCGGTAAAACCTTTATGGCAAAATCCCTTTCACAAGAATTAAGAAATGAAGGAATTTCCACTATCTTAGTAAATGATGTTTTTAATCCAACACAACTTTCCCAGTTCCTGCAAAATATCGTAGAACCAGTAATGGTCTTCTTTGATGAATTTGAGAAAATTTATGATAGAGGAGACGATAGATACGGAAGGGAAGAAAGCTGCGGAGGTGGTAATTCAGAAAAAGGCGACCAAAATGGCTTACTTTCCTTGCTAGATGGCATATTTACGACTAAGAAATTATTTGTATTTACTTGCAATAGCGCTTGGGACGTTTCTAGTCTATTCTTTAATAGGCCTGGAAGAATTTACTACCACCTAGAATTTAAGGGACTCCCAGAAGATTCCATCCGGGAATACTGTGAGGAGAAACTGAATAATAAGGAATGGACAAAGACAGTAATTTCCATTTCTAAGATATTGAAGGATTTTACTTTTGACCAACTTCAAGCAATTGTGGAAGAAAGTAATAGATACAATGAAATACCGACAGAATGCCTTGAAATGCTTAATATCAGCCCTGAAGTTGATGGGGATAGATTTAGGGTTGAAGTTAAGAGTTTAGGAAGTAAAAAATATTCTCTTCCTAAGGGTAAGGAATATATCTATACCAACCCATTAGACGAAAGCGGTTTTGGAATTGACTTGGAATGCCAAGGTAACGAAGATGAATACTTCAGATTTAGACCTGAAGATATGAAGTATTACCAAGACAATGAAGTAGTATTTGTAAAAGATGATGTAGAGATTAAGCTAAAGAAGGTTGCAGTTGATGACAACCTTTGGCGCTTTATCGTTTAACCTATATTTCTAAATGAAAGGAATTAGAAAATGACTGTAAAATTCTCAGGCTATGCTAAAAAGTCTGAAGCAGATTATAATAAGCATAAAGAAGAACAAGAAGTTAACTTTATGGGTGGCATCTCTTATTCAGTAAACCCATTACTTGAATTGAGAATGGTCGCAGCTTCTTCTATCTTTGGGGAATCCTCCTACTATAAAGATAGTGGGGTTAAAAAAGTTTCCTCTATGTCTAAAGATAAGGTTAATGAACTTAAAGATAAAAAAGTTCTTAATACTACTACGGAAAGCTTTATTAAGGCTTGCGATAGCGCTTTAGATTACGATTTCAAAGGAACCTTGGAGTTAGCCAAAGAATTAAGAAAAGAATATCTAATGAGATTAAATCCAGCTCTAATTGCAGTACGAGCTGCAATGCATAAAAATAGAGCGGAATTCAATGCAGAGCACAAAGATTTTATGAAACAGTGCTTAAAGGATATCATTAATATCCCGACAGATATCTGGAACCAGTTCGAGCTTTGGATGTTCTTTAATGGCTCTAAGAATAAACTTCCTACCATTCTAAAGAAGGTTTGGGCAGATAAATTAGCGGCTACAAAGAAATATCAACTGGCAAAATATAAAACTACAGCACACATTATTGACTTGGTTCGTATTTGCCACGCTAATTCGGAATCATTAAACGAGCTTATGAAAACTGGTAATATTGTGGTTACCGAAGAAGAAAGCACCTGGGAAAAACTTAGAAGCCAGAAAAAGAAATGGGAAGAAATCTTCGAAAGTACCTACGTTCCTCATATGGCCATTCTAAGAAATCTGAGAGGAATCTTTACTGAAAGCGATAATAAATCCCTCAAAGAACAGGTTCTCAAAATGTTAGAAGATGGGGTACCTGGTGGAAAACAATTTCCTTTCCGTTATTATACAGCTAAACAGGAAATTGAAAAAGCTGGAAGAATTAATTTTAAGTCTGATATCTTGTATTGCCTGGAACGTTGTATGGACAAGGCTATGGAAAACTTCCCGAAATTGAAAGGGAAAACCATCTGCCTTTCCGATAATAGCGGTTCGGCTTGGGGAACCTTCAATTCCGAATATGGTTCTGTAGTTGTTGCCAATATTGACAACCTCTCCTCCATTATGACTTGTATCAATTCAGAAGAGGGGGAAATTGGAATCTTCGGAGATAGACTTGAAATCGTTCCAGTTAATAAGAGAGATGGAGTTTTGAGTCAGCTTGAAAGGGTTGAAAGCAAGTATTCCAAGTCTATTGGTAGTTCCACGGAAAATGGTATCTGGCTCTTTTTCAGAGACGCCATAAAGAATAAATCATTCTATGACCGCATTGTTATCTATTCTGATATGCAAGCTGGACACGGAGGACTCTATGGTATTAGGCCAGAAGATTATTCTAAGTACAAATATGGTGGTACCCACTATATAGATGTACTGAAGTTAGTACAAGAATATCGTAGAACTGTAAATCCAAAAGTGAATGTATTCTCTGTTCAAACTGCTGGCTATACGAATAGTGTAGTTCCGGAAAATGAATATAGAACTTCTATTCTTACTGGGTGGACTGGTAAGGAAGCAGTATATATGAAAGCTATGGAGGACATCTGGAACCAGATGGACGGTAGTAGCGAAGGTAATACAAAAGAAGTTTCTGAAAAAGAAATCAAAGTAAAAACCTACCATAAATAAGCAGGTTAGGGGATAGGTTACCATCCAATCTATCCCCAAATTAAAGATTTTGTAAATATTATTTGTAAGGTAGCGGTAAAGACAGTTACATCGATAACTTCATATTGGTAATGAACACTCATTGATAAAAAGCTGTCTATAGAAATTCACCTTACAATTTTATGATATTATTAAAGAAGTAAGCGGTATGGACTATTACATCGAAATAAATAGGTCACGCTATGGGTCAAAGGTTCGAATCCTTTCTTTCCCGCCATATAATGGGAAAGTAGCTTAGTTGGTAGAGCAATAGCCAAATTAAAGAGATAGTTCAAATAAAGATTCTACTTCTTCAATAATTTTATTAAAATGAATATTATTTCCGGCCGGATGCGGTATCAACAATTACATCGACTTGTAATCGCGGGGTCATTGGTTCGAATCCAATTTTCTGATTTTCAGAAGTAGCTCAGTTGGTAGAGCACGAAAAAATAATTGTTGATAATTATTCTCTGGCATAAAATTTTTCGGGAAAGAGCGGAATAGTAGACTTACTTCGTGGTTCGAATCCATATTTTATCTTCAATTAGATAAAAATGCAAATGGTTGTAGAAGTCTACTTAAATAATCCCTTTCCTTTATAGTATCTTCTGAGGAAGAGCGGAATAGGCAAGTACTTCGGATAAAGCGTCAAACTGATAATTTGAAGATTATAGGTTCAAGTCCTATCCAGGGCACTGTCCTGGAAGCTTAATAAAAATAAATTGCTTATGAATTTCCTTCCTCTACATATAAAATGGTATTGGTATATCTGACGTGCCAGTACCATTTATTTTTGAATATTACAATATTTTTATAATATAATAAGGAAAAAATAATACTTGACTTTTCCAAAAAGTTATAATATTATTTTTACTAAGGATAGGGGTATAGCTCAGTTGGTAGAGCACTGGTCTCCAAAACCAGGTGTCGTGAGTTCGAATCCCACTGCCCCTGCCAATACTGTAAAATTAAAAGGAGAATTACTTATGAAGGCCAAGAAGATGACAATCACAGTCAAAATTCCCAAACCTAGAAACTTTGCATTAATTGATGCACAAATCAAAGGTTTAATGAGAACAAAAGTGATTAAAAATAAAAAGAAAGAAGTTAAGAAATTCAATAAACAGAAAGCCTTGGACGGCTATTTAATTTTCAACTTTTCTTAATGGAAATTAAATAGCCGCCTAAGTGGTGGTAATGAATAGAGCGAATGGCTTACCTTTCATACTTTGCCTTAATGAAGGGTAGCGTAACCCGCGGGAACTTGGCTATCTTCTGTTCCCTTAAATCAATTTAAGATAGTGGAGGCCTTATACAATTCTAGGCAAAGGAATGGGTAGAGGTCGAATAGGGGCAAGGCGGTATCCACCTTGGTTAGTAATAACCTAAACAACTTCCGTCTTTATTCTATTTAAGATACAAGGAAGAGTATGATATGAAAAAGTTATGGACATTAGCGGTAATTACGGCTATTGTAGCTGGACTGTATTTTTCTATCTGGTATCTAGGAAAATTTGTCAATTATAAGTTTTCCTACGAGAATATGGTAAAAGACACCTGTCGGGAAATGATAAAAGAGGAAATTATACAGTGGCACAGGTCGAACCCATAAATAGAACTGTATTTTATTTCCCTAAACCTCCTTACCGTGAATTAAAGAAATCTAATAAAAAGTCTAATAATTCCAAGGCGTTCCTTGAAGAATTGGAAAATAATTTTTTAGAAAAATATAGCAATTTTTCTAAAAAATATGAAAATAGTATTACCATAAAGAGGGACTATGGAAAGTTCTAATGTAGAGGGGTATAATTTAATGCCTACCACGTATTCTTTAATGATTCAATCAATAGTTTACCTTATATGCGGTATAGTCGGATTAATTGGATTACAAGACTCCAGATTAACAGATATCGAGCAAACCTCTATTAATATTCTAGGTTTTACCGTAATTATACTCTCTATATCAATGATACTCCTATTTAGGGAGAACTGGAAGAGGGTAGCTAAATACCTAGCCTTAAAGACCCCTTTTATAAGAGATTGTATCTTAAACAAAGTTATGAAAAGACTTCCGGACAATGCTTACGTGGAAATGAAGTACAGAAAGGAAGTAATAGAATACTTATATCTTAATAATTACATTCTTGGCATTAAAGAATTAAATTTTCTAATTACCACTTATATAGGAAGAGCAAATATTATACTAAGAATTAGCAAGGATTCTGAAGGGGATACCAAGTTAATTGCGAAGATAAGATGCCGAAAATTTAATTATGAAAAATTCCTTAAACTTACTACGAATTGGAGATTATCTGATAACTACTATAAATATAAGTCGTTAGTAATAAGAGTGTAAAAGGTGGATATAGAAATACCCACCTATTTTTTATGAAAGGCAATAAGATGGAAGAATTACAAAGAGAAATAAATAAATTAAAAGCTGATTTCTATGGAATGAACGTATTTCTCTTTAAGTTGGCAGAGTTGTTGGTGGAACAAAATGCTATTACTAAGAAGGAATATACTGTATTATATAATAATCACAATATTGCCTTAAAGAAGGACAAAACATATAAGAAATTGCTAGAAGGCGAGATTACCAGTAAGGTTGAAGAATAATGGAAGATACCACGAAAATTGATTTGCTCACAGTTCAGATTAATATAATGAGGCTTGCAATGTACGTAGATAGTCTTACAACTATTATGGTACATAAAGGCATTATGGAAGAGGAAGAGCACTTAGAAGCAAAGGAAATATACCAACACCTACTTCAAAGCAATAAAGAATTAAAAATCCTTGAAGCCGAGCTAGAAGTTGAAAAAGCAAGAATAAAGAAACCAAATACCTTACTGAACTAAAATTATCACTATTTTTATTATGTAATTGAATTTAACCTCTTTGATAAAGGAAAAATATATGTGGGATAAAATTAAAGAATTATGGGACGAAGCTTGGTCCAATATTAGAGAAGCTTGGTCCAATTTCGGAGGTTCTTTTATGGAGCTATTTATGCAACTATTAAAAGATATTGGTAGCTTTGCAAAGAACGTAATAGTAAATTTCTTCACAGCTATTTATAACCTGCTTGCAGCGCCTTTGAAAACAACTTGGAACGTACTATACACTGTTATTTGCAAAACAATTTATTATGCCTTAAAATATGCTTGGGATAATTTAATTGGAAAGATTTTCAAGAAATAAATTTCTTATAAGAAGGCGGGATATTATTTCCCGCCTTTATTTTAATATAACTTCTTTCTCGCCTCTAGCGTCAGTAAATAGAAAGATATCTTCTTTCTTAACCTCTTTTACTTTGACAATAGGTTGTTTATCTGTTCTCTTGGTATAGAACCTTTCTGAGAACATTTTTGCTACAGAAGCATCTAGGGTCCAAGAAATACCGATATCCTCTATACCAGCTCTAGTACCTCTATATATAGTAAACTTTTCTGGTAAATCCCTCTTGGAATCTTCTAATACCCCTAACTCTTCGCAGTAATTAAAAATATATTTCCAAACCTCGAGGTTTACGCAAGGGTCTTCTGAATCCGTCCAGACATATTCCACTATTCGAAATAAATCTTCCTTCTTTATTGAAAATAATATTTCAATCAAGGCTTCCAGTCTAAAAGGACGTTCGTGGATAAATATAAAGGAATCAAAGTTTTCTTCCTCGAGGTATTTTTGAGCTAACTCTCTTCTAACCCTATAGGGCTTATTATATAAGTCCTCATCATTCTCTGACCTTATATATATGGTAGTTAGAAACTTATTCTTAATAAGGCGAATACCATTTCCAATATCCACAATACAATCCTTCAATTCGAGACATAGCTCGACCATTTATTTTTCTCCAAGTTATTTACCTTTGTAATAATTTTATAATAACTTTTGATAAAAGTCAAGCCAAAATTTATAAATTTTCGTATCAAAATTGTAAAATATGTAAAACTATATATTAGAGGAAAATACTTATATTATGAAAATTAGAGTGATATCAGACCTTCACATTGATGTTAACAGGGATAATTTTGAACTCGAAAATAAAGATACCTTTACTATTATTGCGGGGGATATTGCTGGGCACCCAGAAGTTACAACTAAGTGGGTTAGAGATAATATTAAAGAGGGAGTATTCGTAGAGGGTAACCATTGCATATACGAAGGAGTTCCATTGCAAGAGGTATATGGAATACTTAAAACCAATTTTCCATTAAAGGAACCAGTTAGTTTTCTTCAGAATACTTATAAAATTATAGGGGATTACGTATTTGCTGGTGCAACCTTATGGACAGATTTTAAGCTCAATTCATTAGGGTATTATAATCACAGAACAGCAGCAAAGGGAATGAACGATTATAAATATGGAAAATTTATTGACCCAGTTACTAAGAAAGAAAGAAAAATAACCACATACGATACCTTAGATGAATTTCGTAAGTCTATAAAATTTATTCATAATACGTGTAAGAACTTCCCTGACAAGAAGATTGTAGTGGTAACACACCACTGTCCTTCTATGTTATGTTCATCCGAGCTATACTTAAATAATATGCTAAACCCTGCATTCATTTCTAATTTAGAAGGGTTCATTATGAGTCATTCTAATATAGTAGCTTGGGTTTGTGGGCATTGCCACCGTTCTCCAATAATAAAAGACATTGGAAATTGCAAGCTCATTATGAATACTAGAGGGTATAAGTATTATGGGGAGGATAAGCTATTTGACCCTGATTTCGAAATTGAAATCTAATTAATTGTAAAAATAGAAATATTTAATTGAAAGTTGACAATATGGACAACAAAGAAGACAAAATAGAAATTTCGGCCTCCTTAGTTATAAAGGAAGACCTGAAAAAAGAAATAAGGCAAAAGCTCGATTCCGAGTTCAAGAAGGCTTTGGACTTAATTATAATGAACTCTATTGAAAATGTTCTTAAAGATACCAAAGTTTTTGAAAACATCGTGGTGGAAGAGCTAAATAGCTACTTCAAAGAAAAGGTTGCTGAGTCCCTAAAAAGTAATGCTAAACTAGACCGACTAGTAGAAGAATGCAAAAGAAAAGTATTATCGGATATTGAAAAGGAGTTGAAAGGTAAATAAATGGGTTTACCAGTTTTTAATTTTGATGATTTTTCTTACGAAGATTGCCAAACCTTCATTGAATCCTTGTGCGTTAGGGAAAGTGAAAAGCAGAAATTAGTTTATCTTTCCTCTCCCCTCTATAAAGGTGAGGGTAATTGGCACAGTTCATTTCAAAGTGACCATAGAATAAAATACATTAATCCAAAACGTTGGTTTACTAATAATTCAGAAAAGCTGGTATTTATGGATAAACTTGCGATTAGAACTTGCGATTATGTTGTTGCCTATATACCAAAGTTATCTGCTGGCGCTAGTATGGAAATATTATATGCGAAGCAGAAAATGAAACCAGTATATGCCATTATTAGAGAGGACTTGGTTAGCCCGTGGCATTTAGCTCATTGCAAGGATATTAAAACGTTCTCTTGCGGCTTCTTTTCTAATTCACTATATAAAGCGAAGCCATTATTCAAAGAAGTTCAAGACGTGCTCATAAAAGAAATTGAAAACAAATATATTATGAAAGATTAAGTTAGATGGTAGAATCAAGTTTGAAATCAAGTCCTATATATGCTCCAAAAGACAGGGAGCAGCTATTAAACAAGATTATAGACAATAAAGTTTATATACTAGGGGAGTTCGATTCTACAATTTCAGAATTCATAGTGCCAGCATTAGCAGATGAAATTGAAAAATTAAAGGGACAAAAAGACCCATTTATTGAATTCTACATTAATAGTATAGGGGGTTCTGCTTATGAACTCTTTTCCTTACTATCTTTAATGGACTTTGCTAGACTTGAAGGCATAAAAATTATTACTAAAGTAATCGGAATTGCCCACAGTTGTGGTTCATTATTAGCTGTATACGGAGATGAACGTTATATGTGCAGATGGGGAACCAATCTAATGCACTATGGAACTGCATATACTGCGGCAAGCACTCCATTGCAGGTAGAGCGCCAATCGATAGAATTACAAGAACATTTTAAGAAGATTGAAAAAATATATGCGGAGCATACAAAATTAAATATTCAGCAAATAAGAAGTCTAATGAAAGATGACTCCTGCTATTTGCAAGCTAGCGAATGCTTAAAAAATGGATTATGCGACTTAGTAGTTGGATAAATTATTTATACCACCATAAACGTTCATTTACAGCAGTTTCATAATTATCAACGTAGTTCTTAAATTCTTCAGTTGAAGGAATCTTATAGGTAGGTAAAGTTTCCTTTACTTCTTTTCCATTTTTAGTTAACTTCCAATAATTCTTTACTACAGAATCATCAGATTCTCTGTCCCGTTCAAGCCAGATATTCCAAATATTTCCCTTACTATCTTTTACTTCGTAATCGCATTCTCTATTGAACATTTCGTATCTCCTTAAATTATCTTATGTAATTATATTATAATAACTATTACCAAATGTCAAGGTTTATTATTGTAAATATCAGAAAAATTTTTAATTATAGAGAAAGAAAATTCTATGTGGCAAACTATCCAGACATTTATAGAAACTAACCCAACTTTGACGGCAATTTATTCTGGTGCTATTGGGGGTTCCTTATTCTATTACTGTAGAAATATATTTACGAAGGTGTTGAAAACGATAGACCGAATGGTTTCATTTGACTTACAATCTAAAGTACTACTGAAGGATAATTACCTGCAAGAATCTTTATTAAGACTTATTGAAAGCTCGAGGTGTCTTTTTAAGAAAGATTATGAATTAAACTGGGAGAATAATGTACAATCTGGTTTTGGAACTTCCTGGTATATAGTCGAAGGAAAATTACTTAGAATGAACAAGTCCTTAGACCAGAATACAATTCCAGTTATTAGTATTAGCTTGAAAGTATATTTTTGCTGGAATAAAGGAAAATGGCTTGAAAGAATCATAGGCAAGATTAAAACACCAGCCAATCCAAATAATATTGAAATATATGGTGATTATGGCTGGGGAACCAGAACAAAGAGATTTCTTAATACAATTTACTTAAAAGATAATATTGGTTATAATATCTTATATGACTTAAAAATGTTTCTACGAGCTAAGGATTTCTATTCTAATTATTCCATTCCCTATAAGAGAAATTACTTATTATATGGAAAACCAGGGACCGGCAAAACTTCATTGATTCTAGCGCTGGCTTCAGAACTTGGAAGAAACATTGTTCTAATTAATCTGAATAAGATGTCGGATATTCGGGATATAAGTAGGGCTATCAAAGAGCACGTTAGCGACAGTATTATAGTCTTTGAAGATATTGATGCTCAAACTAACCTGACAAACAATAGAGGTGGAGGCTATATAGAAGGCAAGCCTGCCACTAAGAGAAATAGTAGTAATGTGGAATATAATTATGATTTCCAACTTGGAGATTATGCTGATTCCAATAAATTAGATTTAATTAGGGAAGAAGTTGTAGCTATGGATAATGGCTGTAATTTAAGCAAACTTACTCTTTCTCAATTATTGAACCTATTTGATGGGCTCCAGACAGTGGAAGGAATGGTCTGCATATTCACTACTAATCATATTGAAAAATTAGACCCAGCTTTCCTTAGAAAGGGTAGAATGGACTATGTAGTGGAAATTCCAGAATTAAACTTAGAACAAGCCTTGAAAATGATTCACGATAAACTGTCTATTTCATTAAAGGATTTCAGCAACGAAACTGAAGAATATTATAAAGATATACAGATTAATCCAGCTGAATTGCAAGAAATATGGATGTCGGATTTGAAGGAATTCAATAGTAGGGAAGAAACATTAAAATTATTGAAGGATTTATTTGAAAATGCGAAAAATACTGGAACAAGATAAAATCATAAAAGAAGGCGTCCATTATGAATTCCACCTTTATAACGGGGATTGGGATATCTACTTAGTTGAAGAATGCCAGAAATTAGGTCCTGACTATCTTGATATTCGTAGGCATTGGGCGGTTTTAAGAAATGGAACTTATAATAAAACTATTTCCGAAAAATTCAATTCAAATGACAGCTATTACAGTGAGGGCGAATTGGAATATATGCTAAATACCTACTTTTCCGTAAAGGTAACTAAAGCCGATATAGAGCACAAGGACCTATATGCCTTCATTGCAGAAAATATTCTATACCAGAATACAGTCCAGCAAATAGAGGGTAATGGATATGTGCCTCCCTTCGTATTCTTATTTGATACTATTGCACTATTAAAGAAAGCTTTACCAGATTTTAATATAGAATTGATAAGAAATGGAACGGTTGAAAGTATGGTAGTAGAAGGTACTTATGACCATTTTGAAATCAAAACAACAGTAAATCCTATTTCTGCTCCTACGTATGTAAATCTAAGAGTCGTAGGTATAAAATAGAAAGTGTAAATAATATTTGTTTATTTAGTAGAAGTGAAATAATATATTTAATTCCTTTTAATTACTTTATTTTAATTTCTTCTAGATGAGCGTTACTGATAGATAAAAATCCTTGGTTAGTTGCAGAATGATAACCAAGGATTTTTTATTTTGTAAAATCTACAGGAAAGGAGACACCTATATAATGGGAATGAAAATAAATACTATAAGGGATATACGTAAAGGGCAAGTTTGGGAAGATGGTACCTCTATATATTTAATAAAGAATATTAAGTACCAGAATTCTTGCCCCGTATATGCTGGTTGCTATATCTACGACCTAGATGGCAATTACTTAATTCAAAATGAAATATCCACTACTTGCTTTTATTTCTCAAATGAATCTGGAATGAGGTTGTTAGGATTAATTGAAGATGAAAGAAGTAATAGAAGAGCCTTATTTACTGGTGGGGGAGAAAGAATTGACTTCTTTATAAAAGAATCTGAAACGGCAGACCCGAGATATTATTACTCTAAATCAAAATTTTCTGGTCTTAACCTTGTAGAAAAATTAAAATACCATTACGAGAAACCGAATTTTCTTGATGGTGATATTATATTGGTTAATCCTGGATTTTTCTTCGGATATGATGGGGAATCAATAAAAGGGCTAATATTGCAACCAAGAACCCCTAACGACTTAATACCCGTTTATATCGACAATTATGGGGTGTTTGAATATAACACGGATGAATTAAGAAGAAATTGCAAAATTATTGGTCGTATTGGTGAAACTCACGAGCTAGGTTTAATGAAATGATATTATACGTTAAAGAAGAAGGTGTCTATTTCGTAGACAAAATTGCCACAGAAAAAGATTTACGCATATTTCTTAAATCCTTTTCGAAGTCCTGTAGGTATACTATAGAAAGGGATGAGCTTAAATTCGAAGTATGGGTACCAACAAGAGAGGTAAAGAAAATTGAGCGAAGACTGTCTCAGTTGTGTCATATTGGAATATGCTATATAGTACATTCCCTTAAGAATAAGAGAATTGCAAAAGAAAGCATAAAAGTATGAGAATGTATCGAGTACCAAAATATGTCCAACATCGTATTATGGACCTATTATCTGTAACCCCTTACGAATACCAAATTGAAAGGTTTGTCCAGAAATATACAGATTTAACCTATATTGAAGTAATTGATGTTTCTGTTAAAATAAAAGATGGTTCTAGAAAATCAATATTATTTGAACCAGACCCAGACATCGGGGTTGATTGGTGGGACATACTTTCTCATCTTAGAAATACAGTAAGTTAAAGAAAGGGAGTCTAACGACCTCCCTTTCTTCCATTGTCGTAAACCGAAATAATTCTCTTACTTTTATATTGCTGGTTCTTCTTTTCGATTTCCCCTAAGTAACGGTAATCATCTGCTATCCAGTCGGCTATTTCATTATACTGAGAAAATTTTGAATCGTCTTTACTATGCCCTTTAACTTGGAGAACCCTTGCTTTATGACCGCTTCTCTGTATAGAGCGTTCTATGAACTTTAACCAGCCTTGTTCAGCTTCGTGCTTACCTTGCTCGTGTCTATTAATTCTACCTTCAGCTGTTCTGCTATCAGTAATTATAGTTAAGGTCTTATCGCTGGACTTACGAAAAAGCCCTAAAGTTTCACAATACTTTAGGGCTGATGCAATAGCGCCAATCTCGGCTACATTATTATCGGAGCAGTTGAGAGCAAAGTTTCCAGCTCGGTATTCATAATCCCCCGATACAATTACGAATCCAAATCCGGCTACCTTAGTTTGGGTGCTATAAGAAGCGTCGGTAAATATTAACAAGCCTTTGTACCTCTCGCCTTTCATTGATATATTATAAAAATATTGAGATACCCTTACCTCGTTGGATAATAAAATTTTTCATTGACTTCTTAAAATTGTTATTATAATATCATTATTGTAAGGTAAATTTTTCAAGGAGAAGCAAAAATGGAAGATAAATCAATCTTCAGTATATATAGAGAAATTGTAGCAGAGATGACTTATAATGGTTCCCCAATTGAATTGATTGTAGCAATGACCGAAGACTTTGATAGGTCCACTTCAAGGGAGCAGGCTTTGGAAACATTAAATTGCTGGAAAAATAGAACTATTAATTAGTTGAAAATATTGAGAAATTTTATTTCAAGAGGGAAATTTTTTAATTTCTCAATATTTATAATATAGATTTATTTATTTAATTTCTGTAAAAGAAGTTATGATTTATGAATTTTTTATCTTAAACATTTAGGAGAAATGAAATGAAAATAGCCTTTAACTTACTTTCAATATTGGGGAAAGAAAAGTCCTAGGGCGGGTATAGCTCAGGCATTCGGGTTAACAACGTAGTTTTCCTTTATGTTAAAATCATTTATTATTAGCTTCTGTTCAGTACTTACTATAATATTTTCTTTATCTTCTAATAATAGTTCTAGTGCTGGAGTTTCCAATACCTTAAGTAAAGAAGCTGTAGTACAGGAACCGTGGCAAATTAGTCCTTCCTGTAATCAAGTCAATGCCATCTCTGATATTATGTTCGGTGAAGGTGAAAACCAAAGTCTTAGCGCTAAGAAGGACCTTGGATACTTCCTTATTTCTGAAGCATCTAAATCTGGTAGAACTTTGTGCCAAGAGCTGAACTATCGTATGCCAGGTGGTGACCTTAAGTATTCCTCAATGCACAAGAACCTCAATAAATTAAAAGAGGATAGGGCAAGTTCTTATAAGATAATAAGAGAGCAAGCTGAAAATTTCTGGAAAGAGGATAAGGACAATTATAGGAAGATGAGTAAGTACAACCACTACATTACTTTATCCCTAGCCAAGAACCGTCCGCCTTCTTGGTTCAAATACTATATACGTTCATATTACATATCAGGTGACCACGTATTTGCAGACTTAGACTTTCGTAACAAACATCAAGCAAGGAAATCTGGTAAGTACCTTCCTAACTACAATCGTTTAATTAAAGACATTAATGCTCTGAAAAAGGCTTAGAATCAATATTTTTATTATATATTGAAGTATTCGTTCTAAGGTAAATCAAATGAAAGTATTAGAAAGATTGGGATTAAAGGTTGAGGCAGCAAAGCAGGTAGGTACCCTTTATCACCTAACTAATATTGATGGTATGGAATTCATATTAAGGGATAATAAATTAAGAAGCGGCACCCACGTAGGTATTTCTTTCACAAGAAATAAAATGCTGAACCATTATGAGGGTCATCCATCCCGACTTTACTTCAAACTTATAATAGATGGGGATAAGCTTTCTAATAACTTCAAAGTTGAACCATTCAGATATTATGCTCGAGATAAAAGTGTTGACTTTTCGAATGAATCCGAAGAGGTAGTCCATAAATCAGAAATTCCCAATATATCTAAGTATATAAAAGGTGTTGCTTTCATAGCAAGAAATTATGAAAACGATGAGTATTGGGGACTTAATATGGAGGAACCAGATGAGCTTCTATTTAGAGGTAATGCAAAAACTTTCTATAATAAAGACCTCAAGGAAATGGTAAAGAGAATAGATAAGAAGTTTGGTCTATTGGTGCAAATTGGAAGCCAAATCAAGAAAGATAATAATTGGTTCAAGAAAAAAGAATTAATGTAACTGAAAGCAAATAAATGCTATACGACTATGGAAAGAATTGGTCAGAATTAAGCGAGAGGGTTAGAGCTAGAGCTGGATATAAGTGTCAAAAATGCGGCAAGTCCTTCCTTCATAATAAACTAGCTTTACACGCTCACCATATAATACCTCTTTCGAAGGGTGGAAGAAATATAATGGCAAATCTAATTGCAGTGTGCGAAGAATGCCATAGTAAAATTCATCACAGACAAATAATTACTAGTAATAAGTGGGAAAAGAAGGATAACAATGCCATCACTAAAAGAAAAGTTAATAGAGCTAGTTCGAGAAAATACCGGCATTAGTATCAACTTTGGCGGAAAGAAGAAAGAGCTTTCCCCTAATGTCAAAAAAATTCTCCACTTAGTTCCAAACGAATTAAGGACATATTTAGAAGGGTTATCTGAAAGGCCTTCTGGCTCTGCTCTATTAAATCAGTTTCAACCTGGGCAGCTCCCATTACGTTTTGCATTTAATACTAGAGGGGGATGGATTACGCCTGACGGTAAAATGTTCATAAAAAGCTTAACAAACCAGAAAGATGCTGGAATTAGGCCTCGGGTAAAAAATATTAAAGAATATAATAACGATGTTCGTTTAGCAGCATTTAAGCAAGGTTGGATTAGACAGGATTGGTACCAACCAATTTATAGTCAGAAATTTACGATAGTCAAAGAAGCTTTCAGAAAATTAACCTTTACCTTCGACCCTCTAATTGCTTTAGACAATATACGTAATTGGGTTGATATTCAGAACATAGCCAAAGCATATACAATCATAATGCCACCGGGATTTTATTACGAAATAGCACTTGTAAAATACAATGGTGATGATATCAAGTACGAAGTAAAGAGATTTAAGACCCTAGGCAATTTTTTACTAGAATTAAGGAATATAAGACAAGGTTCGAAAGCTTATCTAAAGAGAGAAAATTATTTCAATAACCCGTTCGAAGGCATAGGCAGACGTTAAGATGTTTAGAGTAGCAGCTAATTTTTCAGACATAGAAAGAAACTTCCAAGAGGATATTTTATTCCTCTACGAAATTATTGACCAAAAAGTACAACCAATTATTGAAGAAATAACTTCCTCTATAATTGATGTAGAAACTGCTTTGCGGGCTAAAGAAAAATTCGATAAGAACTGGTTCTGTGATTTAATTGCATCAGTAGATGCTAAAATTAAAATTGCTATCCTTCTTAAGAAGGTATGCTCAAAATTTAAGGTGTCCTCTATCACTTGGGACTTAATTTCCGGAAATTCTGCTGCTATGCTTGAGCAAATCGACATTCTACAGAATAAAGATAAGTTTAGAAACAACTTTGAAGGGTAAAGGCGGATAAGAATATGGCTCAACTCGAAACAAAGAATATAAATAATGATTTATGGTTTTCTATTGAAAAGGTATTAGGGACTATACAGAATACCTATTCAGAACCATTTAATAAGGAAACCAGTTTCAAGAACTTTTTCCTTACGGATTACTGCTATGTGGAAGACTCATTTTTCATTAATATAGGTGAGTACTCTTTTACCAAGTCTATTAAGTATAGTGAAGATAGAAATTCCAGTAATACTAAAGCTTGGAATAAAGAAAAGGCCGCTATTGAATCAGATTTCCGTCTATTATTTCCTAAGTTTAATGTTCCTGAGCAATCTTTCAAGCAATCTACGAACCCTTTATTAGGAAAAGAGCAACCTGCAATCTTAAATATAGACGACCAAGTTTCAGAGAAGTTTTCATATGAAAAGATATGTAAGCTGTTTGGAGTAGAAGAGCAAGAAAATGAATTCTCTAACTCTATTTCATTCCAGTTCTTTATTAATAAGAAAGAGACCGAATTAGAAAATCCTGTTTCTGTTGGTATTAACGAAATTGGGTATAATACAGGTTTTATTACAATTAAAGTAAAGGTGTTCATTAAAAACAAATTAGAATATTGCCTTGAAACAATCAATTCTAAAGTATTCTCTCCGGTTTTATTTACGAAATACCTTAATTCTCAGTTATTTGCTTACTTGGGATATAATGAGTATCCCATTCAAGTAATTAATAATATGAAGGGAGAAGAATATACTTTTTCAAAAAATACCTTAATTCCTGGAAGATATGCAGTTTCCTACCCTACTGGACAAATTTACTATGTTCAAAAACCTAATATGGAATACCAGGATTACGTGCTTCAATCTAATACTTTATATGATAGCACAGAAAAGAAAATTAAAGGTGAGGTATTTGATTTAGACGTTCTAAAGAATAAGATATTATCTGTTGACTCTATTTGTAGCCAGATAATATATACAGACAGCTTTGGTAACGTTGAAAAGATAGATTTAACTGGATTCGAATATCTGTCAGATAAGCACGTGGAATACCTTCAACATATGTCGGTTAATTCCGAAGAAGTTCAAAAGTGCTTCTCCCTTTGCAAAAAGGTACTTTCAGAAATTGACGTAAATAGCGCCAGCAATTTCACAAAGATTGAAGGCATAAGAGATATTGAAGTTAGGGAGATTACAGAGGATAAATACCCGGAAGAGTTCAAGCTATTACAGAAGTGCTATGTGTACTGGGATAGCGCTAATATTGATGTATTAATGAAACTGAAGTTAAAAGTTTACTTAGATTGCATTATGCACTTTAATAAGCAAAAGGAATTTTCAAAAATTGAACAAGAAAGAAGGGAAGGGTATGTCTCAATTGAAAGATTTAATAAATTTCCCATTTCCCTAGTTAAACTAATTAAGGAAAATAAATTTCCTGAAAGAAACCGTCTAATAAATTTCCCTGGAGTATTTAGAGATGAATATTTCCTTAGAGAAATTTCTAACTTGCAATTTAATAATGAGGTCAAGCGTCCAGCAATTATTACTTATCAAACCTTAGAGGTTGCAAATAGAATAAACTATCTTACACGTAGTTTATATAATACGCTTATTTTAGATAACTTAACAATTAAAGGGCTCTTTGAAACTTTTGGAAATAAGCTGGACCAATACTTCGCTAAGTTGCCAGAGAATACTTTATTTATAATTCATCCAAATATTTTCTTTGAAGGGGACTTCTTAGGAAATCCAAATTTAATGCTTGCAAATAAGTTAAGCAAGAGATTCTTAATGGTTGAGCTATTGAAAAGTATTGGATTTGATTATATTGTCTTTTATAAGAAAAATAAGCTGGATTTGAAAGATTTATTGCCTACTTCTTTGAGACAGTTATTTGGGGGTATTAAATATAGAACTATCTATGGAAATATTAATATAAATGACAGCTTAGTACTTGACCCTAATACCAACTTAACAGGGGAAGGGAATGCCTCTGACTTGAAAGAGAATGCCTACGTTACCAAGGATGAAGCTGAATATAACTGCTTTATCTATAATGGTTCAAATAAAGACACCCTATATGCAATTCCTAAAATTGAGCAGTATATCCATAGAATTAATATCTCTAAAGATGTAGAAGAATTTTATAGGGATTTGGTCAGCATAGGATTCCAGAATATTAAGAACAATCCGGATTTTTCAGATGCAGTTCTTTTATCCGACCTGGACAACAAAGAAGAGCTTATGAAGTATTATAGCGATTATTTGAGCCAAGCAGATATCTTCTTAAATGCCCCAGATTCTAATCTTTTTATTTATAAAGAGAAATTTGAAAATCAAACTAATAATGATAATCTGATTTCAGCAAAAATTCCTCAAATTTTGAATATTGTGGCTTCTGCTTTATATGGTGGAGAAATTCAATCACAGGTTAGAACAGAAGCCAAGTATGGAAAGCCATTAATTATTGTGGAAAACCGTGAGGTTAGGGACCATATTGCAAGAGAATTAAGAAAGAGGCTTCCAGCTAGTACAGAATTAGTAATATTTAATACAGTAAATGAGGATGAGATTAAAAAGTTCAATTCTTCAAAATGCGTAGGAATTATTACAAGGGATTTACTGAATATAAATCCGGTTCTTAAAGCTGTATCCACCTACATTGTAGTTCAAAATGAATGGGGTAAAAATTACTTAGAGAATATACTGGATTGTGTGCTATTCCAAACAATGAATGGATATGGAATGCCTTTATTGAAGGTAGACAATGAATTTCAGTTACTAGGAGAAGATATAGATATTCATTTCTTAATATTCAATAATACGTTAGAAATGAATAAGCTATACAATATGATTCAGTTATATACGAAGGATAGAATTAAATTATATTCCGAAGAGAACTCCTTTAAGAATGTAAGAAATTACCTTACAGAAGTAAATTACATTGAAGAAGTAAACACCAAAGATTTAGAAACTCTAACGTCGGAAGAATTTAATAAGTCCAATATAATGGGACTATATCGGAAAATTAAGGATTACGAATATAATCAAGCTATGGCACACAAGCAATTTCTTTCTAATTTAATATTAAAGAAATTGCAATACAGATTACCAGAAAAGGATTTACTGCCACTTGCTTTCGACAAAGAGACAGCAGAATCCAAGGATTTTGGTTTTGGAGGCAAAGCCTATATTCCATTCCTAAATGGTATGTACCTGGATGTTATTGATAAGTTCAGTTTAGTTCAAGCTAAGGTAGACGAACATTTTTCTGATATCAATGGAAATGAAATTAAATATAATAATGCAGTAGTAGCCAAAGGAAAACCAGTTTATACTGCTTTTGGTACTGGATATGTAAAAGATATTACACAAGAAAATGCGGTCGTAGATATCATTGGATTCCAAGAGGTTCTAGTCCCTATTAATAACTTATTTATGGGAACAAATTCTATTTTTGAAGAGTATGCTCGTTCACTTGGAAATTATGGGGATTGCAAACTATCTAAAGACGACGTTAAAATTTCCGTGATTAAAGAGGAAGACAAGGATATTCGTTTAGATGTGGCTAATAATACGGTAGAATTAAAATGCGGTATTATTAACGGATTATTCAGCATTTATACTAACAATATTGATGCTGATAACGTAAGACTCGAAAATTATAACTTTGACCGTTTCAGCAATATATTTGCGGTAGACATAGACAGCAAAGAGACTTTTGAAGATGTAATTGAAAGACTACGAGGATACAGTATAAATAATAAATACATTGGAGCAATGAATCAATGTTATAGGGAATTTTCCAAAGGGAATAAGTTTATTGTTCCAGAATATTATAATTACTTCAAATCCGGACAGATGAAGGAAAAGAATCCAGTAGCTTATCCTACTATATGGAATGATAAATTCTTTATCTTCATTAATGGAAATTTCTATCAAAAATTAGGATATAAGCTATCCCGTAAGTTTAATGTAAATTTAATTAAAAGTACCTATATAGAGCAATTTGAAAGATTGAAGGACTGCAGATTCGAACTAATTAAGATTTCGAAGATGCTCAATATATTAAATCTACAGACTCTATTAGGTTTCTTTGAGAATACCTACGAAAAGATGGAGGTTCTCGATATATCTGAACCTAACAGCGTGGATAACCAAATTGCAACTAAACAGGATTTATTAAATGCAATTCGGGAAAAAGAGAGAAAATTAAAACAACGTATTAAAACTTTAAGGAGTGAAAAATATGGAAAGTAAAGAACTGTTGCAGGTTGCCCAGAAGGCAATGCTTGCTCAAGGTTTTATTAATGAAAAGCAGCTTGTTGCCGAAGGCTTTAGCGATGAACTAAAATCAGCTTGGAACAAGTTCTGTCATTCTAATCTTGGATTTCGTTTCTATGCAGGCAGGGTTCCTTCCCCAGAGCGCTTATCTACTGACGCTATGAGCAAGTTGGTTACAATGTCCAAAGCAGTAGAAAAAGCTAAGGCAGATGAACCTGAAAAGAAAGAGCCAGAAAAGGTAATTGAGCCGGCTAAAGAGCCAGAAGCTACCAAAGAGCAGGTTGAAGCTAAACCAGCTGAAAAAGAGGTTGAAGCTAAGGCAGATGAACCTAAAAAGAAAGAGCCAGAAGCTACCAAAGAGCAGGTTGAAGCTAAACCAGCTGAAAAAGAGGTAGAAGCTAAAGAGGACAAGAAAGTAGCAAAGAAAAAATAATTAGAAATTTTATTTCTTATTTATTAGGAGGTGGGGATGAAAGTTTCCACCTCCTTTTATGTAAATATAATTATATCAAAATTAAGTAAAATAGAAACGGAAAGGTCAGCTTAATGTCGAATATCGAAATTAAGACAACTACAGTAGATTATGGCGTAAAATCGGATAACCCTAACAAGAAATTTATTCGCTCCTTTATTAATAATAATTATGCAGGTATCGGCAAAAGAATAATTGTGGTATTTGACTTCTTTGATGAAGCGAAGTTAGGTGAGCAAAAGCTTACCAACTGGAAAGGGGAAAGTTGGATTAAGTATGGACACGGTTATCCAGATGCTGCTGAGGCTATGCTTGAACAATTATGTAGTGATGAAAGGCTGAACGTATTAACAGAATACCCATTAGTTCCATTTTCTTTAATGTCCAAAGAAAGTGGCGAGAAGGAATATTATTATAAAGAGGCCCTAGGTCACTTAAGACGTTATATCTATGAAAATAATTTCGATGGCATTGTCTTTGCTGGATTTTGGGGATTAGACGAGAACTTTAATTCCAAAATAGACCCAGCAAAATTTGGAAGGGTTTTCGATTATAAAATTAAAGACAAGACTTTTCCTTGTATCTATACTATATCCCCTAATTACTGGGGTACAGATAAGAAGAATTCAGACCAAGAAGATTTGGCTTCTTTAGTAGGGTTCTTTAAGCAGCACCTTGAAATAGTAATGGAAGGAAAGAACCGATATACAGTGGATGGAGAAGGCTGGCAAACTACGCTCGTTAGAAACATTGAACAATTTGACTCAATGATGGAAGATATAAGAAATAGCAGAAAAACAGCTTGGGACTGTGAGACTACCGGCTTATCAAGAAAATGTGAAAAATTATTAACCTTACAGGTAGCTACCGGGGAAAAGACCTGTTATGTCCTCCCTTTCCAGCATAAACAGTCTTTATTTACTTCTAAAGAGTTAAAGTATATCGCAGATACATTTAAGAATTACTTCGAAAGGGAAGCAGAAGGAAAAATTCACGTTTACCAGAATGCGAAGTACGATATTGGACAATTCATTACCCACTTTAATCTTAAATATTATGCAGCGCATATTTGGGACCTTATGGCAGGGGAATTTGCATTAAATGAGAATAGAAAGTTTTTGAACCTTGTAGGTTTTATGACTCCTTATACTTTGGAATTCATTTCTTATAATTATGGCGGTGGACATTTATTCCACGAAGGAAAACTAGGGAAGAAAGAAAGAACCATATTGGCGGATGAAAATATTGAGGATATTGCTGAATATGGTGCTAAAGACGTTATTATTCCTTACCAAATCTGCTCTTTCCAAATTCAAGAAGCAAAGAGAAGAGGGGATAAAGGTTTTGTCAAATTAGTAGCAGACCAAATGTCAGATATGATTCTAGACTTTGCTGTTATGGAAAGCAATGGTATTAAAGTTGATAAAGGCTATTTGTTAAAGCTAAGAGATGGCCAAAGTCAGTTGACGAAGGCAATGCAAGACATTGAAGATGAATATTGGTCAATGGACTCTGTTAAAGCTGCAAATGGAATCTTATTAGAAGCAAAGGGTCTGCCTTCCAGACCTACCTGTTTTGGGGTTGTTCAAAAAGTATTTGATATAAATAAACAGGAAAGCCAGCAAGCTCTATTCTTTAAGGTTCTAGGAATTGCGGTGGATAAGGCTAGAAAAGACGGGGGCGGAAGTATCGGTAAATCTTTCAAAGAGAAATATAAAGGGCAATACCACGAGGTTGAATTGCTAGATAAGTATGATAAGATTAAAAAGATTAAATCAACCTTTATTGATGCCCACTTTGACCGTTTCAGTGTTGACCCGGATTTAAGGTTTGACAGTAGAATGAGGTCATCTTATCAGTTCACAGGTGTTGTGACTGGACGTGCTTCTTCAAGTAATCCTAATTTGCAACAAGTACCTAGTCGAGGTGAATTTTCAAAACTGGTTAAGAGACAATTTATATGTAATTCTAACCACCTTTTAGTGAAGGCAGACTATTCTGCCCACGAGGTCAGAAACTGGGGTAATGTCAGTAAGGATGCTAACGTATGTCAGTCCTTTGATTTTGGTAAGCAATTAAGAAAAGCATTAAGGTATCACTTTGCGGAAGATACCGAAATATGGGAAAGATTTGAAAAATTCCAGAAAGAAACCCGTTGGAAAGTACCAAAAGGTTCAGACTTGGTAGCACTTAATTATGATGAAAAGAAAGAATTAATTGCTAATATTAGTGAAAAGAGATTTAAGAAGTTATGCGAGCTTATGTTTGAGCTAGAAAATAAAGGAGATGTTCATAAGCTCAACTATGAGTTCTTTTATGGTACACCAGCTTATTTGGTTAATCCTCAGCAACGCCAGTCTATTAAAGCCGTGGTATTTGGTGTTATCTATGGAATGTCAGCAATTACCTTAGCAGAAGATTTAAAGATTCCCGTTTCTGAGGCAGAAGGCATTGTAAACAAGATGTTCGAGAAATTCCCTCTAGGAGGTAAATGGATTAATCACTGCAAAGAGAATGGAAAGCTAACTTGTCAAGTTCGTTCTCCTCTTGGACGTATTAGACATCTGGACGGTTTTAGACATCCCTCTTATTCAGTAGTATCTGCTATGGAACGTAAAGGACCTAACAGTTGCATTCAGGGTTTTGCTTCGGATATTGGTTTTATGGCGGGCAAGATTTTATACGATTTGTGCTGGCACTGGTTCTGGAAACACGGAGTTAATTTTGAATTTAGCTATAATAACGTTGTGCACGATAGTACAGAATGCGAATGCAGAATCAAGCACATTCCAATAGCCGCTTATATGATTGAGCACGCTTACACCACTTTAGTTCATTTAAGATGTAGAGATTTATATGGGCTAGAATTAGTTTGTGGCTACGAAATTGAAATGGACATTGGAGGTTCTTACTCTCATATGGATACCTACGAAAATTTCGTCAATATGGAAAAAATCCTTAAAGAGCAAATTGAATGGACTAAGGAAAATATTCCAAATTGGACAATGGAAGAGAATGAACTAGAAGATGCATTATATAACTACCATCTAATTCAGAAATACCGTAAGGAAGAATTAAAGCAAACTGCAGGGAAGAAAGTGGATTATATTATGCTATTAAATGAGGATAATATCCGAAATATTGGATTAAGACTCTAAGAAATTCGTGTCAACTTCTGTAAATACTTAATAGAATTTTTCATAAAAGAAAGGAAAGACAATGCAGTGGAAAATTGATTGCACTGAACTTAAAGAAGAAATTAAAAAGCACCAGCTAGTTACTGGAGCAAATATTATTAACTTTGACTTTAAGAAAGATGCATTATATCTATATAGCTACAATGGACCAACTTCAATTTTTTCAAAATTGGCGGATATTAAAACAGCAGAACCTGTTCAGTTTTCTGCTGAAATGGAATTTATGGTTAAGTTAGTTAATAAGTTTTCGGATACGGTTAGCCTTAAATTTGAAGAAGGTGGTACGTTGAAGTATATTTCTAACCGTAGTAGAGGTGAAATTATTTGCACCCCTTGGGAAGGGCAAGAAAATGTTCTCTTGGAAAATGAACAGACATTATCTTCCTTTATGAAGGATGCAATTTTTGACCTTACCCCGAAGGTAAATTTGGATAAGAAATGCTATCCAGAAAATCCTGGTTTACAGGTTCAAATGAAGAACGGAAAACTAAGGGTTATGACTTCTGGTGCTAGAATTACTGCTATGGCGGTAAAAGCAATGGAAGAGCTAAAAGAGGTTGATGAGTCTGCAGATTTCTTGCTGTCTTACTGTATGAATTTAAGTAAGATTTTCGACAAGTCAGAAGAAATTGAAATCAGAACAAATATTTCTACCTTGCAATTTTCTTCCGAAAAGAGAATTGTCAATTTGCCATTAATTAAAATTATTAATGCGGTTACAATTGACAATATGCTAAATTGGGCTAGTACTGATGGAACTAACGATAAAATTAAGTTTTCTTTTGATGCTAGCTGCAAAGAAATTCTGTCCACAATGGAAGACTTTGATATCTACCTTGGGGATGCTACTGGAGCTTTCTGCATTAAAGGGGAAAAAGGAAAACCAGTAGTTATGGAAGCTTCTTCCTCTAAGGGTAAAATGCAGAAGAAGATGGAAGTTGTATCAGACCAAGACTTTACTTCCTATGTTATTTATACCGATTTAGTATCCGCACTGAAGTTAAGTGGTGAAGAAATTAATTTCCGCATCTTCCCTAACGCAGTTCAGATTAAGAATAAGGATTATATCTTTACCTTGAATGCTTATTCTGAGAAGTAATTCCATATGTACAGTCAATTGCCTTTATTTTCTTTTATGAAGTATCAAGGGAGGTTTCTTTTTCTAATAAAGAAACCTCTAATTGACTGTGTATATAAGGAAAAGAACCTAGAAGTATTTAATTATTTTTCTGTAAAAGAATTATATAGCTCAGGATTATTAATAGGCTATATATTTGATTTCAAAAATAAAGATGTAACTTACTTTAATAATTTCCTTGCCTTTGATAACAACAATAAGGATTCCGGAAATAAGAAAGAAGGTAGGGTTATATTTATTAATAAATATTTTTCGGTTATTGAAAGCGAAGATGCACAAAGAATTCTAATTATAGCGGAGAATAGGTAATGGTAAATTTGCTAGAAGATGATAAAGTAGCTGGATTTAAGAAAGCGTATGACTGTGGTGAATTTGACTTAAATACCGAAAAATTTATCAAAGAAATTCAAAATATGCACATTACAAGAAAGGTACGAAATCTTTCTTCCGATGACATTATGAGGAATATTACCAGCCTGGTAGATGCCTTAATTCAGAACCAAGGAGTACGTTCAAGAGTTGTAGAGATTAAAATGATGTGTACTCGAACATCTACTAACCTTAAATTCAAGATTGAATCCCTAACAAATTATATCCAGGTTAAGTACTCTAAGGAGCTGAAATCCCTATCAGGAACTCAAGCTGAAAGAAAATCCTTCGTGCAAGAAACCTTTAATTTTGCTACTCCAATTCTTACTAAATTACAGGTATTGCAAGATTTCTGCGATGTGGTTATTAATGATATCGACCAAGCTTCCTGGTGTCTAAAATCAATTATAGACTGTGTAAAGATTGCTGACGAAGCAAACAGGGTTGTAGTTTAACCCAAGTAAATTGGGAATTTTCAATATTTTTATTATATATGTTCCTTTTCACAGGGTTCTGATTTGAAGGAAAATCCATAGTTCTAATAGATTCTTAAAAATTACCTACTAGGCTACTGTAAAGTAAATACGATAAAGAAGTTATCAAATGCCTTGAGAAATCAAAGGAGCTAAAATGAATATATCAGAAGAACAATTTAGAGAAATTTTTGAAAGAGTGTGGCTGAGAGCTAAATGCCACGATAAGCCGGAGACAATGCCGGAGACAGATTATAAAGCTATCATATTAAATGAAGAGCTTTCCAGTATAAGGAATAAGGATATGGTATTTGCAGTTTATGGCGATGTTCAGCAATCAAAGGTGGTTGTTGATGGGGAAGAATTAATTGAAAAGAAAGAAGAATCTGCAGAGGATTCAAAGGAAGAAAAGAAAGATGGAAAAGATAATTAACCCTTTATTTGCTACCGCTGATTCCAAGAAAGTATTAGCTGGTAAAAAGAAAGTAACGGCTTCAGCTGAAATTCCAGCAGAGAGTGAAATGGTACACTGCTCTATTAAAACTACAGATGGCAAAGAAATACCGGTACTGGTGGACTTTGAAGAAAGAATTGTAATTCCAGTTAAAAAATAGAAAAGGAATTTATAGTGTATAAGAACCTAGATAAGTGTGGTATAAGCAAGGATTTCAAAGGTAGGGTCTCATTTACCAATAGAATACTATACCCTTCAGAACCTTTCAAAGATAGGGGTCTGGCAGCAGTGCCGGATAAACCTAAGCAGGTAGAAAGTGCTGCTAATATAATTCAAGAAGAGCCCACCTCTACTAATAAAAGGGCGCGTAAATCTAATAAAGGATTCAAGGTGGAATCTGCAGCTATTGGCGGAGCCGCAGGGTTTAATTCTTTTGGTCCTGGTGGTATGCAAGGTATGGCTATTGGGTCAGCTACTCCTTATATTGGGGTTCTTGATGGCATTATAGGTAAAGATGACTGGTATACCAAGAGAAAAATTTATAATGATATTTATATGTACGACCTTTCAGGTGCGGTAGTAGATTTAATTGCTAATCTGCCATTTTCTGATTATACCCTGGTAGGTATTAATAACCCTGAAATTATCGATACCTATATGAAAACAATCGATAATTTGCACCTTCCTTCTTTACTGCCTTCCATTACTACGGACTACTTAGTTCAAGGTGCTTTCTGTGGTTCACTATCTTGGGACGATGCCAACAATAGATTTGCGGCTATTATGCCTCACGACTTACTTTACTGCGATATAAAGAACGTCAATGTCTTTGGTGTTGACCCTATTATTGATGTAGAAATTGACCCAGATATGGCTGAACTATTAGCCGATAGCTCTGACCCACGTGTCCAGAGGGTTAAAGAAATCTTACCTGACTATATTAAACAAGCTGGAACTTCTGGGAAGATTGAATTAAACCCATTATCTACGATGTACATTCCACGTAGAGGGCGTTCAACTTCTAATGAAGGAAATTCCTACTTCAATAGAATTATTACGGTACACCTACTGGAGAAAGCTCTAATTAAAGGAACGATAGAATCCGCGCAGAGACGCCAGAGAGCTATTACGCACATTGCTGCAGGTTCAGAGGATTGGGAACCAACTGCTGCTGAATTATCAGAATTAGCAAATCGGTTCTTATCCGCAGATATTGACCCAATATCTGGGGTAGTAGTTACTAGAAATGATGTTACAGTTTCTGATGTGAAGCAGGGAAATGATTTCTGGAGATGGGATGAAGTATTTGATTTTGCTACGAACGCAAAATTGAGAGCTCTAGGAGTTACGGAAGACGTACTGACTGGTGGGTCTTCCTTCAATTCCTTGGAAGCCTCCATTTCTTTATTTATGGACAATATCTCCAGAACTAGGGATTACATTACTAGACAAGTATTCTACGATAAGCTATTTCCAATTATTGCTTGTAAGAATAACTTCATTATTGAAAAGAATCAGCACGCAGTTCTTTCAAGTGGGGATAATACCGATTTAAGTAGATATAACGGGCGTATAAAGCGTAATCGTTATGGAACCTTAATAGGCGCCGGAACAATGTATGGTAATAATTCCTCCATATTTGAAGTAGGCGATGTAACCCAATATGAAATGCCAACTATTCAGTGGAATAAGCAATTAAAACCGAAAGCAGATAAAGATTATATGTCAATGCTGAAGGATATGCAAGATGCAGGGTTGCCAATTTCATTAAGAATGCTAGCGGCAGCTGGTGGGGAGAACATTGACGATTTAGTTCTAGGTATGGAAGATGATAATGACCTAAGACTTGAAATTGCAGAAAAGAAGAAAGAGTTGCTAGATGATGCTATAAAGGAAAAAACAGCTAAATTCCTTGGAATTGAAAATATTGAAGAATTAATGCCTGCTCCAGAACAGCCTCACGATACTTTTGCTAAACTGGAAGCATTTACGAAATTAAATACTGGAGCCGTTGACCGTAAGAAAAAAGCCCGTAACCTGGAAAACTTGGATGGTATTTATGGGGTTAGGGAATATGATAGTAACGGACATCGTAGAATTCTAACTGCTGAAAGAAAGAGGCAGTTAGAGGATAAGGTGCATAAGAACTTCGATATAGCAATGAAAGAGCTTGCTAAGAAGCAAGATATTATTAAATAAGTAACCAATACCAAAGATTAAAAAGAGAGCTTATAATGGCTCTCTTTTTCGTTTAACTTATATAAAGTCAATATTTTTATTATATAATTGATGAATTCTAAGACTTTCCAAAAGGAAATCATATAAGATGACAGTATATATCCACGATTTCGGTGTAGCTACTACGAAATTAGGTTTCGTATATATGGAACCTAGTATAAACATTAATGTTCAAACAGGTAAACGCGTACCGAGTATTTCCTTATTTGCAGATAAACAATTAAGAATTAAAAGCTATACGAGCGAAGATGAAAGAAATAATGCCCTTGCAGAAATAGAAGCAGCATTGGATAAAGCCTATGTCCCTTGTGAATTAGTCCCTAATACAGCTGTATGGGTTAACGGTTTTAATATTCTATCCGTTACTAAGAAAACTGAATTAAATAAAACGTTTTCAATTACTATTGAATTTACGCAAGACATTGAAAAAGTCTTATACTTTCCTACAGAGCAAGAAAGAGAAAACGCTTATGATTCGATTTTAAGGATTGCAGAGAGCGCTGGGGAAGCTGGTGACTATAATTCACTTGATAACCTTCCTTCACTGAATGGGACAAAAATCCAAGGAAATCTAACTAATGAAGATGTAGGCATTCCTACTAAAACCTCTCAGTTAGAAAATGACGCCAATTTTGTTCCTTATCAGGTTCAAGATGAAACTGGTAGAAAATTTATAGTTCTTATGAACCACGATGGGTTGCAAGGGGAAATGGCAGATGGAACCCAAGTCAATCTTGCAACGGTTTCTAAATGGGACATTGCTAACTTTGGCGCCAAAGTTCTTCACGCTAATCTCAATACTAAAGATGTAGTTACAATTAATGACAAGGATGTAGTAGCTACAGATAAGGACTTAGCCTTAAAGGCTAACAAAACCGAATTAGAAGATACAGTTACTTCTATTGACGGTAAATTAGACTTGAAAGCAGATAAAGCTTCTACTTATACAAAAACAGAAGTAGATACAATTATCGCTAAGATAGACCAATTCAAAGTGAAGGTTGTCGATGCACTACCTGAAACTGGGGAAGAATTAGTTGTCTACTTAGTTCCAAAGGATTCTTCATTACAAGAAGATGATAATGTCTATGATGAATATATTTGGACTGAAAATAGATGGGAACATATCGGTGATACCAAAATTGACTTATCCGATTATATTACCAATGCTCAACTTGCTGAAGAGCTTGCTAAAAAGCAAGATAATTTAATTCCGTCCGAGAACCTTACAGTTACAGGGGCTAATATAGACGTTAATGCCCAGAGAGTAGTTCTATACAGTCTCTATGATAACACTAAGTTAATACAAATGGCCAATCAAGACTCCTTATCCAGTATTACAACTACTGGAGAGGGGGTTAACCTTGCAACGGTTTCTAAATGGGACGTTGCCGATTTTGGTTCTAATAAAGTTCATATGAACTTAAGTACCAAAGATGTAGTTACAATTAATGACAAAGATATAGTAGCTACAGATAAGGACTTAGCCTTAAAAGAAAATAAAGCTATATATGTTCAAATCCCTTTAGGAAGTCTAAAGGACGAAATTTATAGCCAAGAAACTATATTAGGTTGGTTTGGAGTTGAAAGCGCTACGGAATTAAAAGAGAAGATTGCTGGAAACACTATCGCCTTCGTAAAGTGGGGAATTACTTTATCAACTAACCCGCACTTCTATAGATTCGTTCCTGAATATTTTGCTTTCGAGTCGGATAACCAAATTAAGTTAGTATTTAATGGGCTGGATAGTTCCAATAATGAATCCTGCAAATATGAAATTCTAATTAATTTAGATGGCACAATTATTGAGGGGAATAGTAACGTAAGCCTTAAGATAACATCAATATCTACTGATGAGATTCCTGCGGACAAGGTTGAATATATAAATGGGGATATAAGAACAGTTAAAGATGCTCTTGACCAGCTATTATATATTTCACCAGATATTACTTCCTTTACTGGTGGTGGCACTTACGAAAAAGGTTCAGTTATAAATAATGTCAATTTGAGTTGGACCTTGAATAAAGGCATTACTTCCCAATCAATTAATCAGGGAATTGGGAACCTAGATATAAGTCTAAGAAAGTACGATATATCTGAAGCAAATTTAACAGAAGATACTACCTATACCTTAACTGTAAGTGACGGTAAGAATTCAGATAAGGCCAATACTTCAGTGCTATTTAGACAGAAAAGGTATTGGGGTGTATCTACAGGAACTTCTTTAACTAATGAACAGATTTTAGCTCTATCCCAGGAGTTTTCTACCAGTAGAAATCAGAATAGAACTTTTGATTGCAGTGGAGGTAAGTACTTCTATTTCGTAATACCTACTCAGTACTGCAATGGAATTCGATTTAAGGTAGGTGGCTTATCCTTTACTGGTATGGAGGAGACACCAATTCAGTTGACTAATGCTAGTGGTTATGTAGCTAGTTATAATGTCTATAGATGCTCGAATATTCAAACTGGTTCAGCTATTAACGTGGAGGTATTCTAATAAATGGCTAGTATACAAGGAACAAATTTAGCTGCGGCAATAGCGCCATTTACTACAGATGATACTTATGCAACTCACGATTCCCAATATGGAAAAGGTGGTTGGCACGAAGTTCTTACCCTTGAAGAAAGAGACGCTATTCCAGAAGACCGTAAACGTAATGGTATGGCAGTCTTTGTCGTAGAAGAGAAGAAAGTATATACACTAGAAAGTGATGGGTCTTGGACAGAGTTCAAAACGGGTCCTGAAGGTTCAATAGTATCTTCAGTAAATGGAGAGACTGGGGATGTAGTTGTAAAAGCGGTGCAGAACCAAAAAGATAACAGCACTATGGTCAAATCCTGGATTGGTACCCAAGAAGAATATAATGCAATTTCAGAAAAAGACCCAAATACGTTATACTTTATTAGAAAAGATGGACAGCAAATTGATATCTATGAGCTACTAGAAGGAAAACAGGATAAATTAGTAGCTGGTGAAGGTATTACCTTAACTAATGAAGTTAATAGTGAAGGCAAGAATATTACTAATATAGTAAACAGCAAGCCTAATGTTCAAGCGGATTGGAGCGCTGAATCTGGAGATGCCGCAATATTAAATAAGCCTACAATTCCGGTACTTCCTGAAAATATTACAACCCAGGGAAATGAATTCAATACCGCTGGCAAATTAGTTCAATTAGATGAAAGCGGCAAACTTCCTGCTATTGATGGTTCCCAGTTGACTGGAATTATTACAGAAAGTTCTAGTTATAAAGGAGAATGGTCCCAAACCGAAACCTATAAGATAGGGGAAATTGTTTCTAGCGGAAATTATTTATTTATATCCCAGATTGATAATAATACCGGTAATTCCCCAATGGCAAATGGATGGAGTGATTCAAATTGGGGCACCTTTACCAATGATGGTAAAGCTATGCTTTACCCATTAGAAACTATACCGCCAAAGGATATACCTTTAGTATCTTCAGAAGAATATAATGGAAGTTACGACAGACTGAAAATAGGCTGTATTCAAAATAGCCCAACAATTAATAATAGCACTGGACTTATGAAAGTTCCAGGTGGAATTGAAGGGTACTATACTTCTACGGAGGTAGATGAGAAAATTGCCGCAGCTGGTGGTGGTAGTGGAAGTTCTGTGAATATGACCAATTATTATACGAAATCTGAATCAGATAACAAATTCGGGTCGAAAGCTGCAGAACATACTCACGCCAATAAAACGAATATACTAGACTTATTTACTTTAGATAATGGGGTCCTTAAATGGAATGGCAATGCAGTTCCTGTAAATCCTGGTCAGATGGAAAAAACCGCTACTGGTGCTCAATCTGGGCAGGTATTTGATATTGCCGCTATCTGCACGGAAGAAAATATAAAAGCTCTAATAAATGGGTACTTGTTCGTTAATAATACACTAGCTATTACCCCAAGTTTAGAAGAAGGGGCGGAAGACCCGAATACCGCTACAGTACAAATTTATAATGGTACAATTTTAATGGATACAATTAAAATTGCACCTACAGAAAATAGAACCTATCAATTACCTAATTTAAAGGGAATTAAAGTTTCTATTAATGGCACAGTAGATGCTACCCTATCCCTTGTTGGATATATTTACTAAGATAAAAAGGAAATAAATTAATGGCAATAACTTCCGTTACTTTTCAGTATCCAGTTGCGAAAGTTGCATATAGTCCTTGGAATACCATTATTAATGGCCTTAATTATACAAAAACTAATCTTGCTCCTGTACCGCTGAAGAATGCTGAATCATATCATTCGACCAATGGTATGTCTTTACCACAGTCAGCTTATTGCGCAATTCCTGTGGTTACTTCCAACCCAACTTCCCGTTCTTATACGTGGATGGGAGGAATGAGGGACTCAAAGAATCCAGATAAATATTGGCTTTCAGTTCCTGTTTGTGATAAAGGGTGGGGTTATGGTGATGCAATAACCAACACCCCTTATTTCAATTTAATGACTAAGAAATTAGATGATTCTGGTAGAGTATATACTGAAATTACCCCATTTTCTAGTGGTTACCAATTTAATTGTAGAGATTTAATTTATCAAAACGAAGATTTTATCTACGTTCTTAGTAATAATTTTAATGGCTCCTCTACCTCCTATTTAATGCTGGCTAAGCTTAGAAAGATGGATGGATATCTTAACCAGGACAAAATAACTTATATCCCATCTAGTAGTATTTACTGTTCTGATTTTTACTTCTTAGGTGAAAAGAATGGTAAACTATACATAGCCTTAGGAACAACAACCAGTTCCTCTTATATCGAAGGCAATTTCGAAATATATGCTTATAATCTAGCTTCCGATACCATTTCACAGGTATATTCTAAAACTCTGAATCCAAATTCTAATATAAACATTATGTGTTCAGATATACAAAATAATGAATTATACTTTGCAGATTTATGCGGTGGTGCTTCCGCGCCTGGTGGTTCGTATCCGAAAATATATAAATTGTCCTTTAACAGCGATTGGTCAACGGTTACTGAAAATGAAATGTCCTTTGCGGATATTTCTAAAGAGAATGTTTACTATCTAGCCCTAGATAATCTACTAGGAAATACTCAACTTAAAGTATTTATGCATAGCTACAGTATTGGAAATGAAAAATATTTAGTTAAGGTAAATGTTCGTAATAATACCTGTTCAAATAATGTAGCTGCTCCTTATATTGGGGATTCCATAAAATTCTATAAAGTCGAAGGAAATACCCTAACAGAAGTAAATTCCTTAGGGGTAGAAATTTATAACATCATTCCAAAAAATAACTGGAACAGCATTTTTGCGGCCTGTAATAGTGGCATTAGGGTATATTCCTTAGACCAGAATCAGAAGAAAATCATTGAACAGCCTTCCATTGATTTGAACCTGTATCAATTTGGATTCGACCTTGATGAAAGATTATGGGTACTATCTAGGGATGGTGCTGTTTTCAGATATAACTATAATCAACCAGCAACGATTTCATATTCTTTTGAAAAAGAAAGATATGCGTTGCAAGATAGTTCTTCAATTAGCAGCTATGTAAACGTTAGTGTAATGAATTATATGGGTGAACCATTAAATATGACGGTTACGTTGCAGGCTATTGGAAACTTTACATTCCAAGGCGGACAGAAGGAAATTCAGATTGCCTTGAATAATTCAACAGCAACCCAGATACCAGTAGTAATTACTGGAGCTGGTACTTATCAATTAATTTTAAGATAGGAAATTAAAATGAAAATTACTAAAAGCACTGAAAAATTAAGCAAATGGAGTACCAGATTTGCTGATGCTGGTTCTGCAGTTATCATCAATGGTGTACCCTACGATAAGCAGACAAACACCCCAGTTCCATTTAATACACTAAACATAATTGGTGGTTCTACGATGATTGCGGATTCGGTAACAGGCCACGGATTAATGACTGGTAATAATATAGGGTATGAATTTAAGGAAGAAGGTAGTACCCAGCTTTCCTCACTAATAGATTGTAATTTTGAAAGCACATTGGTTGATAACCAGGATTCTAGTATTACCTGGTCTGTAACTTGCTCTAATCCTGGTAATAAACTAAATGGGGACAATGGTTCTGATGGTTCAGCTTACTATCTAGCCCTAGATAGTAATGGAAATTTTGTTTCAACAGGTTCTTCGATATGTGTACAGAAAATTAAAAAAAATGGAAAATGGAACCTATGAGATTAAAAATTCAAGCAATTCAGGAGTTTATCTGAATGGCTTACGTGTAATCCATATGACACAAGATAATGATTACGTTTATATAATTTTAAGTCGTAAATATACGACAAGTACCGCGATGAGCTCAATGGGACTAGCTTCCATAAAATTAAATAAATCAAATTTAACCACAACTACTAGCCAGGGTGATAATGCAAGTAACCTTATTGGGCCAATGCAACTGTACAGTAATGGTTCTTCTAATTACAAGATGACAACAGAATTAAGAGCATCTACAGTAATTAAAGAAACAGAATCTGGACTAGTTGTATTAGACAGACACCTGGTTACTAGTGGAAATAATTCGACGGGTTCGTCGAATGCAAATAATTACTTTGCAAATATTAGGGGTGTTGAAGGAAATGGAAGTGTTCAGTATTATAACTGGTATCGAACCATTGCATATTACTATGATTTTGCATTGAATTCTTGGTCTATAATTAACATAGATGGCGCTATTCCTTTTGAAATTAAATACGGGTACAGTCTAAACCAGTCAACTCAGAATGGTTACCTTCGTTCTTCTGATTTCATAAGAATGAATTATGCGGCTAATTCAATTGATACTGGCACATCTGTAGAGTGCTATGATGTAGATTATGAATTAACTGGAGATTATAATTCCAGATTAGACCACCCTACTAAGTGCTATAAATTTGTACTAGAATCTGGGGATACCCAAACCATTACAGGTTCAGAGGTTACTCTAAATTTTGGAGAAGGAATAGATGGTGTTACCCAATTACCGGTAGAAACCAATAAGTTTAGTAATATTTCTTCCTATTCTTCTAACTTTTCTTCTACTGTAACTCTGGAAGACTACCTTATTGTTAGAAGTCATTTTTATGCAACATACGTTACAAAATATGGCAGTACCTATTATTTACACGTAGTCTATAAAGGTTATAACGATAGCACTGATTACGGAATCTATGTATTCGAACTGGATAGCGCAAGAACTACTGCTACCTTAGTTTCTGTATATAAACCAGAAAATCCAACTTTAATTGACATCAGATTTTTGGATACTTCTAAAAAGAAGATTGCAATGGTAGATAAATTGGGTTACCATTTCTTAACCTTTGACACAGAACAGAAGAAATGGATAAAAAATATGACTGTTAATACCCCAGTTAATTACTTGGTATTTACGGATGAAAATACTGCATACGCAATTAACGTTGACAGAAGTATTGATATGATTAAATTAAATGCTGCTGCTCAAGTAGGATTAACCCCAGAAAAGACTTCTTATCAATATAGTGGTTCTGATGTAGATTCTTTTGTCAATATCTGGGCAAAAGATTCCGATGGAAACTACGTTGCGCAAACCGTTAGACTTACTATTGATGGGGATGCGGTATGGAAATCTAATAGCCTTCAAACTTTAGAAACCACAACTAGTACCGAAGGTCCTACAGCGATTCCATTTACGATACAAGGTGAAACTGTATCCAATATTGGAATTGACGTAATTGTCTAATTTAAGGAGAATTAGTTATGGATTCATTCGGTTATTTCAAATATGGTTCGAATGAAAATACCGAACTAAAATCTGGTGATGCTGCAGGGGACTTTCAGTCCCCTTGTGGCTACCACCACATAGAACGTAGTTTTAATTTAGGCTCAATGCAAATTCAAGCTTCTAGGCCTAACTATACGGTGCAAATTACTACTAAAGGGAAAGAGAGACCTAGGTACTTTAATTTAGACTCAATTCAATTCAGCACAAAGAAAGCCCCTAAGTTTTCTTGGATTACTCCATATTTTGAACAGATTCAAACTAATGGACCAAAGAGAGATAAGATTGTTTCATATAAAGGACCTAGAGTTTCAATTATGGCAGAAAATACCTCGGAGGACAATGAAATTGGTGCAGTACCAACTAATGTCAACGCCTTTAAGTTGAACCTAACTACGGGTCAATTTATCTCTGTTAAGATAGATATCAATGGAGCTACTATACCAAATCTTCCTACTGGGTTTACCTTCAGCTCAGGGGAGATAAAGGGAACTGCAGAAGCTTCGGGAACCTATAAATTTAATATAGTTTCAGGAAATGCAACAATACCAGTTACATTCATCGTAACTGATTTAATACGTATTGCATAGTAGTTACGAACTAAATTAAAACAAAGGGGTATTATATAATACCCCTTTTTCGTATACTAAATTAAGTGAAATTTTCTGATGATACCTTATATAAAATCACTATTTTTATTATAAAGGAATATACTTTCATTAAATAAGAAGGAATAAAAATGGTATTCGTTAAATATGCGGAACAAGATTGCACCCTAATCACAGGAAGTACCAAGATTGAGTATGGTTATAATAACGACGGAATATTTTATTCAGAATATGGTGGCAACCCTGTTATGAAAGACCCCTACAAAAAGGGTGAGGTATTATTCAGCAAGCAAGTTAATGGTACTTCTTTTAATGAAGAGCTTGAAATTGAATCTGGTTATTATAAATTATGGGTAATTGCAAGAGGCGGAGCTGGTGGTAAAGGCTCAGGTTCTCGTGGATACCGAGGCGGAGCTGGAGCTGGTGGACAGTTCTTTGGTATTGTAAAACTCCTCAAAGGAAGATATAGATTCAATGGACAAAATAATGCCACTCTGTATGACCCAAATGGAATAGCTGTTATTAATTGCACTACTGGGGATTCTGGCTCAACTCCTTATGGGGAACAGGGTGAACAAGGAAAAGGTGGTTTAGTAGAATTAAAAGATTCTAGTTTTCTAACAATTAATAGACCTTTTACAATGGCAGGATTAGGGGGCATTGTTAGAACAACTGGCGGTGTAATCAACCAGGGATACCAGTTTTATGAAGAAGTGAAAGATTTTGGACAAGGTGCTAATGGCTCCTCTTCTTCCGCTAGTAGTATATATAATCCTAAAGACGGTATTATAAAGTTGATTTACGTTGGCGAAGTTCCTAGTATACAACAAAGGGAGGTATACTTTGGGGCTTGGGGCAACTCAAAAGAAACAAAAACCTATCTTATTAATTTTCCAGAAGGCATTTACAGATTTCGAGGAATTTCCCAAGGTGGTTATGGGGGATATAATCAAAATGGTTATAATACCTACTATGGTGGAGGAGGAAGCTCCGGTTATCATTACGAAGCCTATTTTCGGTTAAAAGGGGAGTTTCAGATTTCTATTGGAAGTTCTATAAGCTTTTCGAAACCTGGGGAATCAAATTATTTTACTTTGAAACAAGGAAATGGTGGAGGATATGGAACTGCTAAATTGGACTATTCTGGCGGTTCTGCCCCTTCAATGGTAAGAGGGAGCAACCTTTCAGAAATATTAGAAAAAGAATCTGTTGCAGAAAGTAAAGAAGGTAGTGGGCATAATCCAGGCAATCTAAACGTTCAAATTTTAGGAAGAGAATGTGGTAGAGGAGAAAGCGGTGTTAATGGCTACGGAAGGGATTATATAAATTACAGCATATATGGAAATTCTGGTTTTGAATTTATCTATTATGGGGATAGTATGCCTCCAGAACCAGGAGACCCAATCTTTGAAAGTATTGGTATCGATGGAGGGTACCTAGTAGGTAACTTCGATATAAAAATCCCGGTTACCGGAAAATATAAAATAGAAGCTTGTACGAATGGATTACCTTGCGTTACCACGCCCTCTAATGCTTATGTTAGTCTGAGCCATCCTCAGTGTGCTGGAGGTTTGAGTGGAAGCTTCCATACTTTCGAGACTGTATTAGAATCTGGAAATTATAGTACCTATATACCAGAAGGTACTAATATTAATAGTGCTGGATACATAAGAGGTACCTACAGATATATAAATACTACTTATTATGTTTATGCAGGATTCCCAGAATTAGGTAAACCCCTTACAATTTCAAAGAATGGGGAAATAATATATAGTCTAAAAAATGATGATACTTTATATGAAGGAAATACTGACCTATATGTATTGGGTGAAACAGTTACCTCTAATACTTCTCCTTACGAATACATTCAAAATAGCTCTGTCTCATATACAGTAAAATTAGCAAAGTGCCTCTCATTACCAAATATGGGAAGTGGCGGGTTATCTAGTAAAGTTAGCCCCTGCTCTAATAATGGCATTGTAGAAACAACCTTAGAGCAGAACAATTTAAGGGTACTATATAATAAACCAACTTCAGATAAAGAAGACTACCTAATAGGTGCTTACAGTCCGGTTAACAATAAAGTTTCTGGTCCTGGGGCTGGAGGTACGGGTTGGGAACAACTCAATGGGGCTAACCTTCCTAGCAGTAGTGATAATAGAACTCCGAGTAGAGGCGGTTATCTCAAAATAACCTATTTAGGACCTATAGAATAAACTGTAAATAAGAACTATTAAAAAAGTTCTTGACTTTTAATTTTTATATATTATAATACGCGCATAATCCAATAACGAAACAAGTATTATAATATAGAGTTTGGGAATTGCTTATTCCGTTTCCAATTCCCATTGGTACCGTGGTGGAAACCTTACGGGTACAATATTAAAGAAGGCATTAAATTCGGGTTAATGCCTTCTTTTTTATTAACGTAAGCCTTCTCCATAACGACCTGTTTCGGATTCCCATCTGTCCACCTTGGACTGTCCATAATCAAAAGCCGAAAATAATAATGTCGTAAAAATTATAGTTGCAACCGTATATTTGATAGTCTGCTTTACCAAGAATCTTAAGTGGCGTCTCTGATACGAATTCATTTCATTTCTCCTTAAAATTAAAGTTATCTACCTTACATTAATGAATATATAATACAATTATTAAAAAAGTCTTAATAAATGTTATTATTTTATAATAATTTTTTACTTGATTTTTAATTTTTGTACATTATAATAAGCTTCGTAAATAACTTCAATGGAAGGAAATGAAATGAGAAAATTCTTATTATCGGGCGCTATCTTATTTCTTTGTTCTTGCGCTAGTACCAATTTTAAGGGACAAGTCGAGGAAATAAAATATTACCTGAACGATTTTAATTCAGTTAAAGATGCTAGTTCCTGCAAAGAGCTGAAAACCAAATATATAGATGGCTATAACTGGAATGAGCTAATAGAACTCGAAAACCAAATTTCAGCTTACAGCCAAACAAATTGGTCGGATAAGGGTACTGCATCTAAGGTAATGGAAATTATTAACAGATATGAAAAGGTATCTAGCGCTTCTTTAGAAGCATCTGATTATAATAAATTCAGTGAGATAAAGAAGGATTACCAGTACTGCATTAGTTGGGGAAGCATAAATCCGGGGAAGGAAGAATTCAAGCTAAATCCGAAGTCTTCACTTGAACATAAAAGTGAGTTAGTGTACTCAAGGATAGAAATGCTTCTACAGAAATCTGATGAAATTTTGCACCCAGAAAAATATGCAGAAAGAAATAAGAAAGTAAAGGAAGCAATTGAATTACAAATTGAAATGCTTAGTAATCCTAATGGAGAAATAGCAAGGAAAGTTAAAGGGGGAACCAACTCTTGAACAGAGCTTAAATCGTATTAACTGCCTTGCTACTGGCTCCAAAGAATATTGTGATAAATATTAATAGCTTGAATCCACAGTAGATTTCCAAGCTTCCATTATATCTACTGCATCCTTCCGGCAGACAGTAATTTGTCTGCCGAAAGTCACTTTGTCTTTGAACTGTTTACGCATCTCGTCATCTCTAAAACCAATCTTTCCAGCGTCTTCAGCGGTAGCAGCATAAAAGACATCTTCCATTTTTATATTAGCCCATTGAATTGCCATAGCACACATTCCGCAACTTTCACAGCTTGTATATAGACGGCAACCGGATAAATCAAAGGTACCTAAGTTATGGCAAGCGTCCCTTAAAGCTGAAACTTCAGCGTGGGCAGTTGGGTCATTAGTTTCTAGAACCCTATTACAACTCATTCCTACGATTTTATTATCTTTTACGACGATAGCACCAAAAGGACCACCTAAGGGTTTATTTCCTTTCCCCACCTCATCTACCGAATAATTAGATAGCTTGACCGCGGTCATCATTAAATTAATATCCGCAACGGTATAATCAACCTTATCAAAACAAATGATATTTAAGCTATCCCTTTCTACTTTTCTTACTTCAAATAGTTCCGTATTATAGCTTATTATACGACAAGGAAAATCCTTATCCTTTTCAGTTATTACTTCAAACCCGACAAGTTCGTATTTATTCATATCAGGGTCTTTTCCATTGAATTTAGTCAGATATTCTTTTTCCTCCTTATTAAAATAAGTTTTGGAAAAAGGTTCTCCTTCTTTACGGATGGTATTAAGATATAAATCTGTTACTTCTACAATTTTAATAGGTTCCATTAAATTTTTCCTTCTTTTATGCTTTGAACAATACCTACAGCTTCAATTACTTGTTCTGGCGTTAAATCTACATTATCAGGATTACTGAGCCATTTTTCCAAATAAGTAATTTCATCTGCCAAATTCTGTGCTTGAAATTCTAAATCGGCTTCATTTAATTCTACATTACCTTTAGAATCTTTAGTCAATCCTTTAATTTGCCAGATATGATAACCTCTTATTGCTTCATTTACAGCTTCGAAATCTAGGTGGTCTGCGACAAATAAGCGGTATATATTTTGCTTCTCTAGTTTTATATCTTCTAAAGAATTAACCACAACATCAAGTAATTTATAGGGAGTATTTATTGTTACATCTTCAATTGATACCGTATCGTCATCATTAACTGTCACGTCAAAAAAGTACTTATTAGCCGGCTCCCCAAATCGGTGTTGCAATATACTACCAGGGTACATATCTCCTTGTCTACGGTGTAAGTGCCCTAATATCCAGGTATATTTTGGGTCAGGTTCCACTCCTTCCTTAAATACTCTTCCGTTATCCGAAATTGAGCCTTTTACCTCAAAGTGACCCATACATATTGCTGGCGCTTCAGATAATGGTTTATTATGCGGCCAAGGTAGCAAGTTGAAATTAACTCCATTTATTTTAACTACTTCTGGCTGAAAATGAAACTTCACATTGTCCATCAATCCCAGGTCTTCAATAAAATATTTGCACAACTGAAGGGAATTATTTAAGGAATCCGCCACATCGTGATTTCCTAGTATGATATGGTACTGCAATTTCTTATCTAAGCATTGAAGAAAAGCCTTCTTTGCGTCATCTCTTGGATAAGGAGAATCAAAGGTATCCCCTAGAAGGAAAACGTGTTCAATTCCATTTTCCCTAGCATAGGTCCAAATCTGTTTTAGAGTCTGGGTCACTGGAGTCAGATAATCTTCATCTTTAAGGTAGGTACTAAGGCTTTCAAGGTGGATATCACCTACAGCCAAAAATCGTAACTTCATTAAATTAAATCCTTTCAAGTTCTTGACTTATAATTAATTCACCGTCTTTTACAATAAAAGAGGGAACGGATTCTGTGCTTAAATTAATTTCCCTGGATTTCCTAAATATACCCTTAAAGAAAATTGACCGGATAGTAGTCTGCTGGGAATTGAAATATCCCATATAAATTGGACTTAGGTGAATAACTGCTATTGTGGTATCGTCATCTTCTAGCCCTGATAATTCAATTTCCAACTTCTTGACCTTAATTTTCTTCTTATTTTCTAAACGAATAAATGGACGTTCAAACATAAATTCTGCTCCAATTTTCTGTAAATATATTTATATCAAATTTACAATTTAAGGAAGGTTCTATGGGATTTAGTGCATCTGACTATATTGAAGGGTTATTATCTCAAAGTAATTACTTACCACCAGACATCTTAATCGACGACAGGGAAATCCCTGAAGCGAAAAATGTATATGACTATTTTTACAATCCTGAGTTCATTCAGAACTGTATGCCTCCGAAAGGATTATTTGTTAGGCAGATGGAAATACTGACAAGGCTATATGGTGAATACTGCCCAAGGTGTTCAGATATGGATTGGTTTGAACACCTACAGGTAGACGACACAGTAGATAACTTTGTTCAAAAGGTTTGCCTTCTGGAATATGGAAAATGTCCGCATTGCGGAGCAACTAAATCTGAATTATATAATACAGGGGAGCTAGATGTACATACCCAGGAGGTAGGTCTTGCTGGACAACGTGCTGGAAAATCTGCATTGGTGTCAATGTCTATGGGGTATACAACACATAAATTCCTTAAAGTTCCTAATTTGCAACGTACATATAACCTAATACCAACTTCACCTTTTACAATGCCATTAGTTGCAATGTCGCAACAAAAAGCCCAAGAAAATCTTTATAATGCGCTTGCATCTTATTTTGAACAAGGTAATTGGTTCAAGCAATATACGGATTTCTTGAGAGAACAGCAAGACAAATACAACCTAGAAATTTTTGCTATTAAAGAAACCTTTACTAGGTGGCGTCATAAAAATATTTTAATTCTTCCACTTGGTCCGGATAAAAGAAAATTACGTGGTAACACTTCAATAGCTGGTGCTATCGATGAGTTGGGGTGGATGATTGCAGGGCAAGAAGGGGGAATTAAATTCGACCCGGATGAAATTTACGCATCAATGAACAACTCATTTATGACCGCTAAAGAAGCATATCTAAAATTACTGTCAGAAGGGTATTCGAATATTCCAGCTCCAATTCTGTTCAATATTTCATCTCCATCTTCGAAGAAAGACAAAATTTGCCGCCTTTACGAAGAATCCAAATATGATAAATATATGTACGGGTTCCATTACGCTACCTGGGAAATTAATCCAAATCTTCCTTTTGACGGACCTGCAATGACTTCCGAAAGGAATAAAGACTCAAGAAAGTTCTGGCGTGACTTTGGTGCCGTTCCTCCTAATAGCTCAAATTCATTCATTCCAGACTTAGACTTATTTAAGCCAGTTACTAGGGGTCAGAATATATGTAAGGTAAATAAGGTTACACACTTTATTGGAGGTCAGGAGTTTACTTATGGAAAATTGGTAGTTCCAAGGGAGGAGACTCAGAAACCTAATAGAATACTTGCCATTGATGCAGGATATAAGTTTAACTCATTCGCATTCGCTGTAGCACATCTAGAATCAGATTTTCAAACCAAAGAAAAAATGGTTTGTTACGATGCCTTAATCGAAATTATTCCTGCTGACACCGCACCATTAGATTATTCCAGAATTTTTTCGGAAACCATAATTCCAATGATTAAAAAGTTAAATATAAGACTAGTAGCAGCTGACCGCTGGCAGTCTATTAAGTTACTATCTGACATTGATAATGACAAAAGCTTAAAGTGCAGAACCTTTACCCACTCATTGAAATATAAAGGTTTTATGGATTATAAGGATTCATTGATGGCAAAATTGATAAGATTTCCACACCCTGAAATAAAGTGGGAGCAGATAGAATTAGCTGGAAATGATTCTTACCCTTATGGATTTGAAGGGAAACCAGTTTCCCACTTTATATTTCAAAACCTTACTGTAGAAGATAAGATGGGTAAAACAGTGGCAAAAGGTGAAGGAACTACTGACGATATATTTAGAGCTGCAGTTCTTGCACACCATTGCTTAACACAAGAACCTGACTTCAAGCATCTGTTCAAAGGTTTTTCTTTTGGTTCTGCTGGTGGAGGAAGGGCAGTTGCTGCAGTTCCAAATCAGGGAGGAAATAATAATGGGGGTGGAAGTTCTAGTATATGTGCTTTACCAACAGGTTGGGTAAATAGATTCTAATTTTAATTAAGGAGAAGTAAATGAAGAAATTATTACTAGTACTGGTTGTTATGTTATTGTTAGGCTGTGCTAATACGAATCCTAACAACTGCTATAACTGCAACTATAGGGAAAAATCTTATACTGTTTCAGAACCAACTGAAATCATTTATCGAAATACTACTTATAGGACAGTATATGAGCCAAAGACTTATAGAGAAATTTCCTATGAAAAGCGTCCATATAAAAATCGTTGCAAGAAGCAAAATTACTGCAATTAAAAATTTAGGCGGGATATTATTTCCCGCCTTTTATTAACTTTTATTCCATAACTCAAATAGAATTTTACTTACTTGAATATCAATCGATAAGCGTGAATTGGTTTCTAAAAGTATAATTTCTGGCAATTCAACTACCTTAGCATTATAAGGACCGTATGTATGGTCCTTACTAGCAAAACGTAACGTTTTTATAGCATTTTTCCCGATACCTTCAGGAACCTTTGGATAATTACGAACCATTTCATCAAACTTTTCTTTGTCCTTATTAATTTTATTTAACTGATTAATAGCTGCCTTCTTGGTATTAAAATATTTAACACCATACCTTGAACGGTCGAATATATCATAACCAGTTACTGGTCTTCTTAAATCCTCAAATCCTTCCACCTTTACCATATATAAATACGGACTCATTACGTAGTCTTTATTAAAATATTCTTCCTTAAAAAGTATTATATAAGCCATAACTACCCTCCTTTATAATTTCTGAAATATATTTACCTTACCTTATATATAATAGTAGTTTAATTAAAAGAGTCAAGGTTTTCAAAGTTATCAGCAATATAAAATAAATATATTTTTCTATCTTGACAATTAAATAAATGTTAATTATATTTACCTTAGAAGTTGACAATTAAATTTTTTATTTGAAAGGAGTTTGTTGATGGCAAGAGGTAGTAAACGACGTTCTAGCTATGAAGAAGAATTCGACCGAGAACTAGGAAGTAATATAAGGCACCTACGTCTTATGAAATTATGGTCCCAGGAAGAACTCGGAAATAAATTAGGGTTAACATTCCAGCAAGTACAGAAGTACGAAAGTGGTACAAATAGGGTTGCTTGTTCAAAGTTATATCAGTTGTGCCAAGTACTGGAATGTAGCTATGAAAACCTGCTTCCAAAGAATTCATTGCCTACGGAGAGTAAACTAATTCAGAATGCTACTGAATTATACTTATTCTTTCTTAAGAAAGGCATTAACCCCGAAACTTTTATGAAATCTTTTGAAGGAAAATAAGTAATGCAGAGAGAAACGGAACAATGGGTGGCTTATATTAAAAATGAGCTAGTAAGAAAAGAAATTAAAAATAAAATTTATGGAAGTACTATTGAGACGGCAAGTAAACTACTTTATAAGATAAATACACTTATAAGCGATTTACCAGAACCTAAAATTGGCAGTACCTCGTGCTATCTTTCCATAACCTATTATGACGAAAAATATGATACCAAGAGTAAAGGCAAGAAACCCAAGCCTCTATGCCAATTTTTAGTTATTGGCCAGTCAATAAGGGCTATAAGAAATAGTACTACCGAGGCTATACTCCGTAATGTGGATGGTGCGAAAAACTTAAAGGTAAATAAAGAGGATTTTACCGAATCCGTTTTGAATATTAACGACTTCGATGTATATAGAAATAAAGCTGTTTCCCTATTGTACCTATATCATAAGGGAAAAGAATTGCCAGGTATAAAAGTATATACCTATGAAGAACCGAAAATAAAATCTGCGGAAAGGAGTTTTCTAGCTATGACATCGTTCGAAATGCCAACAGAAGGTATCCTCAAAAGGATTAAAAGAAGTCTTCCTAACATTGATGTACCTTCTCCTGAAATTACAGATAAACCTAATAAGCGTGTACTAAAATGGCATATTGGAAAAGACACCTTACGCATTCAGATTAAATTAAGAGGAATTGTTGTTAGCCTTCAAATGGACAATAAAAATTACAAAGGTAGTACACCTTCGGTAGTTGGATTATTTTCAAAACCAATTTGGTCTGACACCCTTTCTTTCTTCGAAGCAGACGACTTAAAAGTTAAAGGAATGAAATTAATAAGCAGAACCTATGGAAGTCCAGAAGAAAAAGAGCCGGAAGCTCCTGAATTTGTAACCAGCTTCTTATCCGAACTAAGAGGATATAAGGTCGCGGAGCCTTCAAAAATAAGACCTGCTTTTGGTAATCAGAAAGGATGGTGCTTAGTATGGAAGTGGACAAGGGATGATTGTTCCGTTATAAGGTTAACTGATAAGATGGAAGTTTCCCTATATGAACACCAACCAAAACCCCAGATTAGTACCGCAGGTAAATTCTTTCCCGACCATAAAGATTTCTTTAATAGAGACGAATTTCTTAATTGGGCGGTGGAATACGAAAATAGAACACCTTTGAAAATTAGGAAATTAAAACATAAACGTAAAGAAGTTGTTGAGCATAAAGAAGAAGTTACGGATAATTCGGCAAATATCTTTCAAGCTATTGAAGAGGCTAAGAAGGAGGTTGAAAAAGAGCCAGTATTGGGATACAATGACGGTTACTTTGATAGTACCTTGGAAATTGTTCGCGAACTTTACGAAGACTCTTCAATCAGCAAAAAGAGCTTTATGGAAATTTTGAAATCAAAGCAAGAAAAATTAAATAAATTAGGCTGCAAAAAGAGCTTAATTGAAAACTTATAAGGAAATTAGAATGAGAATTTTATACCTAATGCGAGGGGTTCCAGGTTGTGGCAAGACGACTTTTCTTAGCGCATTACCTGATGCCAATGCCTACGTTATCTCTTCTGACGCCTTACGTATGCAGTTCGGTGGATTAGAAATGAACGAAGATGGAGAATATAAAATCTCTATGAAGCAGGATAAGAAAACCTGGAATACCTTGCACGATATACTAAAATATCGTATGGAACAAGGGTTGACAACTTTCATTGATGCTACGCACTACAGCTTAAAACTAATTAAATCTTATCAGAGCCTCTGTAATGATTACAATTATCAGTTAAAAGTAATTGATTTCAGTAGTGTTGATTTAGAGTTGTGCCTTGAAAGAAATCGACTCAGAGAGATACATAAACGTGTCCCTGAAGATGTAATTTTAAGAATGAATGAGGTTATTCAAAAAGAGAATGACATCTGGCCTAATTCCATTGAAATAATTCCATATAAACAGTTTATATCGGGGTTAGAACTTCATCCGCTAAATTATAGCCATTTTGAAAAGGTGGTTATATTTGGCGATTTACACGGTTGTATGGACCCTCTAGAAAAGTATTTTCTTGTTAACCCATTCAATGAAAAAACGAAATATATTTTCGTAGGGGATTACCTGGATAGGGGTATTCAAAATGATGAGGTATTAAACTTTATCCTTAATATAAGAAAGGAGAAGAACGTTCTTCTCCTAGAAGGAAATCACGAAAAATGGTTAAGGCTATATGGGAGAAATAGAGACAGTGAAATTTCTTCTAAAGAATTTCTGGAAAATACCCTACCTCAAATAAAAGGCATTGATAGAAAATCTGTCAACGGGCTATGCAAGAGGTTGAATCCTTTTGCCTACTTTGAATATTGTGGAAGTAAATTCTTGGTGACACACGGAGGGCTACCTGATATTCCTAACTGGCTTACTAATGAGGAAGACTGCATCAAAGGTGTTGGAAAATACGAAACAGATTTCGAAATTGATGATAAATTTTCCAGCAAATTCAAGAATAAGAAAATTTTCAGTATTCACGGGCATCGTAACGTAAATGGCTGCTCTACCCGAAATAACACTAATACCTATAATCTCGAAGGAAAGGTTGAATTTGGCGGCTGCTTGAGAATCCTGGAAATATATAAAGATGAAGATGGTAATTGCAGAACGTCTATAGTAGAGACGAAGAATTATAAATTCAAGAATCCGGAACAGTTGTTATTAAAGGATTTTGAAAATTCCCCCTTAGTTAAGGAAAAAGAGCTCTCTGATGGAATTTACTCCTATAACTTTACCAAAGAGGCTTTTTATTCTAAACACTGGTCTAAAAGTGCTATAAAGGCAAGGGGTATATTTATCCATAAAGAATCCCAGGAGATTATAGCACGCTCTTATAATAAATTTTTCCATTATGAAGAAATGGGGGATTTAGGGGAGAAAGGAATTGAAAACTTGAAGTACCCACTAAGAATTTTCTTAAAAGAAAATGGGTATCTTGGGTTACTGTCTTATAATAAAGTAACAGGAGATTTCTTCATTGCCTCTAAATCTACGGATAAATCTGAATTTGCCAAACACCTCAAAGAAGTCCTAAAGAAAAATGGTTTCCTTAATTATGAAACAAAGAATTTCTTAAAGGATAATGACTGTACGATGGTATTTGAAGTATGCGATAGTGATTTCGACCCGCATATTATTAAATATGAAAAGCCTCAAATTATACTACTTGAGGTCATTAAAAATAAAGCGGGTGCTATTGATTTTGAATTCAGTGAAAAAATGCAAACCTATTGGCACAATCAAAACATATACAAGTACGGAATACGTTTGAAAACGTGCTGGGGTAGCATTAAGAATGAGTCTGAACTAAAAAAATTCATCGAGCAAGATACCAGTAAAGAGAAAATTGAAGGCTGGGTTCTTAGAGACGCTGATGGATTTATGTTCAAACTCAAAACTGATTACTACGCTTTTTGGAAAAATCTAAGGTCAAAGTTTTTGGAAGCCGATAAGGTACTTCCAAAATTTACCGACAAGTTCAGAAACGAACTTGATTGGGTAAGAACAGTAAATAAAGAGAAGTACGAAGTTAAATCGTACCAGAAATTTAATATGATTAAATTAATTGACGATTACAATAAAGAAAGGGAGAAAATGTAATGTTCAACAGTAAAGGGAGAAAATTGAATAAGTGCCTGCCGGCTATCAGAATGGTCAATAAGGAATTTCATAAGAAGTTTGATACCTTCATTAAAGAAAGTGCTGCCTGCTTTGACAACGTGGAAGAATTTGATGATATCATCCACGAAATCTATTTTGATATTCTTGAATGTGGAATTGACAAAAACTTTGCTAATAAGGCATTCAAAATTATTGAAAATTATACAAAAGAATGGAAAAAGAAAGAAATTGGACGATATACCAGACGTTCTATCGTAGATATGCAAGGTAAGAAAATTAGTCTTCTTCCTTATGGGGATGGCCTTGAAATCAAAGGCAATACAGTTATCATTGAAAAGCCAAAAGGAAAAGAAATTATTGCTTTCCAGAGTTATACCGAAAGTTACCAGATTGAGGAGACAGCATTTAAGATTAGCGATGAACTTAGAAATGGACTGTTAAATATCTTCAATTTAGCAGAATCCGTAAGAGAAAATTATCCTTGGGTTGAAAACCTTGGGGATATTAGAACAATTGCTTCCGAAAATGGGGATTTCTAATAATGGCAAAAGCAGTTACACGAAAGGACGTAAAAAGGCCTTCCAGAAAGAAAATTACAGTTGAAGATATAAAATCGCAAGTTATATCCTTTTCTGAAATGGATTCAAAAGAGCAGGTGCAAGCTTATTTTGACGACTTAAAAAGTAAATGCGTGAACATAGATTTAGGGGAACTTGAAAGGTCCTTGAAAGAAATTCCTTCACAGATTGAAAAAGCTGAGAAGATTGGACAGAAGTTCCTTGCAGAAAAATTAAAGCGCCATATATACCTTCTTATGAAAGAAAAGGTGCTTCTAAAATATAACATCAATAAATACGTAAGCCTTTACGATATTAACCGTTTTATAGACGGAATTGAGGACTACGTAGTAAAATTCTGTGAAATAATGGCATTTCCGAGAATTATTCCTAACAATGTAGTTGACAGAATTCAGCAAATGAAAGATTTGGGATTATTTTCCGAATTCTATATTGTATTCACGGACTATACTGACGAGGAAATTATTTCTGAAAAAGCCAAGAAGCAGCGCCAGGTAAATAGAGACCCTATTGTTTTCGGTGTCATTGACGGTTATCAGGACCGTTATTATTTCATTGCGGATTGGGTTGATGAGTACTGTGATATTACCTTTGATAAAATGGTAAGTAAGTTACAGTCAATGGATAATAATTACAAACCTAACGAAATAGTAGAAGATACGGAAAAATATATTGCAAGGGTTCTCCCTTACGTAGAAGAAAGTATTGAAGAGCAGAAAAAGAGGGAAGAAGAGGCAGAACGTAGAATGTCACATCTGAATAAACAACCTTCAATGCTTCAGAAGGGCAAGAAGTTCTTAAAGAAGGTTCTATTTATTAGGTAAAAATATGTTCGTTAGCCATTTCGTAGGTTTCAAGTCTGGTATGAAAAAAGGAAGTTGCTTATGTAGTCATTCCTATGTTAAGAGTAGGATACCGGAAAAAATAGATAGAACTATAAAGGGAGTTCTTGGTAGTAAAGGTAAATGGGTTAAACCAACTAATAATCCAATAGAACACGAAACCTACCTTAATCATAAGAGTATGTACGACTTATATTACGTCTCATCCTTTTCACTTATATCCGGAAGCAGAATTCTCTCTAAATCCTATTGGGACGAAATTGGCGAGATAAATATAAAGGATACGAAATGGTATAATAAAGTTTACCAGAAATGGGTAAAAAGTAAAATGGATAAGAAATGGAGTAATCGCTGTGAAAACTGTGGCAAGCGTTTACTGGATTTGAGAATAAGCATCTGTAGGGAATGCGATAAACGGATTACCCAGGATTACTTCCATTCTTTCCTAAATAGTGAATTAGATTTCGGCCAGAAATCTGAGTTTGAAAGGAATATGGAAATCTTTAGGGATTATATCAGAGCAATACCAAGACTTATGTTAAGTGTATCGGATTATAGAATCTTCTACTACCTTAAAACCAAGGATGAGCCAAATTTCAGGTACTGGAGTTAATAAATGATTGACTTTCAATCCGAACTATTTACGCACGCTGCTAGGTATGAACCTAGAATAAAAGGAACTACCTGCTGGATTAAATGCCCTTTCCACGGAAATGGTATGGAAAGAACCCCTTCTTGTTGTATCAATCTGGTTAAAGGAAAATACCCTATTGGCTTTTTCTACTGCTTTGGATGCGGAAAACACGGGTCTTGGAATGAACTAGCTGATAAAATTTCAGGTCTTACCCGTATGGACGAGCAAGAAATTAAACACCAAGACCTGATAACAACACGTTTAACTTCAGCGCAAAGAGCTGCTCTATATGGAAATGAAATGGAAGAATCCATTGATTTCAAAGTTATGATTGACTGGGATAAAAAAGAATCCTGGCGTGGAATAAATGGACAAACCCTCTTTGACTTAGGTGCAAAATTATTCTACAATAAGCAGTGGAAGTTAAATCAAATTTTTCTTCCAGCATACCAAAATGGGGAGTTAAAAGGGGGCATAAAAGGGGCTTTGAAAAAGGTGCCTAATTCTCCATCCTATATAAATACCGCCGGTCCTTGGGTGAAAAAAACGCTATTTCCGTATGATTTTGTTCGAAAGATGCCTAGAGCGAAAAATTATATTGCAATTGTGGAAGGACCTAGGGATGCGCTTAACCTAATACAGTATGGAATGCCAGCTCTTGCAATACTAGGTTCAAAAAACTGGTCTGAAATGAAGTACTCAATGTTCAGCTTATTAAATCCAAAACTTACTGTATTAGCGTTGGACAATGATGAAGCTGGACAATCTGCTTTTGAAACCATATATGCGGATTTCGAAGATAGTGCGGATACTATAAAAATGCAGTTTCGTGAAGGCGGAGACCCTGGAGAACTTACAGAAGAACAAGTAAAGAAATACATTAAAAAGTTCGATTCATTTTTCTAATTTCTTAAATTCTGTAAAAATTTCTTAAATGAAAGGAATTTTTATGGAAAATCCTACCTTAAATCAATACTTCAAAAATAAAGAAGATTGGGAATCTTATATATCCCAATTTAATGTACGTAAAATAATTAATAAATTTGATAAAGCGTTTATTCAGAAAATGAAACGTTATTATAAAACGTATGGTTTTGATATGATATTATATGAAGACCAAAAGAAACGTATGGACTTAATATTAAGGGATATTGCTGCGGAAGAATTGAAAAACTATAAGCCTGGTGACAAATTTCGGGATGGAATTTGTGCATATATAAGGCATTCTGGAAGAGATGGATATATAATGACAATGGAAGGAGAAGAGGCCGAAAGACATCTTACGGAAGACTGTATTATTTACTATGAAAAAGATGGACAAAAATACTATGCAATATGGGCTTAGCTATAATGAAGAGGATGAGGTAAAACTTCCATCTGAAAAAGGGTGGTATCCAGCGTGTCAGTGTTGGGACCCAAGGGAAGGCGCATTTCCTAGTGCGGTATATTTCGATGGAGAAAAAATAACTCGCTCAATTGACACCTTGCCTTTAACCGATAAAGACGAAGATAATAAAGTACAGTTTAACCACATATACGTGGAAAGTAATTGTGGTGATGATGTAAAGAGAGCTCTTGAAATAGCTGAAAAAGAAACTAACTGGTAAGAAAATGGTTGGATATATAAAGCATAAAATATATATACCTGAAGAAGATGTCGATATGAATGCCATTGAAAAGGCATATCAATTCGATAACTTCGAGGACACTGCTTGCGACCGTTGTCCTTATAAAAAAGACAGGCCTAACGAATACTGCCAAACTTGTCAGGCATACCTTGGGCTAATAAGAATGTGGTCCCGTAAAGTAATAAATGGAAAGTCTTATATTTTAATACCTTCAGGGAATATGAAAAGAGCTTCAGAAATAACTGGTATTGATTTTTCAACCTATAAAGACCTACGTTGTTGTGCTCCTTTTGAAAGTGGGCTTAAATGGACCGGGCAATTAAGGCACGGTGAAATGGTTAACGGTGTTCCATCGGCGAACCAAGAGGAATTGGTGGAAAAGTGGTTGCAACCGCATAAGAGATATGGTTTTATTCAAGCTCCCCCACGTACAGGCAAAAGTGTCTGTGGAGTTTACCTTTCTTGCGCTATCGGGTATAAAACGCTTTTTGTGGCACATCAAACCGAACTTTTAGAAAATTTCTATAAATCTTTTGTGAGGGATACCAACCTTCTAGAATTGAGGGAAGAAACAGGTAAAGAAATTGTTTCAATTATTAATAGTCCCAAAGATTATGAAAAAATGAAGGATTTAGACGTAGCGCTTGTGACATACCAGAAATTCATAAGAGAGGATACTAGGGATAAGTTAATTAAAGAATATATAAAAGGAAGGTTTGGTTTTGTAATTACTGATGAAGCCCACCAAGCAGGTGCTGCTTCATATGCCAGATTTTTAAGTCAGCTTGATTGCCGTTATAAGTTAGGAATGTCTGCTACGCCTTTAAGAAAAGATGCGCTTAATAGGGTTTTGTTCAATTGTATCGGTCCAGTTACAGTTAAATCAGAATCTACTGGATTAATACCTAGAATTGAAATTTTTGAAACTGGCATAAAAGAAAAGTCCTCTTATTGCTGGGCTAAGACTATGCAGAAACTTCAAAAGAATGAAAAGCGTAACAAGTTAATTCTTAAAGAGGTGGTTAAGGACTTGAAAGAACATAAAGTAATTTTAATTCCTGTCGATACTAAAGAACATATGGAATTATTAGTTAATTCTATTAATAATCAGTATGGGGATGAAATTGCTTTCGGGTATCACTCTGGTTGTAAAAATAGAAAAAATATATTGAAGGATATTGACGAAGGGAAATATCGGGTAGTTGTAGCAATTAAGTCAATGATTAAACAGGGTATTGACTTAAAGCTTCCTACAATGATTTACGTACAAGTTTTAATGTCTGCTGCTCCGCAGCCCAAGGGTTCGCCAATGTTTTTTCAGATGGGCAATCGAGTTTGTACACCTTATTTAGGCAAAAGAGAACCAATAGTGAAAATATTTGTTGATAACCTTCCCGAGAGTTATGGCTGTTTTATGTCCTTAATGACCAAGGAAATTGGACCAGGCTTAAAAGCGCCAGAAGGAGGTAGACCTAAGTATAAAATGTCTGCTGCTTGCAATAAATATGCCTGGGAAATGGTCAAACAAATTGGAAAGAGGTGTTACTCCCAATCAGCTACTTATAATCCGGACTATATGGATAAGAGACCTTATGTTGAAGATTCAGGTGTCAGTAGTAATTTATTAAAAGGTAGTTGGTTATAATGGAAGTTTATGGGTATCTCTATAAAATTACAATAAATAATCCGAAATCCTCTTTACACGGAAAGTTTTATATAGGACAGAAGAAGGGATTGCCTTCTGACAGTAAAAATTTACGCTACTGGGGCAGTGGTAGAATAATTTGGAACTATGCTAGAAAAAATGGTCTGGGGCAACCTAATAGGACTGAACTCTACCTATCAAAGGAAAATGCGGAAAAGCTAGGGTTGGAAAGGGAAATAATATCTTTGCACTATAGCAAAGATGAGTTGAATACAGCTGAATATGATGAAATAGGTTTTCATTTTGGACAAAAGAATTGTCTTAATATTTCGGTTGGTGGTAAGGTATATGAAAATAATCCGAATTCTATTAGAATTAAAGTAATGAAATACTGGACAGAAGAAAATAGAAGAAAGCATTCATTAGTACTTTCTGGAAAAATTATCAGTGATGAGGTAAAAGCTCGTATGTCAGAAGGGCAGAAGAAGGCGTGGACCGAGGAGAGAAGGAAAAGGGCGGCGGAAAACCTTAAAGGCCACGAGGTATCAGAAGAATGTAGGGAAAAGATTTCCAAAGCTAACAAAGGACGCAAAATGAAAGGAAAGGCTTTGGAAAATATAAGAAATAATAACAGAAAAGCTATTGGAACTAGATGGTACACAGATGGCATTGTATATAAAAGGTTTTTACCTGGGGAAGAGCCAAAAGGTTTTTACCTTGAAAGCCCATTAAAGAAAAGATACGAACAGAATTAACTCAATATTTATAAATTATATATTCATAGGTTCTATAAATGGTTACATACTACTTTGAACTATCCCCTAATTGCTTTCTTAAATGCACAGGAAATGACTACTGGCATTGTCTGGAAAGAACTAAATCCTTCATTGACTGTTCTAATTGTAAATTCTATACGGAAAAACCAAAAGGTGGTTGGACTGTTTTAGATATTGGCTAATATTGTGCAAAATATAAAACGAAAGTTATAGAAGTGGATTTTGAATTAAGAAATTTAATAGGCATACCAGCTCGGGTTATAAATAATAAAACGGATTTTCTTGCCTATACCGATGATGTACAATATAATGGGAAAATGTCAACTTGGAGAAAGCAATTCAGTAAATTCAAGGAAAACTTAGAAAACCCAACTGCTGATTCTAATTTAATTTATTTACTATCCTGTCCGCATAATAATATGATTCCACAGCTGGCGGCAAATGCAATAGCGGAAAAAGCTATTGAAATGGGAAATATGCCTTTCTGGTACAATGTAATGAAGAACCAAAAACTTGAAGATAAAAGGCTATATGATATCATACACGAAAGACAGACTCAGATTGACTTATTAATAATTGACGGCATTTATTCCCAAACGAATATTAATAATATTGACAAATTACGTTCCTTAATGGCTACTTTTGATGACCTACCCATTTATGTAATTATAAGCGGGGGGTTTGGTCCAGAGATATTTGATACAAAGGTATTTTATTCCTATAATAAGTTCATACATTTTAGGGATATACCGAGAAAAATTATTTCAGAAATTTAATGAAAGGCAAATTAAAGATATGAATACTAAAGAATATAGCATAGAGGCTCTTAAGACTTTTTCTAAGGACTTAACTCTAAATATTGATAATAAAAAGGTGGCGCTATTAAATGGCGCTATTGGAGCAAGTTCTGAAGCAGGTGAAGCGCTAGACATTATTAAAAAGCACTTATTCCAAGGACACGATTTGAATACGGATTCCTTGAAATCAGAAATTTCTGATGTTCTATGGTATATAAATCTTATGCTATACGCTATTGATTCCAACTTTGAAGAAATTTTCGATATAAATATTAAAAAGCTTCGTAAGCGTTATGGGGAACACTTTGATGCAGAAAAATCAATTCATAGAGTTGAGTAATCATTTCTGTTAAAAATAATAAAGTAAGTTCTTAAATAAGGATAAAGAAGTTGAAGCTATATAACCAGTTATTAGAATTAGAAGCATTAAAGGCTATATGCGAAGGAAATAAAGCAGATAGCTCTATTTTGCTTGGTGCTTTGGATAAGAATTATTTTTATACGGATTGCGCAAAGCAGGCTTTTGAGAGAATTCAGTTTCTTGCCAAGGAAAGAACAGAAATACCTTCTTGGTCTGAATTAATTACAGACCCTACCCTATCAGAAAACTACAGGGAAGTGCTCGTTAACTATAATGGCCCTGATAATACGGCAAGCGATAAAGTATATAGTGCAGGGCTTATTAAGAATTTGAACAATTATCGTAAAGCTAGGGAAATGCACGCAATTTCTGAGAGGATTACCTCAGAGCTTACAAAAGAATCCTTAGACGTGGATAAAGTATATCAAGAGATGTATGAATCCCTTCTTACAGCAAAAGCTGGAAAAGATATAAGTCAGTGCTTTACTAGAATTGGTTATAATTCCAATGTTGATGAGATAATTAAAGGGCTATTAACGGGGAAATCCTTGCGCTATATTCCAACAGGATTCAAAGGTTGGGACGATGTCAATGGCGGACTACCTAGAGGAAAATTGGGTATCATTGCTGCTACTTCTGGTGGTGGTAAATCCTTGTGTGCAAACCAGCTTTCATTAAATATGTCCCTTCAGGGAGCCAAAATATGTATTGTTCCTTTGGAAATGTCTAAGGAAGATATGATGCACAGATTCCTTGCAAATAAAACTTCTTTAGGAATGTCAGACATTACGAAAGCTGAAGAACTAACAAAGGAAGAGAAAAGAAAAGCCTATAAACAATTCAAAGAATTTGAAGCTAAAATTGCGGAATCAGGGGCTAGTATTGACTTATTTCACCCCACGGAAGATATAGAAATGGAGGACTTGTTATTTATATTAAAGCCTTATGAATACGATGTAGTGATAATTGACTACATCGGACTATTGAAAGGTGTGGATGGGGATGACCAGTGGAGAAAAATGGGTGCGGCGGCTCGTTTTGCAAAAAGATGGGCGGAAACTACAAAAGCATCAGTATTGATACTAGCACAGTTAAGTGAAGATATGCTTATTAGATACAGTCGTGCGATGAAAGAGCACGCAGACTTAATGTGGTCGTGGAATTCCGGTAAGCTTTCAGAAACAGATGGTCACACCATTATTAAGGTTGAGCCACAGAAAGGTCGTAACCAAGCTCAGCAATCCTTTTATCTCAAAGTTGACTACACAAAAATGTCAATGGTGGATGCAAGCGAAGAGGAAAAGCAGTACTATGAAGCGAAGAGGAAAGGACAAGAGTCCCAAGAGAAGAAATACCAATCTAAAGAGTATAAAAGTACTGGTTCAGTAGATAGCGACCTTTACAGCGGATTATAATATTCTAACAAAAATGAAGGGATTAATGGCTAAAATTAATCCCTATTTTCATATAAGTTAGAATAAAATTTTTACATACAAATGTAAATTTCCATTATTGAAAAACGTATATATTAAATAATAATAATCTAAAATTAGCTAAATATTTATATATCAATATTGAAGGTTAGGGACAATAATAGGGTCCCTATTTTCTTCTAAATTTATGTTACCGGAACAACTTAGTCTTAAATCTTACATCTCCGGTTAATTTCTGTAAAATTGAATTAAATTCTTTATATAAACGAAAGGTTAGCTCAGTGAAAATCTTAAACAGACAAAACCAAGTTGTAGATTACGACGAGGAAAAACTATTTAATGGCATTTTGAATGCTGCTCACGGAACAAGAGAAGAAAATGGTGTTAGTGTTTCTAAAAAGGGAATTTTAGAATCCGTACTTAAAAAATTAGAACAAAAAACAAAACATCCAACCACAGTGGATATAAATTGCATTATCCCCCAAGTCTTAATGGATTTCAAGTGGTATGAAACCGCAGAAAATTTCATTCGCTATGCTACAATTCATAAGTTACAGAGGGCTAATCATAAAATTGACCCGATTACCACGATTGATGAATACGTATATAAAAGGGATTGGCGCATTAAAGCTAATGCAAATCAAGGCTATTCTGTAGGAGGTATGATTCTAAATACTTCCGGAAAAATTGTTGCCAATTACTGGTTCAATAACGTTTACCCTGAAGATGCCGGATATGCTCACCGAAATGGTGATATCCATCTTCACGATTCAGATTGCTTAATGGGATACTGTGCAGGTTGGTCATTAAAAACCTTATTAAATGAAGGGTTTAATGGTGTTGATGGAAAAATCCAAGCTAATCCTCCAAAGAATTTTTCTGCTGCTATTGGACAAATGGTCAATTTCCTTGGCACATTACAAAATGAATGGGCAGGAGCTCAAGCATTTTCTTCCTTCGATACCTACCTTGCACCCTTTGTAAGAAAATTAAGATATGAGCTTGAAGATGACTTCTTGGAAGCTTTCCAATTAGGATGCCACGGAGGAATTCCAACAGAAGATGCAAAAAATTCTTGGGTTGAAAAAAGACTTAGAAAAGAAGTTATGCAGCAAATGCAAGAATTCATCTATAATCTAAATGTTCCTTCCCGTTGGGGTACCCAAACTCCATTTACGAACGTAACCTTTGATATCAAATGTCCAGATGAATTAAAACCTCAAGTTCCAATGATTGGCGGGGTTAAAGTTACGGAATTAGACTACTTCAAAGGTAGAGAATTTACTTATGGCGACCTTGAAGATGAAATGATTCTAATTGCTCAGAGTTATTTCGAAATTATGTCTAAAGGGGATGCAAAAGGACAAATCTTTACTTTCCCGATTCCTACCTTAAATATCAGCAAAGACTTTAATTGGGACGATAAAAGACTTGATATATTATGGGAAGCTGAAGCAAAATATGGTCTAGCCTATTTCCAGAACTTTGTTAATTCAGATTTGAATCCTAATCAAATTCGTTCTATGTGCTGCAGACTTCAATTAGACTTACGTGAACTTGAAAAGAGAGGTAATGGTCTCTTTGGTTCAGCTGAACAAACTGGGTCTCTAGGGGTTGTTACAATTAACTGTGCTAGACTTGGTTATCTACATAAGGGGGATAAAGAAGGTCTTTATAACCGCCTTGATATCTTATTAGACCTGTGCAAGAAAGCACTTGAAGCAAAACGTAAATTCCTAACAGATATGCTTAATAATGGGTTCTATCCTTATACAAAGCGCTACCTTGGCTCTTATCGTAACCACTTTAATACTATTGGGGTTAATGGAATTAATGAAATGCTATTGAACTTCAATGGTACTTCTACTGCTGATGAAGAAGGAATTAAGTTCGCAAAAGAATTCTTAGACCATATTAGAATGCGTTTGGTCGAGTTCCAGCAGGAAACTGGTAACCTTTATAATCTAGAGGCGACTCCGGGGGAAGGAACGTGCTATCGCTTTGCTAAGGAAGATAAAAAGCAATTTGGCGATGATATCATTCAAGCTGGTGAAGGTGAAGGTATTTATTACAATAATAGTTCACAGCTCCCAGTTGGATTTACAGACGATATGTTTGAAGCATTAGACTTGCAGAACGACTTACAGAAGAAATATACTGGCGGTACAGTTCTTCACCTGTTCCTAGGCGAAAGAGTTCCAACAGGTGATATGGCAAAGAATATCATTAGAAAGGTATTCGAAAATTATACCTTGCCTTATATTACTTTAACACCTACATTTTCTGTATGCCCTAAACACGGTTACCTTGCAGGAGAACATAAATATTGTCCTATTTGTGACCAAGAGCTAGTTCAGAAAGCAAAACCTGATTGTAATTGCTTAGGGTAATATTAAATGATTGTATCCGGAATAAATAGGTTTTCCGTAGTTAATTACCCAGGTAAAGTAAGTTGTGTTCTATTTACTAAAGGATGTCCGCTTCATTGTCCTTACTGCTATAATAGAACACTACTTTCTGAACCAGAAATTGAATGGGAAGATATAGAGAAATTTCTTTGTAAGAGAAAAGGGGTTCTTGATGCCGTAGTTATTTCTGGCGGAGAACCTATGCTACATTATAAAACAATCCTGCCAAGAATTCAGGAAATTAAGTCAATGGGATATCTTATAGGTATTCACTTAACTGGATTAAATTCCGATAAAGAGGAATTTGAAAAGGTTGTAGATTTATGCGACTGGATAGGATTGGACTTCAAAACTACACCTTCCAAGTATAAAGAGTTATGTGGTCTCGATTATAAATCTTGGGAGAAAGCACTTGAAATCATTCTTGGAAAAAATAAAAATTTCGAAATAAGAACTACCTTAGACTATTCTTTGACTAGGGAAAACTTATTAGAAATGGAACAAATTCTGCACAATAAAGGGGTCAAAGAATGGTCCCTGCAGAAGTTAATGAATAGAGAGGGAAGCTTTGTGGTTCCTAATTACAGTTTAGATTTTACCACAGTACAGGCCGTCTTAAGATAGAAACTTAATTAAGATGGGAATCATAAAAATGAACGAGAATAAAATTACTTTGGATAACTCAAAAAGAACAGAATGTCAGGTATGGAGCCGCGTAATGGGCTATTATAGACCAATGTCGCAGTACAATAAAGGTAAAGCTCAGGAAGCCAAAGACCGTAAATGTTTTTCTTTGAGCAAAGAAAATAAGTGTCATTTTGAAAAGCTTGACAAATAAAATAAAACTCCTTATTATTAAAGGTGTCTATATCAATAGACACCTTTTATTTTTGAAATAATGAAATTTATAAAAAGACAATTCTAACTAAACTTTCCGTGGAAAAAGTGTCAAGTTCAGTACCATTTTCCGTGGAAAAAGTGTCCACTATTGAATTCCTTTAATTTTCATATCATTTAATGTAAAATATTTTTCATATCAAATTTTAATTAAAGGGGTTGAATTAATTAAATGACCAAGTCAGAAATTGAGGATTTTGACGACCCAGAAATACAACAATGGGTAGAAAATTATGATGTCAAAATAGACCCTGAACAGTATGTAAAATTTACACAGCAAATGAAAGAGGATATTGCTAAGCAGATTCTCTTATCCACCTGTAAGAAAGTTGCTGCCTTAGAAGGACTTGCTGCTGCAAATGATTTGTTAAAGTTCCATCTTCATACTCCTATTGAATTGGACCCAAAGGACTTGCTAAAAGAGATTGAATCTATGGCAGACTTCGAAATGAAGGTTCTTGCTATACAGACATCTAACTTATCCGAGGACACCAAGGGGAAAATACTTCAGCAGTTGATTTCAAGTTTTGGTAAGCCTGAGGTATCAATTCCTGTAAAAAGAGAGAAAAATCCGATTATAGAAATGTTACGTAAAGAGATAAATAAAATTAACTCAGAGTTGAGTGAGCAAGCTAGTAGAGATATAAATAGGGTAGAACGTAGAAATACAGAACGAAAGAAGAATAAATGATTGAATTTGAAAAAATAGCACTTAAAAATATTGTAGTACATAAGAATTCGTCTTTCGAATTTAAGGACGGTATATCTGTAGTTAGAGGAACTAATGGTGCAGGAAAGTCATTAATTTTTAACAGCTTAGCTAATTTATTCTTTTCAGCTCCCCCTCTATTAAAGAAAAAAGACGCAAAGATACTTCACGATGAAGACAGTGCTATTGGTGCAAAGTATAAATTTTCAGATAAAGAGTATCGGGTTGTTCAAGAATGCAAGAAGTCTTCCCTTAATTATAAAATTGAAGAAAATGGAGTTAATTTAGAACCTCGTACTATTTCTATTGCAAAAGATATACTGGAACGTTCTTTTCCAATTTCCGAAAGCCATTATTACAGCTTGATTCATCTTACTTCATACCGTCCTTTTATTTTATTATCCGGTACTGGACCCCAAAGGAAAGAGTTCTTTGAAGAGCTGTTTCACCTCAATGTTTCAGAATATGTAGGGGAGAAAATTAAAGAGCAGTACAATGAGCTAAAGAGGGAAAGAGACGAAGCTAATATCTTATCTGAGCAATTAAAGGATTTAACTTATATTGAAGATTTAGAGTCCTTGAGAAAAGAATGTGCGGAGAAAGATTCAGAATATAGGAAATTAGAACTGAAATATAACGAATATATGAAAAATATCAGTTTAATTACCTCATATGAAACTTATAGAGGGCAATTATTACACCCTGAAATTTCCTTATCTGAAATTGAGGCTAAAATTTCGAAGGTGGAAGAAGGAATTAAAAAGTTTGAAACTTTGTACAATAATCTCAATTTGAATATAAAGTTATATGAACAAAATGAGGATAACAGGAAAAAATTAAAAAGGCTCAAAGAAAGTTTGGAAGGCTTTTCAGAAATAATGGAATCCTCTGAGGATATTAAATCAAAATATAATGAGTTAAAATTAAAAGGGGAGGAATTAGTACGAAAAATAAAAGAGGCAGAGTCCACCAATAAATTATGCGAGGAATTTGAAAACCTTTCTAAATATGTCAGCAAAGAGGCAAAAGGAATGTCATATGAGGAATATCTGAAAAAGACTTCTGTAGCCGAAAGCCAGATAAGGGAGAAAGAGTCCATAATTGAAAAATTAAACACCTTGCAGAATGAGTCTACCTGCCCAATGTGCCAGCAACCTCTGAGTGAAGATAATATCAACTCATTAATTTCTTCACTTAATAATGACATACTCTATATTGGTATGGCTCTTTCTAATAAAACAGAGACTATAAAGTGGTTTAAGTTGAAAGAGGAGAATTTAGTAAGGGTTGATAAAGAGGCTTTGGACACCGAATTAAACGGCATTAAAGGACAATTAATTGAATTGAAAGAGCTTCATTCTAAAGCTAAGGAAAAAGAAAGAATTGAAAGGGAAATTGAAGCATTTCCTAAAATTGTTAATTTTGATTCAGAGCCAGATTCCTCCCTATTGGTAGAATACCGAGATAAAATAGAGAAAGGACGAAATGCACTAGAAAGATTGAAGTCTGACCAGAGAATCCACAAGGAGCTAAATAAATTAGACCTTTCAAAAATCGAGAAAGTTGACAAAAACGGTTTACAGAAAGAAATTGAAGAAATACAGCCTAGGATTTCGGAACTAAATGAAGAACGTATGCGTTTGAATGCAAACCTTAAAATTGGCACAGACCAGAATGCTAGATATAAGAAAATTGAAGAAAGAATTAAAGAGATTAAGGAAAAGCTGGTAAAAATTCCAATTTATGAAGCTCTAATTAAAGCCTATTCTGCGAAGGGTATTAGAATTGCGCAAATTGCTTACTTGGCAGAAATGTTCTGTAACAATCTCAATAAATACGCTAATATGGTTTTTAATAAGAAAATGACTTTTCACGTTAATGTAGATGCTAATAACTTCAATATATTAGCATCGAGAAATAATAGAACTTCTGATGTAAGTCAATTGAGCGGACAAGAAAGTCGTTTCTTTATGCTATTATGCGCACTATCCCTACTTCCTTTCATTCCTGAAAAGCTAAGGTGCGATACTATAATATTAGACGAAATAGAGGCGGGGGTTAGCGAGGAGAATAGAAAATATTTAGTAAATCAAGGATTTTTCGAAGCGCTAAAGAAGGTAGTTAAGAAGATAGTAATTGTAACCCCTATGTCCGGTGCAGAATATTATATTGAAGCAAATCAGGAATACTTCATATCACTTAAAGAAGGGGTTTCCTGCATTGAAAAGGTGAAATAAAATGAACAGCGATGGAATTATAAAAGGTACTCTAGATACTGATGACAATGTATTAGAATTAGTACGTAACTTATGGGAGCAAGTTAGGGAGAACAATGCTCAGCCTACACAAGTAATTTTTGGAAAACGGGTATTCGAATTAGCATTAAGGGACCCAACTCTTAGTCAAGTAATGGTTATTGAATCCGAACCCTATGGTAAAAATACTGGAAAGGTTGGGTATTTTGCGGAATTTGAACTACTTACCGACTTCTATAATTATAGCAATGTAATGACTTCTGAAGATGACGAACAGGGAAAAGAACAAATTGATACTGGATGGTCAATTGAAGAAAATACTGTTGCTTTCAATTTAGGGGAAAAACTTCAAGGGAATATATAATTGAAGATAATAGGATTAGATAAACCGATTCAGTATATAGTAGGTAGGCTTAAAGATAAGCTTGAGGTATCTTTTCTGGAAGATAATAAAACCTCTGAGGTTATTATTTGCTCCGACCTAGACTATCTTAATTCCCATATTTTAGAATTTAGAAAAGCTAAATGTGAATGCAAAGTCTTAATTATATTAGATTGTGAAGAGAAACTAAAATTAATACGAGGTCTTCAAATTTTATCTGGTTTAGAAGATATCGATAGGTTTACTACATATGTTAAAGAACGTTGCACATATGCTGTTCCTAAATTCGTAAGGTTAGAAGACAATATTATTGAAGAAATGGTAGAAAAAACTACAGATGATTCCTTCTTTAATAAGCTAATTTATCCTCTAATTCAAAGGGGAATTGTTGGGCATTCATTAAATAGGGAATTTGCAGCTCAATTAATTGTAATGGCAATTACAGGGTTAATAAAAAAAGAATCACCATTAATTGTTAAATATAAAGATAAATTTCGAGTTAAATATTACAAACCTTTTATGGATTGGCTTAAAACTGAAGAGGCATTGAAGGTATGTGAATGCCTAATTTCAGGTAAAGTAAAGTACGGGTTCAATCCGTTTGAAATGAACTATTTATTTATGGCATTAGGGAATACAAAAAATGATGAATGAAATTGACAATAAGAAAGTTATTGAAAACGCCGTTAGGGTAGCACACCAGAAAGTAAGCCAGGTCGTAGACAATTCAGTCTCCTTCTATGCGAATTTAGCAATTCTTACCACCTTAGCTTCCACTATTCCTAACTCTTTAGAAATTTTTGAACGTCAGTTCAGAGACGGAATTAAATCCTTGAAGGAAACTCCTGAAATCCTTGGAATTGATGAAGAAATTAGAAAAGTCATTAATGTGGATTCCTTAATAGACCAACAGGCTGAATCCTACTTAAATTGCGTTAATATATTAAGAACTCAAGTAAATGAAGCTTTGAAGAAAAATAATGGCGGAAAATAATCCAACACTTCTATTATTTGACGTAAGCCCTTTTCTTTATATAGGATATTGGGGTGCTGTTTTTATGCTTAAAGACAGGCCCTCAATATCAGATGAAGGAAAGGTTACTTCGGTAGCAACGAATATAATAGTTGGAAAAATTAAGAATATAATGCAGGGATTCGAAGATAAGCCCATAATTCCTGTATTTGTATACGATGGATTTCCTCAAAGAAAGCTGGATATTCTAAAATCTTATAAAGATGACAGAACCCAGAGAATTACAAAAGAGGTAAAAAAGTCTTTAATTTCAACTGTTAAATTATTTCCCGGATTTCACGTTATAAATAAAGAAGAGGAAGCCGACGATTTAATTTCGACTATACTAAAAATTTATAGAAGTTCCCAATATTTTTATTATATAAATGCATTCATATATACAAGGGATAATGACCTGATGCAACTTGCGAATTATAAAACATTCGTGGTTGACCCAGCAAAAGATGGAAAATTAAAAGATAGAGAATACCTATCTCAGAAATTTGACGGAATAACCAACTTTAAACACGTTATTCTTCATAAGATTTGCTTTGGTGACCCATCAGATAATATTACCGGTATATTTAAGGGAAGACGTAGAAAACCTATAATAGAGCAGTTTCAAACGTGTTCGAAATTTTCAGAATTCTTGAATCTGGATATTGTCCGGGAAAGGAAGAAGCAAGCAATTGATTTATTCAATTTAATTAAACTTCGTGACAACCTCGAATATGACGAAGTTTTTAATGCTGACCAATCAATGCTTGATTTCGATATGAACATCTTAAAGCCAGAAAAACTGTAAATGTTATAAAATATATAATTTAATAGTTAATTTATGCTGTGAGGTTATGACGGCAGAATTGAATCAGGAAAATTACAAAGAAGTTCTTGACTGCGACATTAAATTGACGCAGAAATTAGTTGTCGACGAAATAAAGCACGGGTTTCCAGAAGAATTAGACAAGTATTTTACCTCCTCACGTCTTAAATCAAATTTCCTCACCATTAAAGAAAATGGCTCCAAAATATTGAAAAATATGGAAGATTTATCTATATTTTCCGGAGAAAAAGTCTGGGAAGTACAGAACCAGATTCCATTAAATGAAGCCTTATCAAATCCTTATCAATACAGTGATATTTATTACGTAGCCTTAATGAAACAATTGGGATTCATTACGGACCCTAAATCTGAATACTACAGAGTAGGATGTAGGGATTTTCTGTTCAATGGCGGTAACGGTCTATTTAATGTTTCTTGGAGAACCTATACTCACAGCTCCTTACCAAAGTGCATTAATTTTGCACTAGAACGAAATAAGCCAAAGGGTATGCGGCAATTATTTGAGGATACTGATTTCTACTTAAATAATTACTCAGCTATTTCTAAAACATATAGATTCAGTGGCAATATCCCTAAGATGGTGGTTTGGGTACTAGCAAATGCTTGTATTGCTGGATTAGGTAAACATAAAAATTTTTATGACCCAAATAATCAATACGTACTAGAAAATAAAGAGTTAGTGGGTCCCTTAAAAGAAAGCCAGAAATATCGTAGGGAAGTTGAAAAATCTCCTGAATACAAAGCCTTGAAAAAAGAAGATAGAGAATTCTTTATCATTAGGGATACCTATAAGAAATTGGGGTTAAGCGAAAAGAAAATAAATGACCGTATTGGTTTTCTACAACGTAGGGCTCTTACAGTAAGGGAAGATAGTAGTTCTTGCTATTTAACTGCGGACTTCATTAAAGAAATAGCAGCTAGGAATAATTATAACTACGAGAAATCATTAAAAGAGTTAGCTCCACATATTAAGTTAGCATCTCAGCAGAAATCAATAAGAGGTGGCGCAATTAATGCCTATACTCCAATTCTTTATTGTGACTTCGATAGCGTAAATAAAGAATTCGGAATGCAGGGCTTGAGAAAGCTTATGAAATGCTTAAAAATTACCCCATTATTTATAGAAGAAAGCCTATCGAATGGTGGGGTACACGCTGCATTCTTCTTTGACCGAATTCTTACAAATGAAGACCGTAAGAATATTGAAAAATTCCTAAATGAAATTAAAGATATTCACGTAGAAATCTCAAAATTCTTTGAAAGCTCTATCATAAGAGTTCCATTTTGCAGTGGTGATTATAAACCAGTAGTGGTTAGTAAAAATTTCGTTGATAACGGGGTTTATTACCGCATTAAAGCTGATAAGAATTATTTCAATACAATTCTTCATAATGCCAACCCGCCTATAAATAAGCTCGAAAAAACGCTTAGATTTGCCAGATTAAATCTGAAGAAAAAAGGATTTTGGCACAGAAGTGAAAAAGAGTATGTAGGGTACTACGTAAACGACATAATCAACTACGTAAGAAATGGTGATGACCTTACAGAAATAAGAATTGACAAAAATAAATTACTTAAAGATTATGAGTGTGGAAAACGTTGGGAATACCAGCAAACAGACATTCCAATTATGAAGTACCGTTTAGGTTATACGTTAGACCAATGTGTCAAGAGTATTCTTGAACGTAGAGGTACCTCTAAAGACTTAAACGGTCCATTAGGAAATCCAAGAGCCTTAACGGAACATATTAGAAAGTATTATGACCAGTGTGAGCTGTTTGATGGACAGGGTCACAGAATAACAGCTAGAATTAGAAAAGACCCTGACCAATTCTATTCTAATCTTGATTGGTTACCGCAAGAATTAAAGAAGACGATTCTAAATGACCCATATCACCGCAGACATTTTGGGGAAAATATGTTCAATCTAATGTCTGAACTGGGTCTAGGTAATGGTTCAAGAAAATATAGACAGCCAATTCAAAAGGAAATCTTTACCCAGTTCCTTACTTACCTCTCTTTGGAAATCTTCGGAAAAGTAGAATTCGAGAGTACAATCAGACTAAGAAGAAACTTGAATAGTACAATGCGGTTCCTCACAGGGGTTCAATTCCCTGATATATATATAATTAGAGCAGCTAAATATTTTTGTTCACTCTTGAACAGTCAGAACATTCACACTGAAGATGAAAAAATCATTCACTTCCAGCTTGAAAAATCCTTCAGGGAATATAAAATTGAAGGGGAAGAAAGATTCAACTACTTAAATAACTTCCTGGAAAGATTTAATGTCAACCACATTAAACGCCTAATTCTAACTTATCTCCAGTTCGAACCCCTCAAAGATGGAAATGGATTCTCCCACATAAAGAATCACTGTTGCTCCTACAACCTAGGTTCCTTCAACTCAAGAATGCAACTCCTAGAAATCTTCCTTCAGAACTTCAAGGAATCCAGTCGATTCACATTAAATGACTCTATCTCCGAATTGACTCCAATCATTCTACAAGACCAGAATGGAACCCTAGTTCCTTACACACTTACTGCAGAGGAAGAAATCTTAGGTCTAGAATCAATCTACGACCTAGACCCTCTCTCTGACTTAAATAAAGACAGCACCATTTCTATAGTCAATAGAACCACCGGAGAAATTACAGAACTACAGGGAATCATTCTCCCTCCAATTCAGCTACATACTGACTTGACCCTCTCCCTTGCTCCATTGACCGTACAAAGATACTCTGAAGAAGACACAAAGAACTACTTCACTAATTTTTCATCTACCCCATTTCAACCTAGCTTTAATGCTAGGGAAGGTCCTCCGCTTGTTCAAACTTCTACTGACAGTGCTTTCTTCTAACTTCCTAGAAAACTTCTGTCAAATAATTATTATGAATCCTGAAAGTCAAAAGAGAAAGAAATATAATGAAAGTAATTGACATAGAAAGTAATTATATAAATTATAAAAGCCTAGAAGGCAAGGGAAATCTTATGACTTTTAAGGAAAAAGGAAATAAGGCTAGTTAATAAATATTTTATTATAGAAAAATAGAATTATTTACTTTCCCTAATTCCTAACTACCTAAGCAACATAGAGCTAGGTCAACTACGTAGAAGTAATTAAAAAATAAGAACTAACTGGACCAAAGGTCAAATAAGAACTGGTAAAATAAATTACCATTTACCTAGAGTTTTTCTTTTAAGAAATTGAGTCAAAATAGATTCAAACTTGTAAAGATAAAACAAGTAATTATTAATTCGTATATAACCCATATAAATAGGAGAATTTCAAATATGGCTGAACCGATTAGAAAAAAGATGGATATGACCAAGCTAGACGAATCTTACCGTCTAAAACTTGAATGGATTAAAGAGCAATGTGCTGGTGGTGAATTTGATGAGATGGACCAAGAGAACTTTGATGGTACTGACCTTCGTTCTTCCAAAGCCTTTGCTGAGATGTGCCGTTCTAAAGAAGAAATTAAAGACAACTGCAAGTCTTTCTTAAAGACTTTTAAGATTAAAGGAGAAGACAAGGAGCTTGGAATGATTACCCAAGGTCCAATTAAAGCAATTGGTCTTTGTCCTCATCACCTCCTTCCAGTAGAAATGACAGTTTATGTTTCTTATCTTCCGTCTAATAAAGAAGATGCGAAAGTTCTTGGCTTGTCCAAATTGACCAGACTTGCGCAAGAAATTTCTAAATACCCAATGCTTCAAGAGTCTTATGCAAAAAATCTTGCCGATGTTCTTTATAAAGGAAATGATTGGCTTGAGGGTGTAAATTCTTTAGGCTGTGCTGTGCAGGTAATTGGTAGTCACGGTTGTATGAAATGTCGTGGTGTTCGTTCTGATTCCTTGACTTCAACTGTAGAGACCCGTGGTACCTATAAGGATGATAGGGAAATGGAAGACCGTTTTTATCAGCAAGTACAAGCTATTGAGAGACGTAGCCACGGTTTCTAGACCTCACAGAATTATATAATTCGCCGTGGTTTACTAGGAAGGTACCGTTCTTTGCCGTCCGGTACCTTCTTTTTATTGAGAAATTGTAAAGAATGTCTAATAATTTACCTTCACCTTCTTTAATGAAAAGGAAATAGAATGGGTTTAAGTTTTGTTAATGCTGGGCTTGCAGTACAGCCTAATACTAATATGGGACTTTATATTAAATACGTAAAGTCAGATAAGTTTGAAGTAATTTCTGAAGATTGTCGTCATTGTCATCTACGTTGTCCAGATAGAGAAATTTATATTTCTATTAATGGAATGAGAGAATACGCAAATCCTATGGCGATGGGTTTTGATGAATATGTCGACTTAAATGCCTTTTCAGAAAAATACCGTCAGGATTTCGTAGATAAATATATGATTAACTTCGTAGATTGCCAAACACCAGAAACCAGAATTGAAAGAAAATTTGGTAATGGTTCTACTATTTTCTGTGATTCTGGTGGGTTTCAGATTGCTATGGGAAGAACCACAGTCATTAATCCAATTGAACTTATTAAATTTTATAATAAGAACGTTGACTTAGGAATGGTTCTAGATATCCCAGATTATAACGATGGTAACCCTTTTCCCGATGAATTTATTGAAGACTTAGCTATAATTCAGAAGAGGAATACTGATTATATGCTCAAGTACAAAGAAGGTAATTGTGAGCTAATTAATATTATTCACGGTTCAACCCCTAAACAAAAATTAGATTATCTGGAAAAGGTCCACGATGATAGAATTGACCGTTTAGCAATTCCTTCCGTTGGTATTGCAATGACCGTTCCGAGATTAGACTTAATTATTGAACTATGTAAAAAAGCCAAAGAATTAGGACATTATAAGCATCTCCACGTTCTAGGGACATTTAATAAAGGGGTTATACTTACCCTTGCTAAGTTAGCTAACTCCAAGATTAAGGAAGTTGAAGGTATTGATTTTACCACTGACGCTAGTTCAGCACTTCAAAATTCAGTTAATCTTACATATGAAAAGAATATTTCTATCTGGCGTGGGCTTGATGAATTTTCTATTCTTGATAAAGAAAGATTTATAAAAATAGACCACTGTAAATCCTTATATAAAGGGGGATTAGGGAAATTTAATGAATATGCGGAACTTCCTTGTAACTGTCCAGTTTGTCAGAAAGTTAAATATTCTTATGTTTTAAGAAATATTAGAGGCGGCTATATGCGTAACCTAGTTTTCCTGAACCATAATATGAAGGAATGCTCTAACTACGTTTATATGGTGGACAAATTTGCAAAGAATCTAGGGTGGAAAGAATACTTAAATTTCGTAAAATCCTTGCAGGATTCCGATAGCACAGATACCGTGACCTGTATTAAATATCTGGAATGCGTAGAAAAGAAAGGGTTGGAAGCAGCAAGAGAATCCTTTAAGAGGTACTTAACACCTTCCGCTCATATTCCTTTCGGCTCTTTTAATAAGGTTGAGGAGCACCATCCTCTATCTGATTTCATTTTGGATATTATTAAGCAGTATAAAGAAATCGATTTTGAGAACTATAATGAAAAAATTAAAGTTGGGCGTGGTGTTCGTTCTGCAACTACTATGAAGGAAGGAATTACAGTATAATGATTGGCATTACTACGAGAACAATTGAGCAATTGAAAATAGACTGGGAAGATTTATTTGAAAAATATAATTTCGTAACCTACGTTGAATATATTTCAAAGAAATTTGACCCTTCAAAAGAAACTGCAATTGTAGACAGTCCAGCAAAATTGCTTCTAATAAATGGCTTGAAAATAATTGACTTAAAATATAAGAACCATTGTTATGAGATGGTCCCTATTAGCAAAGAATTAATTATTTCTGAATTAGAAAATAATAAAGGAAATACCGAAGCTCTTGACTTGCAGCATAAGATTGTTCTAGACTTTGATTTAGGTGAACACTCTTATCTGGCTCATTTGAATGAGTACCATCAGAGTTTTAAGCCTTTTCTTCAAAAGATTCATAATATTTTAACTAAGAGCCAAAAAGAGGTAATTAACTGTTTACCGTGCTATAAGGAAAAAATGAAGGAAAATCTATTTAATTCTTCTATGGCTGGGCTATACAGAGACTTCTTAGATAAGAAGAAAGGTAATTATCCGGCATTATTTAAGTTTATGAGATTGCAGACTTCTATGTCTTATGACGAAGAAGAAGGTGATATTTCCTAATTATATCGACAATAAACGGTAATTTTTCAAACTGGTCAATATTTTTATTATATAATGTATTGACCAGTTTTATTTTGGGTAATTTAGAAATGAAAATTTTATCGAGATTAAGAGTTCAGGCTTTTGCCTTGCCGCCTATTAAGGATAGTGGATTTGTTTCAACCCTTTCAAAGATGTATAAGGATAAAGCTAATATAATCGCCGGTAATGCCTATGATACTCTAGCAGATTTAATTTCTAAGGAGTATGATGCTGGTATTATCGAGGTTGCCACATTCTTGAATTCTGGTTATGGTAAAAAGGTGGTAAATACTTTATTCTTAAGAAATGTACTGGAAGGGAAGTTAGATATTGAGGCACTTTATGGTTACGTAAAAGCACCTTATATGAAAAATCTCTTCAATAAATTTATGGACGAATTTAAGGGAAAATAGAAATGAAGGTTCTACGTAGATTAACTACAACTGCAGCAGTTCCCCTACATAGAATTTCAACTTTCTCAGTTGGTAATGATAATGATGATATTAGAATCAATCTTTATTACGACCATAAGGAGGACACCTTAGAATGCTACTGTGTAGGCTCTCTAGCATCGAAAATTTTTAAGAAGAATAGTTCTACTCCCTTATTTTCCGTCAAGGATTCGAAGGAAGCTAATAAACTATTTAGAGAGGCAGTAGGAAAGATTCTCAATTACATTAAGGCTATTTATGGGGTAAGATAAGTAATGTCACTAAGCAACCAGGAAATAGAAAAACTGAAAGAAAAGCGCCGCTATCTTCTTCATAGGGCTATGCAAGCTGATAATGCTGAAGAAAGGGAAGATTATCAGAAAAGACTCAGAGAAGTTAATAAGCAATTAGACCCTTATATTACAGAGAAAGAAAAGAAGTTGCGTCCAAAAGTTCTAGGTAGAATTAAAATTTCAACTTTTTATGAAGGAAAGACTAATCGTTTTTACAAGGAAAATTATGATATGAAAATATATTCTCGATTAAGATTGACAGCAGCAGATGACTGGTTTTCAAGAATGTCACCTGAAGAGCAGAAAACCTATATACAGGAACACCCTAATTCTAAATATGCACAGAAGAAACCTTCTTATACCCCTTCACCATCTAAGTACACTCCTGAACAACAGAAGGCGGATAAAGAATTACGTGAGCTTGCTAAGAAATTTCAGGCCATTGACGATAAAATAAAAGATGATTTAGCTCCAGGTTTAAGGGAACAAGAGGACATATATCATAATTTTTTTTGCTAATCCTACAGAAACCGTTAAAAAGAGACGGATGCTGAAGAAGGAGTCAGATAAACTTTATAGGGATTTTCGTAAGTTATCCGCTGAGGATTCGCAGTCACCTCTAGGTAGGGGTATGATAGCAAGGATTAGAGAAATCGAGAAGGAAGATGATATATTATATGATAAAGTACAGAAAGAATTAAAAGAAGCTGGCTACGATAAAGATAAAGAATGGGCTCTAACCCAAAAGATGTATAAAAACCCTGAATATGACAAACGTATGCAAGAAATATTTGACCTTCAACAACAAGGGGAAGATATAGCTAAATCCGCTGGATTAAAGTTTGGAATAAAAGGGTTAGGTAACTATTTATAAAGGCAATTTAATATGGCACAACCTCCTCAAAAACCAGGGACAACCCAATTCCTTCCAGTAAGAAAGGACCAAAGGTTCCCTCCACGCTACACCCCTAGGAACCAGCCTAAAGTAAAAGGTCGTGGTATTAGCGCGTTGACCCTGGTTAAGAAGGTTGCAAAGACTCAGTTATTGAATAGCCAATACGTTGCCTTAAGAAGAGTACAAATTCATAAAACTAAGCCTTTAATTAAATTTGAAACCTTAACCCGTATGCCAGGGGAGAAACCAAGGGTTCACGTTCAGCGTATATATGCTGCAGACCCTAACTGGAAAGGTCCGTTATCCCAATGTCCTGCAATAAAGATTGCTTGTACTTGTGGTAACTATTTATTTGAATGGGAAGTTGCCAATGCTTATAGAGGAGCTTCTGACATAATCTACTCTAATGGTAATTTTCCAATTGAAACAAATCCTAGCTTAAGACCTGGAGTATGTAAGCACGTTCTTAAGTGCCTATTATTTATTCTCCAGAATAATTTATAAGGAATTATATATGTTCAAAGATTTGCCTGGACATTATCAGAGAGCTCTATTAAATGAAGCAGAAATTAGGTATAATGGGCACCAGATGTCTAGATACTGCAAATTAAGTACCAATAAAGATGAATTTCTTCTAAGAACTGCAGAATCATTAGAAAAAGACGTTAAGAAATACGTACTAAAAGATTCAAAAACTTTATATTTATTTCCCTTAAAGAAGGATAGGGATTCTCATTATGAACAGCAATCCAAAGAATATGCAGATATGCTAGACCGAAATTATGTCGCGTCTAATTTAATGAGCTTACGTATAGAAAGATAGTAAAAGGGCCTTAATATGAAAATATATTCACGATTAAAATTAACTGCTGACGATGAGTGGTGGAATTCTTTAGATAACGAAGCCAAGAAAGCTTATATACAGGAACACCCTAATTCTAAATATGCTAAAAAGAAAGCAGGTAATAATAAGAAATCTTTGTTAACTGAAAAGCCAAAAATGAATTCTTATGAATTGCTCATTCTCGTAGATAGGGATTGGGGATTTCCAGGAAATTGGGAAACAAAAACGTTCAATGCTAAATCGAATTTTGATGCTATCTTATGGATTGAAGAGAATTTTAATTTAGAATACAGCTCGTACCACTCTTTAGAAGAAGAAATGGAAGATTTCAAATCTGGAAAACAGGACCCTCGCAAGATATTGCAAACAGAAGACCCTTCAGATTACTTTGATAACGTAGCCAGATTGACTAATAAAACCACCAATAAAGTAGTATTTGAAGACCCCTATATGCTTCTACTATTTGAAGAAAGTAAAGGTATCGAAGACGATGAAGACATTGAAGATATCGAAGACGATGATGAAGATTAGTAACGAAAACCTAATTTTTTGATATTGAGAATATAATATAAAAATATATTCAAGATTAAGATTAACTTCTAGTGATGATAGCTGGTTCGATAAGTTATCTATTAAAGAAAAGAAGGCCCTTCTCCAAAATATGGCGCATTAGTAGGACTTTCAAATAAATTCAAAAAAAGGTTAAAGTACCGTTCAGAAAGAAATTAAAGAGAAAAACAGTGGAAAATGGATTTAATATTTTCCACTGTTTTTCTGTAAAAATATCTTAAATAGATTCAGTTAATAGAAAGGAATTTGAAATGATTCTCGAAAATGAAGATTTTGTTCAGTTTTATGTAGGGAAGAAAAAAGTATATGGCTTCGTAAATCGAGATAAAGTATTGAATGTCGAAGGCGAAGAAGTAATTGAAGTAAGGGAAGCCTCTTCTAATGACCTTAAATTTATTAATGAAGAGGACTTAATTGCCAACTATGGAAAGAGTCCGGACTTTGAGAATCTTAAAACAGAGGTGCTTACAAAAGAATTCGTTGTTCCTTTATTTGGTAACGTTACGTGTTATAGAGAACTGACCGATTTACAGATTAAATATATTAAAGATGCAATGTCTGATATTCAGGAAGATGTGAAAGATTTTTCAATTTATCCGACACGTATTTTCATTAAGTATAATAAAGGAAAGAAGGTAGGTTGCTGCAAGTTTAATAAGAAAGAAGAGGTTTTTGAGATTACCTTATGTCCAAAAGCCTTTGATAAAGAAAATTTGAAGTCTATTCTTCTTCACGAAATTGCTCACGCTGTATGGGATAGTTCTGTAGACCCCTCTTATAAAGCAAAATGGATTCGTTTATATGATAGAAATATGGAACGTAAGTCTGTGGCAAGTAAGGAAATTATTCAGTTGAGACTTGATTTGCTCGAATCAGGAATGACTGTCAACGATTATATTAAGAATATGGAAGATGGTGATGCAATGAAGAAGGTTGCTGACCGAATTAAAGAGCTGTATAATCTTAAACCACAGCATCTTGATATCCTTATTAGTCAAGGTGATGATTTGTCTAAATATTGGCCTGATGAAGCAATGCAAATTTCCGAAACTTCAGCCTTTGTTAGTCAATATGCTACAGAATCCGTTGAGGAATTTTTTGCGGAAACCTTTATGTTTAAGTATATGTCTATGGAATTGCCTGCAGCTGCTGAGAAGGCAGTGAATGCTACTTTGAAAGTAATGGGAATTAATTAGACTTGACTAGTTATGTAAGACAGTTCTCTACCGAAATTATCCGTCAGTCATCTGGGGCTACAACCTCTATATTGACTGACGGGCAGGTAGAGCAACTTCTTAATTATTTTCTGCTTCAGTCTATAGAACCTATTATGCAAACCCTATGGTTCAAGAATGAATTGGCACTGGTTCTTAATAGGAGCATAAGGGAATTTAGGGATAAGGTAACCTCTAAGGATAAGAAATCTGCCTTAACTGATTTATTTAATTTAATTTTCTGTTTTGATAAGGACCAGAATGTAGTAAATATAAGGTTGGCAGAAATTGATAGGTCTTATCTTCAGAATATTTGTTTCAAGTTTCTTGACATAGGTAAAGTCTTATTAGACGCAGATAAAGATTTTAATCGTTCTTACCTAAAAGGTGAACTAGATTTGAAATCTTCCGATAAAATAGCAGAAATAACCGACTATTTTCACGGGTTATCAGTTTCATTTATTACTAGAGCATATAAGAAGGTTAACTACTGGATTAATAATTATTTGCTGTTAAAAGAGAGAATTTTGAAGCATTATTATTTATTTGCTTATAAGTTCGCTTTAAGAACCGCTTTTCATAGACAGAATATAGATGCTGAATGCCTATTTAAGTCCTTGCTAATTGCTATGGATACCGCATTAGGGAAGTATGTAAGGGAAAAAGGGGTACTGTCCTCTTATTTCCTACTATGGTTCAAATCTACCCTTTCTAGGCCCTCTTTCGATTTTGAAATGGGCAAGCCTTATAATATGCCGGACTATGCAAAGAAGTTCGTAAAGAACCCAGCTATACTTCAAACCATTGATTTGGAGTCGGAGGAATTCCAATTTAATGAAGCCCATATCGTTGAGCAGATAGAAGAATATTTTTCAGAAATCGATTTAGACTTCTTAAAATTTTTAGACTCTGTTCAAGATGTTCACGTAGATTTAGTTAAAATTATTTTGGGTCTACCCAAAATTAATTCGGAGAATCTACCTAATTATTCTGTAAAATAAAATTGTATCAATTATCAATATTTTGATATGCGGTACAAAGTGAATTAAAAATACTATTAACAGCCTAAGTGCTATAAACAGTTAAATATTCAAAAAGGAAATTAAATTATGGTTACAACAGAATCTTCTTGGGGTGAAATTGACTCCAAATCTTCAAAGCAGCGTGAATCTTTTGTCCGTATGTCTGACTTGGTAGAGGTTTACGATAAAAATAATTATAAGAATTCTCAAAAGAGAGTTCGGCTTTTGGGTCCAGTAGTAAGTCAATGCTGGCATTCAGTTCAATGTGAGCGTCGTAAAGATGATAGTGGCAATGCTCCAAAGGGTATGTCTGCCGATTTCTGGTTCTACGTTCCTTGTTTGAATTATAATCCTCAAACTATGCAGTACGAGGACCACGATTGTCCTTTCTGCAAAGCTAAGGTTCCAAGCCAAATTAGGTACTATACGAATGCTATTATTCGTGATTTGGAAGACACTGCTCCTGCAAATAAAGGTGTTAGAACCGAAGAAGAAAAAATTGCTAAATTGTTGGGGGAGAATAAATTCTATCTTAAAGAAAGCAAAGAAACCCCAGCTTTTACACCAGTAAGAGTTTTAGAAATTCCCCGTTCAATGACTTCAAAATTGAAGAATATTGAGTCAACGAACTACTATATGGATGAAAATGGGCGTCGGGTCAACGCTAAGTTGTGCGATTTGCAGTATGGTGTTGATTTGTTCTTCTTTTATAATCCGGATAAAGAACCGGCCAATATGTATGATGTGGTACGTGATGTAGACAGTGGTAAGACTCCTATTAGCAAAGAATACCGCAGAGAATTGCTATTGTGGGATATTACTAAAACTCCGGAAGTTGATGCAGAAATGGTAAGAAATACCTTCAAGAATGTAGCAGCTAGAATTATCAATGCCAAAGAACCGTCCTATTTGCAATCTTATAAAGATGAGGCAAATGCTTCCGCAAAGGCTGAGGCTAAAGAAAGAGCTTCTCAGATTAAGGTAGTTACCTTAGATGATGAAGATGATATTGCTCCGGCTTCAGCTCCAGTAAAAGTAGGAGCTCCGGCTGCAAGACCTTCTGTAACTGAATCCCAGTCTATTGCTTCCATTTCGTCTGATGATGACGATATGTTCGAAGATTTAGACTAATTTATTCAGAGAGTAGGGCTAAATAAACAGCCCTACTCTTTTATTTTAATTTCATTTATTAAAGGATTAAATAAATGGTTGATAATGTTACAGATTTTGATTCCATTATGCTCAATTATACTACGAAAGTATTTGAGGACTGCGAAAAGAAAGACCAGATTACCGCTTCTATCGATGACGGTTACCGGATGTCCACCTCTTTGCTTGTTCTTGATATGATTATGAATGGTGGTGTTCGTTCAGGTTGGGTTACCTCTCTAGGCTTAGAGGCTTCTGGTAAATCGAGTTTGGCTATTAAAATGATGGGTTCTTTGGCAAAGCAGCACATTCCTTCATACTTTATAGATGCTGAAGGTGCTTTGGATACAGAATATGCCTGTGCCATTGCTGGAATTAGTGATATTACAGAATACTTTGGAAGAAAGAGCCCAACAGGAAAAGGTTATGAACTTCCTCCAAAAATTCGTTATACTGATGAAAATATTCTGGAAAAGGTATTCCGTTTTATTAAGAGAATTTTATTGAATTTACCGGATAAAGTATACCGTCAAGATACAGGAAAGTGGTACCTAAAATTTACCAGGGATAAATCAGATACAGAAATGATGAAAGCCCTAGGGTTAAAGCACGATGCTAAATTATATACCCAAACCGGACAGTATTGGTGTGAGGTTCCCCACGGTAAATTCCAAGCAGCTTTTATTATTGACTCTCTTCCAGCTTTGGTTACTTCGGAAGTGGGGGAAGAAAGTGATAAAGAAAGTAAAGCTATTGCTTTAGACGCTAGAGCTTTTGCAAAAGAGGTAAAACCGGTTAGAGGTTTACTGAGACGTAAACACGCAGTTGTTTTAGCCGTAAACCAATTAAGAGATAATCCAGGCGTTGTTTACGGTCCTACCACTTATGAACCTTGCGGCAATGCAGTAAAATTCTGTAGTGATGTAAGAAATCAGTTAACCACCCGTTCCGTTAAAGAAGGTTGGCAGAAAGCAAAGATTGATGGGTATGAATCCTCTTCCATTGGCGCTGAGCCTTCCATTGAAGCTGAAGGTGCTGAAGATAGATATGTTTATAAGCACATTAAAAATATTAAAAACAAGCGTGGTATTCCTTTCCGTTCAGGTTGGGTAAGACTTTGGATTTCTGACTACAATGGAAAAGCTAGAGGTTTTGACCCAGTATTTGACTGCTTTTCTTATCTTGAAATGACTCGGCAGGTTATTTTGAAGAGAACAGCGGGTCGTAGGGAATTGATTGGTCTTGAGTCAGTAATTCCAGGTATTAAAGCTCCAATTGTAAGTTGGTTAGATTTTAAGCGACTAGTAGTAGGTGAGTATTTCAACAAACCTGAATTAGTAAAGAACTTTATGAAAACCTATGAGCTTACAGAAGAGCCTCATTTAATGGAAAAGTGCTTTAAGCAAATTGAAACAGGGGAAGCTTTCGATAAGATGATTGATTCTAAAGAACCTGTAAATAATAGTAACGAAGATGAATTTGTTGAACTAGATGAAGAGACAAGTTTGGAATCGGATTTTGATGCGGACGATATTTCGGAGGATTTGGATTAATGAAAATCAGAAAGCTGTTCAAGTTCGAAGCAGGGCATATTGTAAGAAATTGCTCTAGCACTCGTTGTAAATTTTCTCAGCACGGTCATTCTTATAAGGTAGAAGTGTTCCTAAGTTCCGATAAGTTGGATAATGGACAAATGGTATTCGACTTCGGATTGCTGAAGCCTACTGTTGGGAAATTCCTTGACCAATTTGACCATAGCTGGCACTATTGGAATAAAGAATCCCCAGAAACGATTGAATTTATTCATAAGTTTAATCACCGTTGGGTAGAATTTCCATTTTCACCTTCTGCAGAAAATTACTCTATTTATTTTCTGAAAGCCATTACTGATATATTAAGTAATGTTAAAATGGAAAATGGAGAAGGTACTGTTAAGTGTATTGGAGTAAGAGTCCACGAAACGGATACCGGCTATGCTGAATCATCTATCGAAGACTTAGAAATGCATAATTATTATCAGTTATCTGATGTAAAAATATGCGCTAGGGAAGATTAAAAATTTAACTTAAAAGAAAGGTAGCTATAAGATGGCAAGAAAAGAAAGAATTGAAGAATTGAAACCTATGCTGGAACGTTTAACAGACCCAGTATTTGCTTCAGTACATACTTTAATTACTGTTTTATCAGAATTCTCTGAAAAACCTATGTCTTTGGAAGAGGCTGAAGCGGTAAAGGCAGAAAAACCTGTAAAGGCAGCAAAGAAACCTGCTACTAAACGTGAGGTAAAAGCCCCCATTGAAGACTTCGATGATGATGTAACCGCCCCAGTAATTGAAACAATGGATGGTGAAGATATTGAAGACTTTGATTTAACTGAGGAAGTACCGCAGAAGGCTACCCCAAAAGAAGTTCAGGAAGATATGGATATCTTTGAGGAAGAAGCTCCAGTAGTTTCTAAGCCAACTTCGAAAAAGGAAGCAGAACCTGCTAAAACTAAAGTAGAGGAGCCAGACGACTTTGATGATGATTTCGATGATACTCCTGTTAAAACTGAAGTAAAGAAGGAAGAACCTAAGAAAGAGGAAAAAGTCGTAGAAAAGAAATCTGATGACGACTTTGATGACTTCGACTTCTAATTATTTTCTCATCTAATAAAAATCCTTGGAACTTTTATATTCCAAGGATTTTTTTTTATATTATAGGTTTTACTGAATGACCTAGCACTTCTCCGTCGTAGGTTTGCATAGCTTGTTTTTGCTCAAGCCCCCTATAATTTAATATCCTGAACGGTTCATTTATTAATTTAAGAAGGCTGAGGTTTTCCGAATTCTGCACAAGTCTTAATTCAAGTTCGTTCTTAAATATTTGTCTATCCGAAGTCATATGTGGTGTTACAGAGATAACTTTCCATAACTGTCCTTGTTTGCCTTCGCATATTACATCTTCCCTGCCTATATATGAAACATCCCCAGCTAATTCAAGCTTGGTAGTCTGCAATGCCTCAAATAATTCAAAATTTTCTGTTTCGGTAATAGGCTCAAAATCACCTTTAATAAATTCACCTAACTGGTAGAATACTTCAATATGTGATACTGAAAATTTTACGTTATTAGCCCCTGGCATAGTATACGGGCATACTTTAAGATAAATTTCAGTTTGTTTTCCGTTTCTATCCCTTATTAGACTATCATCATACTTTAACCAAGAAGAGCCGTCAAAGCTGACATACAGGCTATAATTTCGACAGTATTCGACATTATTTCTTACTCGTATTCCTAGATATTCTTTAAAGAATGTCGGGGCTTTGAATTTCCATATAATATAATTATCAGAACTGAAATCCGCTTCATAGCTGTAAGGGTAAGTTCTTTGTAGCATAAATCCAAAGGTTTCAGGATTATCCCAGTAATCTAATATATAACGTTTCCCATTAAATAGCTGATATCCTTCTTTATACCCTGTTCCATAACATATACCACAAGGACTCTTATCCCCACCAAATATTAAAGAATTATTAGAGCCTATTGCATATTCTTCGATATCATCTATTGTAAGTTCGGACTCTTTGAAATCTTCAATACCATTAAATTCAGATTCTGGGGTAGAATGTTGCTGGTCTGGTTTTGTATTCCATTCTGTTTTTAAGGTTGCGGTCGAAAATGGATTTTCATCGTTCATCCCGTTTTCAAAAATTGGAGGCAATTCTTCCCCATTATTTCTCATAGAACAAGTACATTTTTGTCCACAGAAATGCTTACTCCATATTTGAAGGTCCACACCATCAACCTTTAGAGCTTCGGTATGTCGAGCATTTTGCCACCCAACAGCTTGTTGAACTCTATTCTTTGCCACCATCGCCATTCCATTATTTGCTGGTCTGAGTATAGAATTCTGCTGAAATTTTCCGCGTCCTACGTGTAAAGTCATTAAATTTTGCCTAAATTTATTTTATTTTGATACAAAAATTGTAAAAAATAACAAAATTATATAATTTACAACCCAAAATGTACCATATTAGTATTAAGATTTATTTGGTGCATATATAATAAAAATAGTGAGGGTTATTTATTTGAGCACTAAATTAATTATGTCTGCCGACCCTGGCAAAGAAAATTTTTCAATTGCTGTACAAAAACTTGAAGATGAACTTCCAAGTATACTATACGTGGAATTGCTAGATTGTACTATTACCGAGTTGAGGGAAAACGCTAACCCCCCTTTCATAGAACAAATGAGAAAATTTTCTTCTTATGTAAGTGGTATATTGGACAGTTATAAACCTGTAGAAGTAACAATGGAAAGATTTCAAATGCGTTTTAGAACCCCAGGCGCAACTGCCGAAGTGGTAAACGTTATGATTGGAATTGCTTGCTTACTATGTCTACAAAGAGATATTCCAGTTAAGTTGGTAATTGCTGGGGAGTGGAAGAACCACTTCAATAGATATTCTGATATTCCCTTAAATGATTTATATAAGTCTGTGAAGCGCCTTCCACCACACGTTATAGATTCAGCAATGATTGGTTTATATTATAGTATGAAGAATAATGATTTCTATAATAAGGAAAAGCTCATTTCTTATTGTGAAGAATTGAAAGTGAAGTACGATGAATCTGTTAAAGAAAAAAGGCTACAACGCACTAGTTCCGATGGACTATCAGAAAGTAAAGGAAAATCCGAACATTCTTCTGCCAAGAAATAAATATGACTTGGCAGATGTGGCTCTACTGACTAAGCAGACTCTAAAACAGGTAAAAGCAGATTATCGTAGGGGTCTTAATTTATTAGTCAATTTGATACAGTGTTATGATTTGATAACTAAGTATGAAAGCGAGGATTTTTCGGAATATTATTGTAAATTTGATATAGAAGAAGAGTGGAAGAAAGTATCAAAATTCTTCCAGTATATACCTTATATCGGGGTTGATGAGTATATGATAATTAGGAAATATAACCCCGAGCTATTAAATTTTTTGAAACTTAAAGGAGAATTTAAGAATGTTAACCCAGGAACAAAAGCAGGAACAGGACCTAAAGATGAATTCTGTTCACTACTACCTTAAATCGGACTCCGACCATATCTTTGTTCGTAATAACACAGATAAATTGGACCCGCTTTATAGAAAACGTTCAGTCATTATTATTCCGATTACACCGGATAAAACGATTCGTGTTGCTGCAATGAAAGCACCTCAGGATTTGACTGAACAAGCTACTAAGGAAGAAATTCTAAAAAGCCAAGCCTTTATGGATTCTCTTCGCAAGAAGCATATTCTTATTTGTACCGATGAGGAGGCTTATGAAGAAAGACTGACAGAAGAGGCACAGAGAGAAATTGCTAAATACGAAGCAAATGCCAATAATTCTTCCCTCGATGAAATTCTTTCCAGAAAAGAAATCAAAGTAGTTAATATTACTGAACAGCAGGAAAGAGAAGAATCTGCTAGAGCAGTTGGAGGAATCAATCCTTCAGTATTAGATTGCTTGGTAAGAGATGACATTACCCCAGAAGAAAAAGTTCTGGTAGTAAAAGAGATGGCGGAAGTTCTGGAACGTAAAGATTGGCAGTATATCTTTGATAATGCCACTGGAGAGCTAAAGGAATTGGCCCTTTCTAAATTGAACTAATAAGTAAATTAGTTTTACCTTAAAATAGTGGACATTGAATTTGTCCACTATTTTTCTTTTATTTCAATATTTTTATTATATATTGAACAGCTTTCTAGGATTTTTGAACTCTTACAATGAACTATAATTTTTCTTCAACAGCCGAATTAAATTCCTGTATTAGAAAGATGGAGTTATCCGTATCTAGGCTTGAATCGGAATATAAGTCAATTTCTTCCATCAAGGATTTAGAGAGTAAGATTACTTCTAGCTATCTATTGCTGGACCGTTGTTATATGGGAATTCAGGAAGTAAAGCTCTTTCAAAGCTTTTTGAAAGGTACTAGAATGAATTTACTGTCTTCGGTAAAGAAAAGCCATAATCAGCTTTTATCAAAATTACTTTCTAGCTTAGAAGAAATTTCAGAAGAGGTCAAGCCAGAATCCTATACGAAAGACTTAGAGAAAATTTCTAAATTAATTAACGAAGTTCCACTTAGAACCTCAATATTCCCTAAAGAAGATGCTATTATTATATATTCCATCTTCCCTAAAGATAAGAATTACCTTATATTTTCCACATTATATACGGAAAATAATTCGGAGAAATTCCTGTCAATATCTAATGTTGATAAAGTTCTACCAGGTAAGTACCTAATGGGGGATAAAGTGGAAGATATTGAAGAGTTTTTCAATCCGAGAAATTTGCTTCTTTCTAATGTTCTCAAGGAGGCTAATGTACTTCCAAAGAATAAAGTAAGAGCTAAAGTAAGGGAAGGTGTAAACCTAATGAAGGCTAAGTCTTTATTATGTAATACCCTTCAAAGTTATATTAAAGAAGCAATTTTATTAGACGATAATATAATTGTATCGTTTAATAAGTTGAGGGATAATGAGGTTAAATTGGTAGCTAATACCTTAAAATTAAGTAGTAATGATAAATATTTAATGCTTTCAATGCAAGGGGAATAAATATGCCGGCAAGTTTTCTAGAAACACAGAATATTAAAATGCCATTTACTGAGTATATGTCAATGGTAGAAAGGACTTCTATGAAGAGCCTTCTTCGTAGAGCTGCTGAACAGCTTTCCGAAAATAAGGTAAAGAAATTGGTAGATGATTATAAGGCTAAGGTCAATAACGATAAGCATCTATTAAATCAAATAGATGAATTGCCTGTTATTTCGGATAATCCATCCCCTGTAGTAAAAGAAGTTAATGTAGAGCAGGAAATTCTAGAAAATCAGCCTTTAACATTTAGAAAATCAGCTATTAATCAAGCAATTACTGCTGATGTTAAAGGATTCTGTAGTAGTTGCTTTGACTTATCAGAGCCGGAAAAATATCAGGAAATTTTAGCATTAATTGATGAAGACCTCGCAAAAGAAGGACAGAATGTCTTTGATATTTCTACTAAGGAAAATTTAATCCTTGGGCTTGCTAATCGTTACGCACAGAATGCTATTGATGCCAGAACTTTGGAAAAATGGAAAGAATATAATTTCTATATGCGCTCCCTTGCTTATTTCATTCCATTACTTCTTGAAAGTGCTAATTCAAAGTCTTTAGATAATAAGGTTGAGAAACTCGAAGTTGATTTCAAGGTTATGTCTAAGGTTAAGAAGCTTATTTCTTCAGAAGAAGTAGAAGCAGCACCAAAAGATGGATACATTGAAACAAGGGAAGGGGAAAAATTATCTAATATTAAATTGCCGAAAGGGAAATGGTGCTATTATATTTCTAAGAATGGTACTAAATACGCTGTCCATAACGTTGGAGGTAAATTGAGAGCCTTTAAGGTACCAAGTCAGCAGGAAGTTGCTCTGATTCCAGATATGAAAGCAAAAATCTCTGTTATAGCCGCGGATGTAAGCTATAAAGAGTTAGTAGAAGAATTAAACGAGCAATTCGAAATAGTAAAGAAAAACCTTGATAGAATCAAGGATAGATTTAAGTACAGAATGCTTATTAATGTATCTTATCCACTGGATAGAGCTAATAAAATTGAAGATGATATCTACAATGAGCTTAAGAAAATTAATAAGGAAGTTGATAAGCTTTGGGGTAAAATTGGTTAATTTTTAATCTATAAGGATTCTAAAATGGTTGCTGCTATAATTGGACAAAATTTTACAATGTCTTCCACCTTCTTAAATGAAGATGGGACTCCATTCGTAGTATCAAAACCTGTAGAATATAACGTTTACGCTTTTGATAACTCGTTCATTATAGGAGGGGCAGCAATTCAGAGTAAAGCTCAGCCTCAAGAGTGGTTTGCTTATTTTGCAATTCCTAGTAATGCTCCCGTTCCAAATGACGCAAGTAATCAGAAATATAGAATAGAATGGCTTGCCGAAAATACTTCTGACGCAAATAATCAGCAAATGAAGGCCATTGAATACTTTGAGGTGTTGGATAGAGCTGAGCCTTTATCTTACGATTCTGCTATTGCTATTTTGCCTGGACAGCCAATAAAAGACTTCTTATGTACAGAACTACCTATTCAATCCCTCTCTTTATCAGTATCTGATTATTCTGATAAAATCGTATATACCCAAAATATAGATAACCCAAAATCAGAGCTTAAAAATAATGCTTATGTAACATATATTGATACAATTAAAGCAATACCTCAAGTAACTGATAAAGGTATGGGTTTATGTCCATATTTATTAGTATATAGCTATACTACAGACCAAGGTATATCTAATGAAGTTCATACCCTATATATTGCTACGGCTAAGGTATTATTACTGGTCAACGATTTAAGAAGATATATGGATAAGGCAAGAAATGAAGATATCGACCCAAGCCTAAGATGGACAGATGTGGAGCTGATTCACTTTATTACTCAAGGCTTGGCAATGTTTAATAACTCTGCGCCTTCTATTACTAATTATACCTTTACCTCTTTACCTCCGACCTTTATGTATTGCATAAAACAATGTGCAGCATTAGAAGCACTAAATGCTTTATATTTAGCAGAAGGGTTCAGAGCAGGTATGGAATTTACTGGTGCTTCTGTTACCTTGAATATAGATAGAACCCAATATATTCAGTATAAGATTGATGAAATTAAAGGGTGGATTGATACCAATTTGGAAAAGGAAAAGAAATTATTAATACGTCAAAGCAATGGTATGGGTGTTACCGGAGTTCAGTTTACTTCAGTAATGAATGGATTCAATCGTTTCTATACTAATGCCGCAATGGCAAGACTAATAAGACGGTGGTAAAATCCCCCGTTTTACCTTGTTTTAGTGGTTTTCAATAATTTTATTATATAAACATAAGAAAGAGCAGGATTTTATTTATGGAGAACAAAATGCCCAACTTAAACAACATTTTCAAAAGTGAAGAACGGAATATTTCCTTGGCTCTTCAGCGTTATAGCACAGTTGGTAAGGATTCTTATAAGCTATTGTGCGAATCTGCCTATAAGGATTTTTCTGATAAGGAAGTAGTTCGTTCAGTAGCACAGATATTCAAAAACAAGGTATCGGTAATTGAAGGTAGTATTAAACGTCTTCCTTCCAACTTGGTTTCTTTCATTGTAAGGGAAAATAAACGTTCTTTCGCTTACGATGGGAAAACCCTCCCTTCTAAATTTAAGAAAATTACAGCTTCTATTATTGCGGATACAGAAGATAATTCTATTTGGGAGGTTGTAAGTGAAGGCGGTAAGAAGAGAATTGTTCTGAAATCCAATGAACATTTCGAAGACCTATTTAAGCACAATAATAGAATTTGTACTGCTGCTGTTCATAATTATAGTGTTCCTGCACAGTTGGGCGATTATGTAGCTTATTACGATAATAAGAGTCACTCAGTGAAAGCAGGATATGTTACTGAGGTTAAGGAAGACCCAGAGTTCGAAGACCAGAAATTATTCCTTATCACTGATGAAAATATGAATGACACTATGGTCAATGAAGAATTGATTATGGACGCGGCGGATTTAACCGATTTAGGTAAAAACCCTGTAGCATTAGCTGCATTAGACGAAAAAGGCGCAGGTGATGTCAAAGATTATATGAAAGAGCTGTTTAACGACACAGAATTCTATGATAATCTCAAAGATTTAATTGGTGCACGTAGAAAATTAGGCACAGATGGTGAATATGAAAATACCATTGTTGCGTCTACCGAGGAAGAAATTCAGAAGGCAAAAGACGTAATAAAAGATTACGTATTTAATGAAGCCTTAAATGAGTTGAAACAGGAAATTGGTGCTCCATCAGAAGTAGAAAGTAATGAAGAGGAAGTAATCGAGGAGGAAGCTAACGCAGATGGCGATTTAGATTTTGCTTCCGAAGAAGAGATGAACGACTTCTTAGCTGCTGAAAAAGAAGATGAAGAAGTTTCTGAGCCAGTTATGGAAGATAAAGAATCCTTAGAAGAAGGATTGGAAATTCCAGCTGAAGATAAAGAGCCAGTTATGGAAGACGTTAGTGTGGAAGACCAAACTCTGGATGAAGATATTGCAGAAGCATCTGAAGATGAACTAGGATTAGAGGATAGATTATCCGGATTGTTATCTGAAGATGATATTGAGGTTACATCTGAAGATGAATTAGATGAAGGGGAATTTGAAGATTTTCCAGTTGAGGAAGAAATTAAGGAGTAATTTCTATGGTTGATATTAAGAAAATATTGGCTAATTCTTCCCCAGAAGCAATTCAGAAGATTAAAGAAATCGTTAATGAAAAAGACGATAATAAGCTTTCGGAATACGTAAGAGGATTAATTAAGCCAATTGAAGATACCGAAAAGAAAGTAGAGTCTTCCGTTAGGTGCAAAGAAGGAAATGAAGTTATTGCCTTCTTTAATATTGCGGATTATGATTGGATTAGATATAAGGGAAAGTATCACAAAACACTTCCTTGCAGTAATACTGATGGTTCAATTATCAGATTACAACCAGAAACTGTTCTCGGTATTTCTAAGGTTGCTGATTTAATGGGAAATTACAAGGTTCTGTTGCCGGATTATATGAAATTTCCGGTTTCACTTGGGAAGAATGATGTAGTAGCTATTAAATCCCGTTCAAATCCTTATACTGGTAACGTAGCTTTGCTATTTGTTAAAAGCAAATAATTTTAAGAGGTTCTAAAAATGGATATTAATAATTTACCACAAGGTTACCACAAAGCGGTTACCGAATCTGATTTTTATATCTTCGACGGACAAGGGGTGGCTCTTCCAAATGAAGTAAAAGGTCGATTGCTTTTAATTGGGTGTTTTGATATGTCCAAGGAAGCTAAATTTGGAGAAGTAAAATATGCTTCTAGTTCTAATATAGATTTAATTTTTTCCGATGCTTCTAACTGCTATAGTAAAGAGAATGGAAAATTAGTAATTGATGGAAAAGAAGCAGCTATAAACGATAGAATTCTACTGGCAGGCCAGACTAATTCTGCGGAAAATGGAATTTATATTGTAATGGCTATTGGTTCCGACTCCGAATCCTTTGAGTTAAAACGTTCTTCTGATGCTAATGCAGTTAATGCTATGCAAGCAGGAAAGTTTGCTATTATTTCTTCAGGGGATACTTTGGCAGGTCATATTTTTCAGTTAATGCCATATTGTACGAAGAAGGTTCTAGGGGAAGCCGAATTTAACTTCATAGATTTGTCTAAAGAAGGCTATTACGCAAATCAGCTATACGGATTCCGCCTATTGCATTCCGTAGTATGTAATCAAATTGATGGAAGAAAAAATACTTTTACTTTTGCTTGTCCGGACTTCCTTAATATTGATACCCCTCGTATGCTGAAGGTATTGGTAGGTTGGGACGTAAAAATTGATACTATTATGCAGTCTTTGCTGAAGAAAGATTTTGGTTTTGCAGAATATACAAATAGCTGCATTACAGCTTATTTATAGGAAAAATGAAAGGTGGTAATATAAATGTCTGATAATAATTACTTAAATTTACCAGAGCCTTTGGCGGATTTGGATAAATTAAAGGACCACCTTTCTACTATTAAGTCCTTGGTGGACTTAGAGAGTAAAGATTTTCAGAACGATAAGCTGGCTTTCAATAGCCAGCGAGTTCTTTTAGGCTCTTTACTGGCGGTATATCCGACGGCAATAGAAACTTACCTTAATAAGCCAGGTCAGAGTTCTATGTACTCATTGACCAATCTTACTTCCCAGATTAATGACTTATTTAATGAAATAAGAGCTTCACAAAATTTAGAGAATCAGTTATCTTATATTACTGAGAATATTTTAGACCCCCTAATAAAAGCTTTAATTTCTGGACTATTTGATGCGGTATACGAGCAAAAGCAGTCCATTAAGAAAATAGAAGAATTCAAGTCTAATAAAAAATTGCAAGATGCTCTCGAATCTGTTCTAAATGCTGTTCTTACTAATTATGCTAAGTTAATTGATACTAAGAAGGAAGAAGCAATTTCTAAATTAACAGAGTACTTGGTAGAAATTAAATAAACTAAAGGATTAACCATAGAAATGAGTGCTGATTTAACTGCCAATGTATCGGATAGTTCCGTAAAAGAATTTCTAGGAGCTTTTATTGAGCATCCATTTCTCATATTCTCCTTAATGTTCTTAGTTTGGTTCGGAATGATTTTATATAAAGAAAGGACCTTCTTTTTCGAAATTATTAAAAGCTATTTTTCCTCTTTTGGCGGAAGAAGGAAAATTACTAAAATTGATTTGACTCACCATCAGATTTTCAAAGATTTAGATTACTGGATTGATTATAGAGTAAATCAGCTTTATGGTAGTACTGTATCTGGAAATTATGATAAAGCAAAAATTGCAATGGCTAGGGCAATTTTATTAATCAAATTAAGGGATACTAAAAACTGGCTTTCTTGTTTCGTAAATGAAACCAATTTTGAAGATAGTAATTTAGATATACGTTCTATATTTCACCATAAGAAAGAAGAGCATAATGCTATCCAGTGGGCAGCATATAAAGAAAGGGGAATTCCTTCCAGATTTATTGAAAAATTTATGGAAGTAGGTAGAATTCACGAAAGCTATTTGATACGCTCTTGTGAAGACCTATTATCGGAAAAGGTCCCTATGAACATATATGAAAAAATTTATATGCTTCTAGGCTTTCTGACAGTATATTACAGTACATTCATTATAGAAATTGGTAGAGTTATACAATCTATTAATGGTGACTTAAAAGGAGAGGTTTTTGATAATATGGTAGTAGGTGGCAATGATTATCGTTGTTATCCTGTACCTAATAGAGATTTCATACCTTTAGTTGAAACAAAATTAAATGAAGTAATCTTAAGTACTAAAGCAAGCAGAGCTTCTATCTTTGTAATTCACGATGTCCCTTCAGATGATTATCTTCAAGGTTGCATTTCTAGGGTTTACGAATACGAGGTAAAGGGATTTCTTCCTGTTATGATTCACTTTCAATATAAGCCGGCAATATGTTTAACGGATATGATTTCAACTTGGAAACAACATCAAGGTTTTCACGGAAATGTATCTGAACTAAATGACTTATTGAAGGAAATGCTTATTACAATTGGGGTAGAAGCTATATTTACTTATCCAATGTTTGTAGGTGGAATGCTTAAGGGGTTTCTAGCTTTGGAATATAATTCTATAGACACCTACAATAATTTAGATATAGACAGAGTTTCTGAAATTATTAAGAAATATGCCTCAATCCTTAATGTTTATATTGATTACAGTAAGACTGGATTGAATTATGAAGGTAATTCTATGAGAGAAGTTAGAGAAGACAGGGGTTAATAAAAATGAATTCTAAATATCGCTATATTATTCAATCTTCCGTGTTAAGGACTGAAAAGCCTGTTGAATTGAATAAGTTTAATAAGAAAATCTTAGCTGCGAATATGGATGAAACAGAGAGGGCAATTTCTGCTCTACCTGTCGATGTAGAGGATTGGCTGCCGGCAGCCTCTAAGCAGTACCATATTAGCCCTAAGCTAGAAGACTATATTATAGTTCCAGTAATTGCTTTCTTTTCTGACCTTCCTAATCGTAACAGTGTCGGATTTCCTTTGCAGGAATTAATAAAGTTCAACCCTGAACGTGGGGTTTGCGTATATAAGACTTGGAAAGGACAACCCACTTTCCAAGAGCATAGAAATAATGATATTACCGCAGCAAAAGGCGTAATTTTTGATTCAGTAATTAGACCCGTTAATGACTTTCAAGGTGATTTAGTAAAGGTTATTTTATTAACTGGGTGGGATAAAACTAAAGACCCAATTTTATGCAATAAAATTCTTACTAATAGCTTAAACAGCTTTAGTATGGGCGCTTATGCTAATGATTTTCGTTGCTCTATTTGTGGTAAATCTTTGTCTAACGGAGGATGTCGGCATATTGACGTAAATTGCCCACAGATGAGAATCATTGACGGAAATTTATGCTTTATGAATGGTATTGATTTAGCAGGATTCGAGTGTAGTTTTGTCGAAAACCCAGCTTATATAATGGCTCAAAATCCTAGTTATATCGAGGTTTCTAAGGTTTAATAAAAATGAAAATATTCGCTCGTCTTAAAATTATTTCAGATGAAAAGGATAATCGTAGGAAGTATAATGAAGATTACTGGGCTTTAAGAAAACGTTTTGGTATTAAAGATGGAAAAACCCTAGAGCCACAAACAGACCCTGAGCAAAAGAAAAAGTTCAGGGAAGAGGTAAAGAAACTTAAAGTAAAATATAATATAAGAGATAAAAAGAGCGGTAATTAAAATTACCGCTTTTATTTTGAAAATAAGCCTTCAAAGTTCCAGAATTCTAAATTATCCGTGCATTCATCTTTTATTGCCCAAGTCGGCATATGACACCAAGTATTATCCTTGAGCATAATAGCAATAAATTCCTCATCTTTCCTAGGTCTGATAACCCGTGAAGCGGGACACCAACCTATGGTATCCCTTCTAATAAATTCCTTATTAGTGTCTATATCGTAGAACTTCTGGCAGTAACCTGCATTCCAATTTTCAAATAAAAACCTGGAGGACGGAAGTTTCGGAATCGGCCTTCCTTTATTCCCTGTGATTCTACCAATTTCTTTTACTTTGCCTTCGATAAGCTCATATAAAAGGCAGGCCTTTCTTTGCAAAGTAGGGCAAGACTCATTGCATTTCCCTTCCATTGTATTTACGTAACATTCTTTCATTCTACTGCCTCCTCCGTAAAAGATTTAGGTAACCCATATCCATTTTTAAGGCTTATATCCAAACTCTTCAATGTACGACATATATCTTGTTCTAATTTTTCAATGCCTGGTTCCCCGTCATTTGTAGCTACACTTACTAAATTTATTATGCGCAAGACGACATACCTCTTAGCTGTTTTCCTTTTCATTACTTTACTCCCTTTAATTTAACTAAAGTTCTATAATGAAAAATTTGAATATTATAGCCGCCAGCTGAAATTGTTTCAATTTCCAATAATTTATCTCCATTAAGCTTCCATTTCAAATTTCCTTCGTATGTTACGGAAGTAATATCAAATTTTACTTTATTGAGAATTTTAATTTCATTATCAAGGAGGAAGAATTGCTTATCCTTTTCAACCTCTTTTTTAATTTCCTCAGCTGTTTTGCCAGAAATATAAGTATTAAACATTAAAGCGAAGTGTTTGTCTTCCAACTTTTCTTTTAATTGTTCCATCGGCATTTTGCTAATTTTTATTCTGCTTTCGGCAATTTTATTAAAAGATTCTGTAACTTCGTTATCCAGTAACTTAATCATTTCGTTTACCATTTTGATATAATTTTCTTTATCTGTAATGGTGCTCGTTTGCTTTACTTGGTTATTGAATTTTTCTTCTCTTAACTGTTCCGCTGTTTTTACAACCTTGATAATTTCCATTGCTTTAACTTCTCTCCAAAATTTTGCAATGTCCTCTAATTTATTTGCTTCGTCGTATTTAGCTAATAAAGCAAATACTTTATCGTTCCATCTATAAGCTTCATAAGGTACTTTATAATATAAGTCCTCCATTTCCTTATATTCTTTGCTATCTTCCTCGTAGGCGTTTCTTTCATCAAGGATTCTTCTCATTAAGTCGTTATGCACATTATAGAAAGCACTGTTGATAGTATCTAATACTTCTTTCTGTTGGGATTTATTAGGAATACCATTAGTAACCTTTGTCCGTGCTCTTTCCAATAACTCTTCTGTGCTTAACATTTTTATTCTCCTTGTATCAATTTATTTACCTTATGTTATTATTTTATAATAACATTTATCAAAAGTCAAGGATTATTTTTAGAATTTTCCAATTTATTTTTATGAAAATATATACGAAATTTAATTTTTCAATATTTATTAACTATAAAAGATGGAAGAATTCTTTTTAGGTTGTGGATAACCGACCTTTGAACAGAATGATTTCTGAGTTGTCCTTAATTTTAATTTTATGACCTACCGAAAGCTAGGTCGAATTGGAGAATGCTATGTTTGAAAATTCTAAAAAAATTCTTGCATCGGCAGATGTTCCAGTGATTATTGCTAAAACCGAAGGTGAAATTCGAGTTCGTAACTTTAAGTGTAAGGATTCCGGAATTAACCTGGTAGCCAACTATATGGCGGCTCCTTTATCCCCGATTTCTGGCGGTAAATTGGTTCCTGCAAATAATAAAATCTTGACATTATCCGCAGAGGATGTTGCTAACTTTACTAGTTTGGGTACCTGCCCTCACTGCAAAACAAATCTTTGCAGTTCCCGTGAAGTTGCTGCTTCTCTAAAGAATGAAAAGATTCACTGTATCGTTTGCGGTGAAGAAATGGTTGTTGAAGAGGCAACTACGCCATCTGAATACGTTGATATGATTGAACAGAATATTCAGGATGCTGATGAAAAGACTCCTAAAGAAGCTGTTGCTGAAGCAGATTTGCCAGTAGAGGAAAATAGGGTAGAATCTTTGCCAGCTGAAGGAATTCCAGCTGAAGAAGAAAATAGAGCTGAGGATAAACCTGAAGAGGTTGAAGCTGAAGCTGAAAAACCAGAATCTGCTTTAATTATGGAAGAAGATGGTGCTGACACCTATGTTGAGGGTCTGGAAAAAGTTGAAGCTGAAGAGACTTCAAATCCAGAATCCTTAGAAAATGAAGAAGCTCCAGCTGAAGAACCAGCAGTAGAAGACGAAGAAATTAGAGTTGATATGCTGTCTAGAGTTCAGGCGGGGGTTAATTCTAAGAAAATTGAATTGGTTGCGTCCCGTAATACTGATTTGCGCTATGTTATGGTAGCTAACAAGCCTGTTGCTACAATGCACAAATCCAGAGCTTCCGCTGAAGTTAAAGAAATCTTCTCCAATAACTACTTATTGGAAAGCTCTTTAATTGAAGCCGTTGAAAAAGAAGGTATGTCAAAAGCCGTTGTTTCTGCTTTTGGTATTGTACCGCTTGTTCTTAAAGTTAAAGCTTCTGACGTTATTAATAAAGCCGTTGACGACAGAGTTGCTGAAATTGAACAGGATTACAAAGAAAAAGAAGAAGGCTTAGACGAAGCCTATGAACAGAGCCTTGGAATGGCCGCTGTAGGTATTAACCGTGGTACTTTTGCGGATTGTGATAATGTTCTTGCAGAAGATATTATCGAAAATCTGGAAAATGTAGGTGTTGAAGACGCACGGGAAATTGTTGAATCCTCTTTCAAAAATAGAGGTGAAGACTACCTGAGAACCATCGTAGCGAAAGCTGCGGAATTCAAAGGAAAATCAGCCGAAGTTAGAAATGAAATTGCTAATACTATCTTGGCAAGCTCTTTCAAATCCGGTTTGAACTTGAAGCACAAGGCTGTCGCTTCTGTGCAGAGCGTTTCCGCTCAACCTAATGACGAAGACATTGCAAGATATAAGCAATTGCTTCAAAAATATTAATAATAAGGAGATTAACATATGTTAGACGTTGCTAACACAAGTTACTTCCATTACACTGAAGAATTGGTTGCGAATGATAGCCTTGCTACCATCGTTGAAGGTTCTCCATTGGTAATGAAAGTTGAAGATGGTCTTGGCAAAGTTTCTCTGGGTTCTGGCAATGATAGTGAAGTTTTCGTTGGTGTTGCTCACGCTTGCTTTATTCGCCCAGAAGAATTGACAATGACTCAGGAAATTGTGGTAGATGCAAATTCTTTGACTGTTGCTCTTGCTCGTAAGCCTCTAGCTGGCAAGCTTTCCGCTTATGATGTAGAAGCCAAAGCCAAAGCAACTGTTGCTTCTTCTACTACATCTGCTGGTGAAGTTCAGTTTACTGCTGGGTCCGGCGAAGAAAATGGCACTGTTACCTTCAATGCTTCTGATGCTGGAAAACAGTTCAATATTACCTATCGTTATGCTAATAACATTGCCGAAGGTCGCGCTGTAGCTGGTGACGGTGTTCCGTCCGGTATGCAGTTGGGTGAACTGAATAAAACTACGGGTTGTATCCATAGTGGTCGTGTTGCTACTGACCAGTTCGATATTGAATCTGATTGGACAGCTGCTGGCATCAATGACATTAAAGTCAACGCTGATGGTAGATTTGCTCGTGGCGGAACTGGTGCTCCCGTAACTAATGCAAGAGTACTTGCTGCTCCTGGCATTATGGGTCCTTACCTCATTCTGCAACTGTTATAATCTAAGGAGAACATAAATGAGTATTGAAAATATTAAAATGCGCGGTTCTCACGAGGTTATTGCTGATACAAGAACCAAGGAATACAATGCACAGAGCAAAAAAGAGCTCGCTCTTAAAATTCTAGCCTCTATGGGTGTTAGAAAAGAACGTGCTCCTGAAGACCTGGAAGCTATTCGTAACGAAGTAGTTGCTGCTTATAACGACAAAACTTCTGGCAAATTCAAAGCTCTTGGCGCTGCTATTGCTAACCAGCTTTCTGATGTTGCAGCTCGTCAGGGTTTTGCCCGTAAGTTGCTAAAGAAAGTTGAAACTGTACAGGGTGCTGATATTCGTGTTGATGTTAAGTATCCGAACAGTGTTGCAACTGTAGCTATTTCGCCGTCTCAGGTTGAAACAAGAATCCTTCGTGATAAACACATTTACCCAGTACCGGTTGATATTGCTGAGAATATTATGATTCATAAGCAGGAAATCGATCGTACAACTGGTGACATCCTGTCTGAAAAATTGTTGGAAGGTCAGCAGGCAATTCAGGTTGCTGAAGACCGTTTATGGAAAGCTGCTGCCGACTCTATGGTTGGTATCCGCAATCCTCAGCAGTTGCTGACAGGTGGTTTGACACCGACTTCTTTAGGTCTGATGTACAATGAAATCGTTAATAACGGTATTCCGGCTTCTACCTTTGTAGCTGCTTCTGACGTTATTTCCGACTTCTTCGGACCAGCTTTCTCTAACTGGTTTGACCCGGTTAGCCAGTACGAAATTGTTTCTACTGGTATGGTAGGTTCTCTGTTAGGTCTGTCTATTATTACAGACGCTTTCCGTGAACAGACATTGAAAGTCTTGAACGCTGGTGAAGTTTATGTAATTTCTTCTCCGGAATATCACGGTGGTTTTGCAGACCGTGGACCGGTTGAGTCTACTGAACTTGATGGTGCTTATCAGGGAACTAACACACGTGGTTGGTTTATGGCTGAAACAGTTGCCCTGGTTGTTCACAATCCGCGTTCTGTCGTTAAAGGAAAACGCGCTTAATTCAACCCAATATTATAAGAAAGGAATAATGCAATGTTAAATAAATATAATATTTGCGCCGAACTTATGGTATTGGCTAACCTTTGCTATAACCAAGGTCGCAAAAAGGACGCTGTTAAACTCTTTGTTAAAGCTATGGACGAAGAAGACAGTAATGAATTGATTCAGTCTTTGGACGATATCAATGCCGAAAACGACCCGTTTGCAGAGGAAGCTCCGGTTGAAGAAACAGAAGAAGTGCTTTCTGACAGTGAAATTGATGAAATTCTGGAAGATGTAAGCGATGATGCTGAAGAGGAAGCTCCGGTTGAAGAGCCGGCAGCTGATGAAGAAGCTCCAGCTGAAGAACTTCCGGAAGATGTAGAAGACATCGTTGCTAAAGTTATGGCTCGTAAAATGGCCTTGGCTAACAAAGCAAGTCTGAATGGTTCTACCGCTGCTAGAAAAGCCGCACTGTCTTCTTTGAAGCGTAAGTAAGCCTTTACCTAACGGTAAATTTCAAAATAAGGGGTAGGTATTTCCTACTCCTTATTTTTTTTTGAATGTAGCACACTATTTTTATTATATAAGTTCATTTAAGGAGATATATCGTGCCAGATATTAATAGTATATTTTATATTAAGTCTTCTGAATCCCCTATATTTAGAGAAAGCTATGAATCCCTTAAAGCTATAATTAAACGTATATGGGGAGAGGATATTGGAGTTTATGGCACAGTTCAAGAGTCAGATATAAGTAGGGAACAAGGTAGGGTAGAAGGTTCAATGACTTTTAAGCCTTATTTCGTCTTAAGACCAAATAGTTGCGAAGATAATTTCGAAAGCTATAATACTTTTGTTCTAAAGAAATATGGGACAGAACCAAAGAAGGCCAGTAATGGATACTACTACTCAATGCACTTAAAGCCAGTGAAATTAATTTGTAGCTGTAGCTTTTATTGCCAGAGTGTTGATGATGCGCTAAAGTTTATGTCAACCTGGTCTTTCAATGCAAGGGAAATGACTTTCACCTTAGACGTAGGAGGAATAGAAGTAGATATCCACGTTACGGTAGAGAGTGCAATTAATATGCCTTCTAGGGATTTAAGTGGACCTAACCCTATGCGATTAGAAACTAATTTGACGCTACATACCTACGTAGGAAATGTCTATAAAAATCCGGAGTTATTACACCTTAATACTGAGGTTAATATTGTCAAAAATGTTTCAATTAAAGACTTCTTGGAAATTAAGGAGACTAATCCAGAAGAGGCAAAAAATTACGTAGTAAATCCTTATACTGCAAAGTAGGGGACCTACTTTATTTTGTAGTTTTTCAATATTTTTATTATATAACTGAATTGGGTAATGTATAAATGGAAACTGTTGTAATAGAAGAGAGATTATATAGGAGTAGTACTAAGATACGAAGCCTGTTAACCGATGTAAGAAAAGCCTTGGTTTCCAGTAATACAACTTCTACCTTCTATGAATTTAAGTCAGCAGAAGATGAAGTAAAAATTAAAGGTATTAATTTCTTCCATATTCATTGCGATAAACCAATAAATATTTCAATGAAGGCTAATGGGCAGTCAATTAGTATTAGTACGAATTTCTTCACAATTTCAGGGGATTTAGACCAAGTTTTAGTTACTTCTAGCTGTGATGGTAATAATTTTGAACCAGTTACAGCTTATATAACATACGCTGCTAAATAGGAGTTTTATTAAATGGCAAGAGTATTAAATTTATACGGAACACCACGTACATTGTATTCCAAAGATGGTGACTCCTGTTTGATTCCTGTAGGTGAGGGTAAAGTGCAGGATAAGTTCTGTGTTAATCTTCCGCCTAAGGTAAAACTTTTGGAAATGAAAAAAGCGCCGGTAATGAAAGAAAGAACTCCGGCAGCTGCAACTAGACCTACGCCGGCCACCTTAGAACCTGCTAAAGTAAACGTAGCAGAAGATGCGGCTGAGCCTGCTCCTAAGTCTAAAGCAAATAACGTTAAATAGGAGAAAGCTATATGAGTTTCAAATTATCTGCAGGTGTATATTTTCAGGAATATGTTAAAGGTTCTGGAATCTTTAATCCTATTTCTATGACAGTAGGTGCTGCTTGCTTTGCTAGTAAGAAAGGTCCTTTAGGTCCAACATTGATTACTGGCGGCTATGAGGAATTCGTTCAGAGATACGGTAATGGCGATATGCAGTGGAGCCAAGCTCACTTAGCATTGAAACCAGCTCTAAAAGAAATGAAAACTTTCTATGGAAACCGTGTTGTAAACGAAGCAAAATATGCTGGGTTATCCCTTTTCTATGATGAAAGTAATGGAAATTTCTTTGCTAATACTTGGAAATCTGGTTCTGATAGTGCTTATGATTTAGGTGGAAGAGAGACAGCTTTAGTTACTTTTAGTGATGAAATCCCAACAGATGGCACTGTCAAATTTGATTTAGGTTCTACCTCATTAACTCAGGCATTCAATACCACTTCAAATTATACCTTATCTTTGTTAGCTACACAAATTCAAAATGAACTGGATAGCCTTGGAGATGGCGGTGAAGCCCAGGTAATTAAGGCGTGGAATTTATCCGATAGAAAAGAAGAAATCGTTCTTAACTTTGCACGTGATTTCCAAATGGGTGATAAATTCAATGCAAAAATTAAGGGTAACCACCTAACTAAAGAAATTGCAGTTTCTGTATCCTATACTACGGATTCCGCTACTATGGTTCAAGCTATTATAGATGCTATTAATACGGAACCAAAAGTTGTTGCTAACCTACTTCCTTCCGTATATCCGTCTATTAGAATTGCTTGCGTAGATGCTGGTCCAACTAACTTAAATGTTACTTTGGAAGACACCTCAGCTGGTGATTATGGATTTGAATGGAATGTTTTGAGAGAAGGCCACGGCGTATATGATGACCGTTCTATTTTAATTACTTTCCCGAATGATGTACAGGCACCGGAACTAGGTGGTACTGTTGAATCTGCTACTAAATCCGTAACGGTAGATATTTCTGAATCCTCCAAAGTAATGGATATCTTTGCGGAGAATCCAGGCGAATGGGCATCTTCTTCTGAAGAAGGTTTAGGTATTAGAATTACTGGATTAGATTTAGGTATCCAGCAGAGAAATAGAATTACTATTTCCCAGGCTATTGAATCTAATAATGAATTTACAATGACCTTAGGATTGGGGGATAATTCTTGGGCTATTGGTCCAGTTCCTTTCAATACAAGTTCTGACCAAACCTTAAAAGATATTGCAACTGCAATTCAATCTAAGATGGACGAGGTAATCGGAACCGGTGGTTCTGCCTCTGTAGAAGAAGTTAAAGGCGGAATTGATAATGATAGAACAATTTTGGTAATTTCTCCGAAAGCTGGACAGACAATCGAATTAAATGATGCGTTGTTCAGTGGCGGTAATACCCAGCCTATTGCTACCATCAAGGAAGTAATTCCAACTACTCCATCTAGCGAAACCTTTAATTTAGAGGTTTATAGCCGTCAATCTATTTCTGTTCCAGTTGAATCCTGGTCCACCTCCTTGAAGGCTCAGCTAGATGGAAACGGTCAGCAGTTAGAAATTACAAAACGAGTAAATGAAGGCGCCTATAAATCTTATAATATCCGCGTTATTGCCTATACCACAGACTTTTCTAAGTTGAAAGCTTTAGATAGTATCGCTTGGTTAGGTGGTGGCGATGATGGTTACCTTCCAACTAATGCTCAGATTGTATCCGCTTGGGACGACTTTGCAGACCCAGAAAAGATTACAGTTCGTATTCTGATGAATGCTGGCTATGCAAACCCTGATGTTCATCAGAAAATGGCTTCCATTGCTCAGAAGAGACGTGACTGCGTAGCTTTATTGGATATGCCTTCTGATAGCCAGACAACAGAAGCTGCTATGAACTATCGTCAGTATGAAATGAATGTCAATACCTGCTATGCAGCATTATATTCACCAGATATTTTGGTATTTGATGAAGTTACAGGTAACGATGTTTATATTGGTCCTTCTGGATTTGCTGCAGCTCAGATTTGCTATACAGAACGTACTAAAGCAATCTGGTGGGCGGCAGCTGGTCTGAACCGTGGTAAGTGCGATGGCGCTAAAGGCGTTAGAGTTATCTATGGAGAAGGCGATAGAGACCTATTAGAGCCTCTACAGATTAACCCAGTTAGAGATATGAAATCCAATGGTATTGTAATCTTTGGCGAATATACAACACAGACAAATAAAGACCCATTGTCTGATTTACACGTACGTTTGCTTTGCAATAATATTGAGATTGCATTCACAGACAGCTTTGCATACAGCTTGTTTGACCCTAACGACGAATATTTACGGTCAACCTTAGCCAAGGAAGCTACAGACTTCTTAAAGCCAATTAAAGATGGAAGAGGTTTAAGAGACTACAGAGTAGTATCTGATATCAACAGAGAAAATGCTGCTGATGTAGATGCTGGTGCTGCTGATATCAATATCTACATTAAACCAGTATCTTCTACCAAATACATTAGGGTTAAGAACTATATTCTTGGTAGTGGTGTTGAATTTGATGAAGTTATTGAGAATGGCGTATAAAATACGTTTAGAATAACGAATTCTATAAAATGGGACTTAGTAGTAAGTCCCATTTATTTTTATCTTTTTCAATATTTTTATTATATACAATTTCATTTTATAGGTAAAATAATGGCAAACATTTCAATGGCAAGAGTTCAAGCAAGATTGAACAGGGTCTTAGCTGCGTCTAAAAAGGTGGAAGCAGTTAAACCTAGAAGAGGCTGGAGTGGAAGAATTAAGAATATCGATAAACTTCTAGCTTGGATGTATGATAACAATATTATGAATAAAGGGGAGAAAGCTAAAAAGGATACCCTATTTCATTCATATTATCGTTATTATAACGATGGCGATTTTCCACGTGTTCTTTCACCCTTGGGATATAGTAGATGGACTCCTGAAGAAAAGATTGAAACCGCATTAGAAGAATTGCTGGAAGCTTTCATTAAGAAAATTCTAGCAAAATATGCCGGAAAATACTCAAGAAGGGATTTCCATTATGACCAGTATATGGAACAGTTAAATTCCATACTCAGTACCATTGAGGATACAGATGGAACGGGAGCTTACCATATTAATTATTGGATGAGCCAACTATCAAATCCTGATGAAGAACTTGTCAAATTAAATAATGAGCTACAATCTCTAGATAAACAGTTTACCACAGAGGTAGTAAAATTAGAGGAAGACCCTGAAATAAAGGACTATCTAGAAAAACAACATATATATGGGTTACATTCCTATGCTAACCCTTATATTAAGGAAAAGTTAGGAAAATATTGGACGCCAAAATTAGAATCTTATTTTAAGAAAATGAGAGATATTAGCTATAAAATGAGAGATAAGTTATTGAAAGCAAAAGAAGCTGCAATTAAATTGAAAAATGAAGGAGTATTTTAATATGGAACAGTTCAAAGTTCTTTCAAGATTTTCAAGATACTTAAGTGTTGAAGCAGCTGTTTCTGACATTCCCCAGAAGTTAAAAGATGCAGCAAATAAGCACTGGTATAATGGGTTCAAAGGTTTTGTGCAGGAATTATATCGTAGTTCCCGTATGGACTTGAATAAGTTGACCCCAGAAGTTAAAGTATTTAAGAGATTATCCCAGTCAGAAATTGATAAAATTACTAAAGATGGAGGTATTTTAGCAATTGTTTTCTCTTATGAAGGCCAAGAGGGTATCATCTTATGCTCTTCCAGATATACTGATTTATATAGTAAAGGAAGAGAAGAAGAAGGTGTTGATTTAGGCAATGGATATTACAGAATCTTAGGTCGTCCTAGAAATGTTGTTGCTTTAATTAACAAACCAGGTATTGAATATACTGCTTGGGCTTTAGAGTTCCCTGATGGGGACGTGTTCAATAAGATAGAAAAAAGAGCAGAACAGAAAAAGGGTGCTATTTTCCGTACACCAGAACAACTGCAAAATTGGATGTCTGATTTCGATAAGAGTGGTTACCGTATAGATAAAAATAAATATAAGGAAATGCTCCAGAAAATCCGCGAGGAAGGCGGTATGTGGGTGAAAAAAGTAGATAAAATTATGAAGGACTTTTTAGACCTTCAGAGTAAAATTGGAGCTGCTAAGAAGATAAGGGATTTAACCTATCCGTTGAAAGATGCAATGAAAGCTATTTCCGAGGCAACTATGCTTTCTTTTGACAGTTTTTATTCCGATAAGGAAAGAGAAGCACAATTTAAGAAAGCGGAAAAACAGCTGGATTACCTTAGAGAGAGAATGGAAAAAGAAGGCATTAAAGCCTAACCTACAGGGGATTATAAAATGGTACAAAGAATACAAAGAGACGAAATTAATGCTTTACCTGACGCATTAACCACTGAAGCATTTACTTTGCTTTTTGGTTCCATTCCAGGTGAATCCGATACTCGTAGATTAACACTACAGTGTCAGTCAGTTCAAGAACCAGAAGAGACCAATGAAACTATTACTAATATGTTAGCCGGGTTTCAAAAACGTCAATCTGGTACCAATACAAACCAAGGTACCTTTACTGTTACTTTCTTAGAAACAGTCGATATGGCGGTCCTTTCCAGAATTCGTACTTGGAAACAATACGCTCGTGGTACTAATACTGGCTCTTCTATTGGCTATTCCGAACAGTATACGAGAACAGCTAACTTAACTGTATTTGATACCACTGGAGCTGTAGTAAAAGAAGTTCAGATTTATAAGTGCTTCCCTTCTAATATTGAAGCAATTACTTATGACTCTTCTAATGCTGCTGCTTCCGTAGTAGTTACAGTTACCTTTACCTATGATTATGCAATCTTTGGTGAAGCTCAGACTCTTTAATTACTAGGATTTTGAAGGGAATAGCTGGTTTATATACCACTATTCCCTTTTTACTTAATATTTATATCATTTATTCCGGTTTTTAACGGCATACAGTCGGTTTAATTATCCTTCGTATATAATTTATAAGAAAAATAAAATAACCGTTAAAATCCCTTAATTTAGTTCTTAAATTTTCTTGTCAAATTATGTGGAGAACTTGTAAATGTTTGAATCAATAGTCAGTTTGGTACCTAGAACATTATACCACATAATGACTGTTCCAGATGCGGCTGTATCTTTTAGATGGCTTGTTCAATTACCTTCCATTCCTAAGCCAATAGAGGGCCTAGGAAATATGGGAGGAAAGCAAGAAAGTGAAGAGGGTATAATTTCTAAAATTACTGGTGCAATCAATGATGGCTTAAATTGGGTTACTGATACTGTTGATAGCTTGGTAGGTACTACCCCTTTAATGATGAGAGCAGAAAGTGTGACATTACCCTTTGAAAATATTACAACTACAAATTCAAGAACGCAAGCACGACAGAGGTCTTTTGCAGATTCTATTTCTGTAGATGATGTGACAGTAACATTTTACGAAGATATTAATTTTTCCGCCCTTACTTATTTCGATAAGTGGAAACGATCGATCGTAAATGAATATGGTGTTTTTCGTTGTCCAGAGGGCAAAGATGGATATGCTAGGGATATTCCTGTACATTTATTCGATACTGTTGGACTAAAGAAAGGGGTAATAAATCTAAGAGGTTGTTTTCCACAGCAGATACAAGCATATGAATTAGGTTCCGAATCAGGAGTTATTAAAACATCTGTTACTCTGTCTGTTCAAAGGGTGGAATGGGAACCTTTTGGTTTATTCAATTCTGGTGGTGCAGCTGCATCTATTGCCACAGGTTATCAAAATTTTTCTGGAAGGTTTTAACTTAAATTTTACCACTGAAAGGAATTTATATGTCTGGTGAAGTTAAAAATAGAATTGGTGGAGTCGAATATAAATTAAATGTAGACGACGTAAAGGTAAAGCAAAATCAGGTTGGTGCCAACTTTGCAGATTTCAATTATGCTGGCAAAGAGCAGATTGAAAAAGAATTAAATGAAGTCGTAGAAAATAAATCAGTAAAGGACGAGGTAGAAACTGATTCTGGGGATACCTCGAAAGTAAATAATATCCAGAACGATAAGTATCAGTCAATTTCACTGCCTTCTGGGTTCATATTCTATGATTTTAAGGATTTAAAAGCCAGAAAGTTCGAAGTTAGAGACCTGGCTAAGATGTCTAAAGTAATGAAGACAGAGAGCCATAAATTATTTAAGGAAGTTATTCAGAACTGCATTGATAGGGATGTAGATTCTTTAACCCCTGGTGATTTTAAGTATTTATGTTACTGGCTTAGACTCAATTCTTACCCTAATAGTCCAATGTCAATTAACTGGAAATCTAAGTATGGAAACGATAACGTATCTGTTATTAATAAATCTTCCATCATTAAATTAGCTCCAGATATTAAAGAAGATGAATATCGTAAATGGGAAAACGAAGGCTTCGTAGTTCCCACTATGAAATTCTCAGCTATATTTAGTCAAGATGATTTATCCGAAGATGATGATTTCTTATATAGTAATGCTCAGTATTTCAAAGGAAATACCTGGGATGAAAAATTGAAAACTATGGAAGATTTCTTGGAAAAGAATGGTCTGGAAGCCTTAAACAAAATTACAGAATTTGATAAGTTAGTAGACCACGGGGTACAAGAGGAAGTTACCGTAACTGACTTGAAATTCCACGCACCAGATTATAAGAATACTTTGGAACAGAGAATTAAGAAATTAAAGGAAGTAATCAGTAGTCCAGTTTTAGACTATGATTCTGATGAGGCAGCTTTACTTAATTTGAATTTAGCTAGCCTTGAGGAAGAGTATTCAGAGTTGTGTAAGAAGATGGATTCAGGGGAGGAAGTACCGGCTGAACCGGAGACTATATTTCTTGAAGTGGACGCCGCTGAATTTCTTTCCCCGGTACTCTCTGCAATCCATTAATGAAAAGATTGCTTTTCTAGCTGAATTTGGTTCAGGCGTTTATTGTAGTATGGATTCAGACGCCCAAACCTTCTTAGCTGTTTCTTCCCTATTAATTAGAAAACATAATAAGGGGGAACTATGGCAACATCAATTAATTAGGGCTCTCTGCAAGATGAGGTAAGTGAGAATTGGCAGTAGATTTAACAGATAAACCTAATTTAGAGGCTCTCTTAGAACAATTTAATGAGAGTGATATAAGTCCTAGTTTGACTAGGGATAGGGTGTTGTCTTCCGTTAAAAACGCTCCTAAATCCTATACTAAAAAAGAGGCGCAGGAAGTCTTCGGAGAAGACGAATTAACCGATGAAGATATTGCTGCATTACGGGCAGAAGCAGAACAACAGTTAGCATTAAAACGAGGTTTAATTGAGGTTTCTCAATTTAATAAAACTATCGTGGAAAGAGCTAATAAAGCAAGACAGTCTAGCCCTAGAAAGGGATTGAAAACTGTTGGAAATATTGCCAAATCTAAGTCTAAATCTACAAAACAGAAGTCCGTAAAAGATATATTGGATGAGGTTTCCCCAAGAACCACAGTAAATGGTAAGGTGCAAGAACCTAAAAATAGTTCTAATTCCTTGAAGGATATCTCAGAACTTTCTTCTAATAAGGATAACCCTAAGAATCTTGCAAAATTTGAGGAAAATTTCCTATTCTCAACCCAAGGCCTATTAAATGGCGAGGTACTTCTGGATATCTTGAAGGATACCTGGGATATCTATAATAATAGGGATAGAAAGAAAGATGAGGAAGAGGAAGATAAGAAAGAAGCTGATGGTATAATGAAATCCTTATTTAAGTTAACAGGACTGTTGGCGCTATTTAACTCATTTAAGAAAAAGCTTAAAGCTGGTTTTAAGGCTCTAAAAGGTAGGTTCATAAAGCTATTCGGAAAAATGAAAGAAGGCTTTAAGAAGATATTTGTAGAACCCATTATTAAAATTTTTAAGTATGTTAAGGATTTTGTCAAAGATTTAATTAAAAAGCCCGTAGAGATAGTTAAGAACCTAGCTGGCAAAGCCGTTAACGGTACTAAGAATATGCTTGGCATAGGAAAGAAGTCTAAAGAGGCAGCAAATACCCTCAAACAAGCAGCAAAGATGTCTAAAACCCCAGCTGCTAAGAAAGCAGCAAAAGCTCTAGAGGAGAAAGCAGCAAAGCAGGTTACAAAAGAAGCAGTTAAAAGCGGAGCAAAGAAAGGATTAAAAGGGGTACTCTCTAAAATTCCAGTAGCTTCTGCATTGATAGATATTGGGTTTATGGAAGCAGAAGTTCGTTCTGATATGAAAGAAAATAATATTGGCAGGGAACAAGCATACGATAACTATATAGATAATAAGAAAAATGAAGATTGGTCCAGGTGGGATGCTATTGACCCCTTTGGTGCTGGACAGAAAGCCGCTGCCAAAGTAGGGGTCGATAAGGTAGGCGGCTGGATTGGAGATAAAATAGGAGATGCAATATCCTATTTTACTTTCGGTAATGAAAGTCCTGCAGAAAGAATGAAAAAATACGAGGCTCAAGCTAAGAAGAAATTTGGTAGTTCTAAGCCAGTACCACAAGAAATGCAAACAAAAATTCCGGATAATATTAGAAATCCAGAATTGAGGGAAAGGGAAAAGCAAATTACCTATATTGAAAAACCTAAGCAGGAGCAGAATATGACTCCAATTAAATATTTCGATAAGGATAGGGATGAAAGTCCAATGCTTGGTTTTGGTTATTTAGGGGAATACTAAATGCTACAAGATATATTAAATCAACGTAAAGAGTTATTTCAGAAAGAACGTGAGCATATAAAAAAGCGTTATATTGCTATTTCTAAGCAAATTGAAAATCTTGACCCTGCTTCTCCTATGTATACTAAATTGCTAGCTATGAAAGAGAAACTAACTGTTCAATTATATTCTAAGGATATGGAACAGGAAAATAAAATTTCAGCGTTAGAGAAGAGAATTAATGAGGTCGAATCCGAAAGAGGGTATCAATTTTCTAGCGAGGAAGAAAAGAAAAAATGGTGGGAGAGTAGATATAGTCCGGTTAAGAATATTAAAGAAGCCCTTTTAGATATTAGGGATAATTCCCCAATTTATAAACTGCTCGAAACTTCCGCCAAACTTGGTATAGGGGCTACAAAGTTATCTTTGAAGGGTGTCAGCGGGGTAGCGAAACTTGGATTAAATGCATTACTTACAAAGAAAGTAGGAGGTAGAAAGAAGTTCGGAATTACTTTCGGTGGAAGAAGAGTAGGCCGTTATAAATTCAATAATAATTTACTAAAGAAGTATAGTTCGGATTATAAGAAGCTATATGAAGATTTCTATATGTTGGGTAAAGGATTCTATAATAAGAAAATAAAGAAGAAGGGAGAAATTGGTGCCTCCGATGTAATTGCTTATATGAGTGAGCAAGGAAAAACTACAGAGGAAATTAGAGAGCAGATTGAAATATTAATGCAACAAGGAATGCAAGTTTCCCAGTCTATTCAAGATGCCTTATTCGTTAAGAACGATAATATAAAAGGTAGTCCTTTTTCCGAAGACTCTGAATTCAGCGATTATTATGACAACGTATCTAATCAAGATAATGCTATAATGCTAGATGACCTTAATAAGAAAACCCTTCAGGATACTTTATTTGATTTTTACGAATATATAGATAGAAAAAATAAGAAGGAGAAAAAGAAAGGCTCCGGAATATGGGGGGTTGCAAAATCTATATTTGGTCTTATTAAGAAATTGGGTATTGCCTTAGTGGGTATTGCTACGTTCTTGGGTCCGACTGGTATTATTGCAGTGGTAGCCTTAGCAGTAGGACTATATGCCGCTTTCTGGAATGATGCTAAAAAATGGTTCTTTGAAAAAGTTGATTCTATATTTGGCACTTCTTTTTCTTCGGATTTAGATAAAGAGGACCAATTTTCTAAAACTGGCTCTGAATATGGGGATTACGTATTAGGCGTCAATGATGTAACTTACGATAAGGGACAATCTAAAAAATTTGATGTAAGCAGTGATGCAAGTCTTGGCCAGTTGTCTGAAAAATACGAAGGGAGGGCTAGCGCAGGAACGGTCTCTTCCGGAGTTGGGGATAAGGGCGGTGTAAGTTTTGGAAAATACCAGTTTGCCTCTAAAACTGGCGGACTTGCTTCCTTTATGGATGAGTTAAAAGAGTCAAATCCAGAATATTATGAAAAGTTAACTGCGGATGGCGGAGAATTCTACAGAAATAAGAATGCCAATAGTCAGTTTCAAGAGAACTGGAAAAAACTTGCCAAGGAAGACCCAAATTTTGCCAAGGTTCAAGATGAGATAGCAAAGAAAAAATGGTTTGACCCAACGGCTAAGAAGTTTCAAGATATTACTGGGGTGGACCCAAATTCTTCTAAAGCACTGGCCAACGCAATTTGGTCTGCTGGTATACAGCACGGAGGTGTTGATAAAATATTCAAAATGTCTGGGATTGAAGAAGGACAATCCCAGGAAGAAATGATTCGTAGGTTATATGGTGCTAGAGCAGACTATGTTTCCGGACTAAATATTGGCAATAAACGAGGCATATTTAATCGTTATACTGCGGAAGAACAAGATGCCTATGCAATGCTTGACCAAGAGCGAATTGCTAAGATGGATGGGCTAGAAGCTGAGGTTGCAGTAGCTAGTAATGATGTGTCCCCGGTATCTATGGATATAATAGAAGAGGAAGAAAGAAATTACGAAGCAAGTAAAAAGAAAGACCAATCTAGCCAACCTAAAGATGGCAGGGGACATACAACGGATAAGGTTCCAGCTCCAATACAGCTGGCTTCCCATTTAGGTGGCGGTGGACTTGACTTGCTTAATACAGGAGTAAGAATATAATGGCTCAATCAACTTTAACTGCTGAAGGTAGATACCTTAACCCCGCATATAGAATTGAATTATATGCGTCAGACGAAGGACCTAGAGGTGAAAGAATGACAATCTCCGCATTTATGCCGGAAGCTTTTGCGGTAAATCTTACTTCAACCTGGGATTCTATTATTAAGAATTATCTTCCTAGTGGTGCTGGTTCTGCTCTAGAATCAACTTTGCAAGCGGCTCAAGCCGTTACTGGATTTAGAACGGTTCTTGACAATGTATCTACCCTTGCAGCGTGGACTGGAAATAGTCCTTTAGAATTTGATGTTCCTTTCAGATTTGATGCTATTACAGATGCCTACACTGATGTATTTATGCAGTGCTATAATTTGATGCTGTTGGCAAGTCCAACCCTTAAAGGGGGTATTTTAACACCCCCTTCTGGTGGTTTAGATTGGAGAACCTTAAAAGCTCAATACCAAGAAAATGTTAGTGCTTATAATAAGGGCAATAATACAGATTACCGACCTATGTCTTTGAAATTGGGTAATTTTGCATATATTACAGGGGTTGTTTTAACTGGTGTTAATATATCGTTTATTTCTAAGTTTGATAAAGATGGGTATCCAATGGCAGCGGACGCACAGATTTCTCTTAGAACTACTATGTCCCCAACTAAGGAAGATATAATGAACTGGTTTTTAACTAAATCAGCCTTTTACGACCCATTATCTGGAAGAATAGCTAGTATAAAAGAAGCACCAGAAATGTTCGGAAAGCTTGGAAGAACGGTTAAGAAAGCAATATTTGGAGATTAGAGATGGCAACGTTTACTAAACAAAACTTAAACCTTTCTAACTATATGGATGTTGTCGAATATAAGGAAGGTAGAGGCAAATTAACTGAAACTAAACAGATGCTAAATTTTTTCGATAATAGTCTTTCTTTCTTAGAAGATACCTATACATCTTTAGTTTATGATGTGGAGAATCCCCAGCATCTTCCTAACCTATCAGTGAATAATTATAGAACTTCCTCTCTTTGGTGGGTAATTGCAAGGTTCAATGGTTTAATTTTTCCACACTCCGAAATTTCTAGGGGTAAGCAGCTATACCTTCCAGATTTGCAGGAACTTTCTAGAGCACTTAATAAGACAACTAATAAAACCTCTACTGGGTCTTCCCATAAGAAGGTGGTATTATAAGGATTAAGATATGTCCTTTTATATAGATGAAAATTTATTTTTTGACTTCTACCTTAATAATATCAGGCTACCTTTGACGTTTAATAATATTACGTCGATGCTTATTACTTCTAATATTTATGATTTGCTTCCGCAGATACGTTTGGATATAAATGATAATTTAGGCTTGCTTGATAAAGGTATGCTAACTGATGGTACCACCTTGTCTGTTGCTATTGGTTCTGATTCTGAGAAGGCATTAGAAAATATTATGGAATTTGTTCTAATTGGTGTTCCAGAGCAAAATACTAAAACTAATTCTAATTCGTTTTTAATTTATGGGGTTCTTAATAATCCTAAGTTTTTAAGATGCATAGAACCTTTTGCATTTACTGGAACCTCCTCTAATGCGCTAAGTAGCATTGCACTAAAGTGCGGGTTGAAATTTGATGGAGAAGTTACTGCAGATGAAATGACGTGGATTAATGGTACCCGTAACTATGGGCAGTTTTCTCAATTTATTAGGGACCACGGATGGTCTGGAACTAGTTCTTTTATGATGTCCGCAGTTAACTTGCATAGAACTTTACTGTATAGGGATATCAATTCCTTGAGACCTAAATATATAATTACCAATTCTTCCAATGCAGATAATGAAAAGTCTTTTAGAGCAGATGAAATGGCTTTTCAGAATAAAGCTGGTATTTATAACTATAGTTACGGTTATAAGACTTCTGCAGTACAATTTAACTTAAATAGTGCTGAAGATAAATACTTTTCTGAAATTTCCTATGTAAAGGATAATAGTGCAGTACTAAATATGAATTCTGATGTTTACAATGATTTGGGAATTATAAGAAATGATTTATACCCAATTAATTTAGGTAATGTCCATACTAATTATGAGCAAGCCTTTTATCAGAATCAAAGATATAAAGCCTTAAATTCAATAAAAGGTGAGGCAATTTTCAGCAAATCCACTCCAATAGATATACTCGATAAGGTTCAGCTAGCTAGAACTGATGCCGCTTCTAAGTCAATAGATACTGAAAAGGCTTCCAGTTGGGTTGTAGAAGCAAAAACTCTTGCTATAAGCCAGCAAAGATACTTTGAGAAGTTAACCTTATCGTCCACTGGTCTTGAAGCTGACTTGTTCAATAATTTAATATAAAGGAAGGGTAGTTAAATGCTAAATAATGCTACTGATTATAAACCGCAAGTACTGCAGGGGAAGATTGCAAAAGGGACTGTGGTTATCAATAATGACCCTTTACTGCTCGGGAGAATTAAGGTAAGAATAGGCGTTCTGCACCCTGTGGATTTAGAAGATGAGAATATTCCTTGGGTTATGACTAAGAATTTCTTATCTTCCTCAAATAACCAAGGTAACGTTAGTATTCCGGATATTGGTACAGAGTGCTGGGTCTTTTTCCCTAATGATGATGTAACCTCTGGCATATTTTTGGGTGCACTTCCAAATATAAAATTAGAATTGACTGAGGATTACCCATTTTCTTACGGTTTTATAGATAGGTCCGGGTCTTTATTCATAGCTAATACTCAGAAGGACAGCTATACCTTCTATCACGTATCTGGCACCTTCTTTACTATAGATGGTGCGGGACACGTAGAATTTGATACTGCTTCTAATCCTGTAGGTCCAAATGCTACTGAAGAAAAGCCTAAGGGCTTAACAATGAATATAAATGGGGATTGGACGGTAAACGTACTAAATAAAATAAAATTTACTTGCGACAGTTTTGATATTGTATGTCAAAAGCAGTTTAATGTCAAAGCAATGAATTTTATTCTTAGTATTATTAATAGCTTTACTGCAACCGTCAACACTGCTATTAATTTTATAACTGCTAGATTTTCTTCAACAGCTACGGTATCTTCCGCCATACAGTCAACTGGTTCAATGCAAGTACTAGGTAGTAATACTACTGTTGGAGGTAGCTCTTCCCTGCTATGCTCATCGAATGGTAGCTCAACTTTTTCTGGTGCTACAACAACTTTATGTGGTGGTTCCACCTCTATTAATAATCCTCCGTCAGCTGGTAACCCTGCAGGGTGGGGAGGAGCTGGGGCAGTACCAGTACCAGCTCCAAAAGCGGACAGCCCTAACGCAAAGAATGAAAATCCAGTGCAAGTTTTAGATTTAATACCAGCACCTAGACAAAGACAAGCTGGTGGCGAGGAACAACAGAATGGTTAAGATTTTAACGGATATAAATTCAGATTATAAAGAGCAATTAAATTCTTCTGAATTGGTTACAGGAACTGACGCCTTAAATAATATGCTTCTAAATCTATTTACTACCTCTTCCCAGTTAGGTAGCTTTCTAGGAGATAGAATATTTGAACCTACTTTTGGTTGCGATTTAGAGCGTTATTTATTTGAACCAGTTGACGATACTACAGCTCAAGATATTAAGAATACCATATATGATTCAGTTTCTAATTTCTTACCAGAAATTTATATGCCTAGAAGTGCAATTTTCGTAATTACTGATTACGATAATGATGCTTACGATGTAACTCTTATGTATTCTTACCAAGGTGACCCTAGGGAACTACGGTTCACCTTAAAGCGTCGAATTTCTGCACAGTAAGGAAATTTCTATAAAATCACTATTTTTATTATATAACTTGAGGTAATTCAATGGCAGATAATCTTCAGCTTTCAACGGTACAACCAGATTTTGAACAAATTAGTAACCAGCTATCCGCATACTTAGCTGATAAAGCGTCGTGGCTATCCTTATCAAAATCCAGTACAGGTACTCTTTTAATAGAAGCAATGGCGGCCATTGGAGCTTATGACCAGTATACTATGATGGCAGCAGTTAGAGAAACTAATTTAGATACTGCTCACCTTCCGGAAAGTATTTATACTAACTGTAGGTTTTTAGGAGTTAGAATTTCAAGAAAAACTCCTGCTCAGGTTACTGCAATATTGCAAAATAATGATTTGAACCAAGGGTTTATAGAGATTCCTAAGTTCACCCAATTTGATATCGAAGGCACCAAATACTTTAATAGGGAGCCTATTATATTCAATTCCTCTGATTATATTCAAAATGTAACTCTATATCAAGGAGAAGTCAAATCCGCGCAGTTTACTTCTTCTGGTTCCGCTTATCAGGTATATAAATTAGAGGAAAAAGAAAAATGGGTAATTTCTGACCAAGACATTATATGCTATAGTGAAGGTCAAGAATACGAACGTTCAGAAGACCCAATTTATTTATTTGTAACCTCTGATAGAAAATTCTATGAAAATTCTTTGCCGGATGGTAATGTCGAAGTAAAATTCGGAAATGGAATTTATGGTATGTTTCCTGTAGCTGGCGAAGTGATTACTTTCAAATATGCTGTTACTGTTGGAAGTGAAGGCAATAATACGAGAAGCGAGTTATCGGTTAAATCTAATGATTACCCGTCCATTACTGGAGAAACTACCTCTAATGCCTTCAATGGCGGGGATGAACCAACAATCCTTTATTATAAAGAATTAGGGGCGGCAGCTGGTGCTTCTAATGGTAGAGGCATTGTTCGAGACGACTTCAAATCCTTAGTTGCAAAATATCCTGGTGTTATAGACTGTAATGTTTACGGCCAAGCTGAAATTGCTCCACTAGACAAGGACTGGATGAATGCCGTAGGGTTAATGCTATTGGTAGACGATACCTTTACTGACCAGACTTTTAAGCAATTGATTTCATATCTTAAATCTAAATCAATTTTTGGGTTGCAGTTCGTAAGATTTAATCCTGAACCTGTAAATGTAGATATAAATTTAACCTTGTATATGCTTCCAAAATCAGATTTAACAATAAGCCAGCAGAAGGCAGTAAATGCTTTGAAAGAACATACTAAATTAAGATTGGGAAGTTTAGGAAGAAGCCTCTATGCCTCCGACATAGAAGACGTAATATTTTCTGTATTGCCTAATGATATAGACTATATAGAACGTGTAAGTCCTCAAATTGATTTCATAATTAATAAGAACCAGTATATAAATATTTCTAACTTAACCGTAAATGTTAAGTATTCAGATAGGGATTCTCAGTCTTGGGTAAATCCGCTATCCCCGTATTCTAAATAGAAAAGAAGATTAAATGACCGAAGAAGAATTAAAACAGCAGCCCTATTACCAGAACTGGTCCGAAATTTTGATTCCTAGACTTAGGGAAAATGAAGCCTGGGCTGATTTATTCCGCGCTACTTCCAAGGTATTTGCAGAAAATATTTATGCATTCGTAGAGGACTTACGTTTAATAAGGGACCCCTTAAGACAGTCCAAAGATATAAATATCCAGCAAGCAGAATTTTTAGGTTTTTCTTATAAGTCAGACATATTTAGCAAAGAAGAATATGCTAATCTGGTAACCTTCCTTAATATGTTTAATAAATCTGCCAAAGGTATCAAAGATTTTATTTCATTTATTGGTTGGATTAAGAATGCTAAATTCCAGGCTTTTCAATTATGGGCTAATGGTAAGAAAAATTATTCTGACAATCCTAATACCAAAGACCCCTTTATGAGGGAATCCCCTTATATTTTGAATAATTCAAAAATACACGGAACTGGTACTAAAGAATGGTACCCTACTTCTCACGTAGATTTGGAATACGACGCACGCTTATATGATATTGATGAAACAGATATATGGTACTTATTCTATAAATGCGCCCCGATTGAATTAGTTCTAAGAAGTATTTCTGCGGTATTTACCGCAGACCCGTTTGAATTATTCATTGGTACTGCTGTTAATGATTACTATAGGGTTAAAAACGTAGCACCTTGCATTTATGAATATAAATATCCTCTATATTTATCGGTAGCTTATGCTTACAATACCCTTAAATATTGTGGTACCTTCAAAGGGTATGGTTATATGCAGGGAACTATCCCCTCTTGTACCCCTTTGATAAATTTTGACAAGCAGTATCGTTCTAGTGAACTAGCACCAATGACTTTTTCAAGGGCAACTATTGCCACTAATTATGAGCCATATTACACGCTACCAACAGAGGTTCCTTTGAACTACCCAAGAATGTGTTATATGTCGGAATTCTCCGAGCATCACGGGGAAGGCTTAGGACTTCTATTAGAGCCCGAAAGAACTAATATGCTCACGTATTCTAACAAGGTTAGTACTAGAAGATTAGAACTTTTATCTGGAACATATACCCTTTCTACTTTTGGAACACTGATACAGATAAGAAATGAAACCCTTAATAAGACTATCGGCACGGTTTCCCCTGGTGAATCCTTAACTTTCACTTTAGAGGATAATAATGTAATTATTTTAACCCCATTAAATGGTGTTAGAGATTGGCACTGGTTCCAGTTAGAAGAAGGCGCAAGCCGCTCTTCCTATATTCCAACAGGTTCAATGCCGGTAACTAGAGCTTCGGATATTGCCACTTACCAAAATATAATGCTACCTCGTAAGGAATGCACTATAATTATGGAAGTATCTGAAGATAAAATTGAAAACAGCTGTGTATTACTTCGTGGTTATTCTTCTAACAATAATTATTTCGAGGTATTGAAGATGGAAAATAATACAGTATTTCAAGTTTATAAAAAAGGTTTAAGGGTTAACAGCTATGAATGCCCATTTACTTCTAAATTTGCACTAGCAATTAAAACTAGTAAGTTAAAATTTAATGATTTTTCAATGTCTTTTGACAAGGATGACGCCCCAGTTCCAAGAAATTGTACTATTGGTCAGTTAAATGGGTTTAACTCAATTAATGGATATATAAGAAGATTTGTCCTTTACCCCGTATATTTTGATAAATTTGGGATATGGGTGACTGGATGAATTTATAACAAAATTCAATATTTTTATTATATATGAACGGGTGAATCGCACCTATGAAATAATATGAAGGAATAGTAAATGCTAACTACAATTACAGATTTAGGAATAGCTGCCGCATTACAGGCCGGATTAGGCGGACCGGAAATTAGGGTGAATAAAGTGAAAATTGGTTCAGCCATTATTCAGCCAAATTCTTCGATGACAGATGTTGTTGACCCGGTTTGGGAAGGTAACGTTGATTATATTAGATATCAGGTTCAAGACCAGAGAACATTTACTTTTGTCGTTTCTTTGGACGAGGAAATTGGGGATTTCGATATTGGAAATATTGGTTTATTCCTAGATGATGGTACTATGTTCAGTATTACTACTATGGTAGGAAAAGAGAGAAAAATTGCCAATAATCCACCACAAGTTGGTAATAGAATTACCCTTGCAGTGCCTATTGTTCTAACTGGTATTTCAGGTCTAATTGACCTAACTATTATGGTGCCAGATGAAAATTCTATTCCTTTCCTTCAAACAGAAGCAGGTCTACCTCCTGCAAATACTGCGCCATTTTCTGTATATGAAATTATTTACCACACAGAATTAAAATCCAGATGCTTAGCTCTAAGAGGTCCAGATGGCTGGCAATTTGTTACCGCTGGTTCTGCTGACCAAGCAGGCTCTTTTGACCCGGAAATGTTTGCGACAGACGTAAAGGCAGGGGAACTAGTCTATTATAATCCTAGTACGAACTTATTTGAAAAAGCAAACGGTTTAGATAACAGTAGGGGCTATCTTGGTATTAAAACATCAAATTATAACGTGGTCAGTTCTGGAATTTACGTAAATGACGATTGGGACCTTACTCCAGGTGTTAACTACTACGCAGATGGCGCCCCATATGAAGGAAAATTGACTTCTGTTGCTAATGGCTGGTATGTCGGTATGGCAACTGCTAAAAATACTTTGATGTTAGGCCGTATTAATGAAACCACCTTAAATAAAACGGATTCGATAAATACAACCCACCCCTCAAAGGATAGGTACCCTTCAGAATGGGCTATTGTCAACTCCTTGAATGGCTTGTTTGCTAAAGTAGATATGTCTAATGTGGGAGATGCTACCTTCAAAGGAAAAATTACTTTCAACCAGGTTATTCAAGGTACCGCATATAGAGCACTCTGGGGCGATATTTGCGAATTCAATAGCGCAGATAAATACTACGAAGCAGGAACCCTATTGCAGTTCGGTGGCAATAACGAATTTACCATTGCTAAGGATAAAGTGAATGCGGTAGTTACTAACGTTGATACTGCAGGATTTATTCTTAACAATGCAGAAAATCTAGAAAATCCAACACCTATTGCTTTAATGGGAAGGGTTCTAGTAAAGGTGGAAGGAGAAGTAAAGAAGTTTGACCGCCTGTATTTGAGCAAAGAAACTGAAGGTAAGGCTTCTAATATTCCTAATGGGGAAGCAATCGGTACTGCTATTGCTGATTCTAAAGACGGAAAGGTACTGGCAAATATTAGAGCATTATTCTAATAGAGTAGTTAAGTTCCTTTAATGAAACTGTAAACTATTTCTTAAATAAGAATAATTGATAAGGGATAATTTAAGGTATGCATTTAATCATTAAAGGGACTTTACAGTGCAATTTTGCTTGTTCCTTCTGCAGTGCAGGATATCTTAAATCCGGATTTACTTCCGAATTATCCCCTAAAATTAAAGAAGTAATTAATAAATTAAATCCGGATTCTATTGGAATTTCAGGGGGAGACCCTTTAATGGCTTCCCCTAAATTTTTCGAGGAATTACTTTCTATTACTTCTTGTCCTATTGGCATAGTTTCAAATCTCAAAGGTTTTTATCTCAGCCCTAACAAATGGAAAGAAATTCTAAGCAATGAAAGAATTAAAGTAGCTACATCTTTCCAGTATGGAAATGAAAGAAAGTGGGATAAAAATACAGTTTATACTGAGGAATTATTTCGTGCGGTTGTGGGAAAATTTAAGGAATACTTCGGTTATGTACCACCTTTTATTTCTGTAATAAGTGAGAAAAATGCGGATAGGGCATTAGACCATTTATATCTAGCTAAGGACTTAGAAACAACGTGCAGACTAAATGGTATGAACTGCTCGGGTATTTCTAATAACTATTTCCCCAGGTATAAAATGGTGGATGTATGGAATCAAGTATTTGAAAATAACCTACAGAAATATTTAATGCCGGTTTCCCCCTTCTTTAGAGGTAATTGCGAATTTAATACTAACTTATTATGCCATTCTACAATTAGAACTTGTTGGGTTGATTTAAGTGGCAGACTGGTTTATGGGTACTGTGAGGATTTAACAGGACAAGGGGAAGAACTTCCATTTCCAGAAGAAAGACCCTTACCCGTAAAAGAAAAACCTTCGAGTTATATTAATAGTAGGTGTCAGTACTGTGAGTTGTGCAATTTTTGCAATGCCTGCGAATTAAATAGAAAGCAAGCTATAAACTGTAATAATTATTGCGAAGAAATGCTAAAGAGAAAAGACGTTATTATAAGAAGAGGTTGGGTTATATGATTCAGCAGTTATATGTAATTCCTAGCTTTGATTGTAACCTTAAATGTCCCCACTGCTTTCTAAGATTACGGAAAGAGGATTTTAACGAGGTTAATTTCTTTAATTCTTTGCATAATACTAGCGCTTATTATAGAATCCTATTTGGTGGAGAATGTACCTTACATTTTGATAGGTTCAAGAAATGCCTGGAAACG